GATTAATGGCAATACTGGTACGACAAGCAATACAAGAAATAGATTAAGACTTGGACCTGAACCTGATGGAAAGTTTAATGTTAGGGTTAATGCGGATTCAACAACAGAATACAGAATTTATACTGCTGCGAATCCTGTTGATTATTCTGAATGGCATTTGTATGTGGTTGTTATAGATTTTTCTTCGTGGGCAAATACTGAATTGTACATTGATGGAACACATATATCTGTTACAACTAGTGGCTCTGGAAGTTTTGATTTCGATACTACAGATGCTATGATCAGAATTGGACAAACATATATTGGCGATGTTGACGCCGATTTCTACATCAAGAACCTAGAAATAATTCCCGGTGAATACATCACGCCATGAAGGTGAGTTGATGACACGATCAATATTGGGTTTCCTTGTTTTGTTTTTTTCGATGTCCGCATTTGCGGACGGTCCCTATGGATCGGCTGATTATTCAAGGCGAGATTGTTACACCCACGACAAGCTCAAAGCGTGTTGGGAGATCGATCCTGGAACAACGGGAGATCACTTTCAAGGAACTGGTTCTTTCGAGGGTTGGACGGGTGGCGTTCCTGATGGTTGGGTTGACGGGTCGATAGGGACTGGCGCTATCGCGCAAGAAACGACACAGATATATGACGGTTCGAGTTCGTTGAATGTAGTGGGCGGTGGTCTTATAAATTATTCCGTTGTCCATTACACTATGGACCTTGAAGCGGGCAAGACATACCAGATCTCTTTTTGGTCTTTGGGTGACGGTGCGGACACGGTTGATGTCAGTGTCTCGAACGCAGGCAACACCGAATTCTACAATTTCACGACTGATGCGTGGGGCGCTGCTTTCACTTATTCGTCAACCACGACCTCGACAAGTTGGGCCAAAGGCACGGCCAATATTATCGTTGGTCCTGCTGACAAAAGCAGTTACAAAGTGTCTATCGGTTGCATCGACGGCGATGTGATCATTGACGGTGTGGAGATCGCGGAGTTGAAGTCAAAGATCACATCGAAACCCGGCAACTACGAATTGACCGTTGCTAACGGGTTGGATCATCCTGCATATGGCAACAAAGATACTTTGTACAAATCACAGAATTCAACTGGACCGACACAAAATAGGGGCGCATATTTTGACGGGTCGAACGATTATCTTTACAGAGCCAACGACGGTACGTTCAATCCGAATGGTGATTTTAGTGTTGCTTGCTCTGTGATCCCCCATAGCGTTACTAGCAGTGATTCTATAATCTCGAAACACGACACTGCGGGCAATGAACGTGCCTGGGATCTGCAAAACAACGGTGGCGCGTTGCTTGTTTATGTTTCTTCTGATGGCACGGCAACGGATGCTTTCGCTGTGAACAATTCGTTGGTTAATGGCAATAGAAGCGATCTAGTTTTTTCGTATCACCAAGCAAGCACGTCATATGCTTATGTTGATTTTTTGTCGAACAACAAATCATTGTCTGAATTGGAGATCAATGATTCTACATCTTCGGTGAACGTGGCTTCAAGGTATGGTGGAAATGCGGCTGCGAATGTAACGGTTGAAAAGTGTTGCTATTGGGATAAGGCATTGTCAGGTACAGAAGCGGTGAAGTTTATCAGTCCATACTATCCGGGCGTTCGTTATCATGGATTGGATGGTACATATTCAACAGATTGCACGAACACGACCAGTCACGCCACTTGCAGCACAGACAGATGTCGTGATGGCACAGCAGGAAAATGCGAAGCTGAATGGAATTCATATGCTTCTTTCGAACAATACAGCGGGCTGATAGAAAACAATTCTTTTGAGACGTACACGGGAGATCCGAGTGTAGCTAATTTTACGAATTGGACCGAGACGGAATATGCTGGCGATGGAACTGCGAGTATAACAGCCTATCTTGCCGAAAGTGTTCATGGCGATGCGAGCGCAAGGTGCATTAAAACTGGTTCTACGTCATATTGCTCATGGCACTCTGATTGTCAAACGGTGGGTGTGGGATCAGACATGTATGGTTACATCAAAGCCAAAGGCACTGCTACTTTGACGGATCTGTATATCGCGCAATATTCTGGCGTGGCTTGCACTGGTTATCTATCAGCTTTGACTTTTAAAGCCAATCAACCGTTGACGGATGTTTGGACTTGGTATGGTGGATCTGTTGCCGCTGCATCTTGGGATGGCTCAACACAGAGTTATTATGTTTTTTTCCGCGATAGAAGCGCGCAAGCATCAGAGTCTTTTTTTGATCTGGTTGACGTGAAGGTGGCAAGTTACAGGACACCTCCGGTTCACGTTCCCGCAAGCGGTGGAGCGGTCACGTACACAGACAGATCTTTAGAAGTACATAACCCGCTTGCCGACTACGTGCAAGAAGAAGACGGGTATGCGTGGGAGAATGGATTCTGTTGGTCTGCATGGGTGTACAACGATTGGTCCGCAACCGATAGTTCTAGACATCATTTTGTTAGAACCTCCGCAACGGCTGGCGCAAACAATATTTGGTGGGTTAGAAGAGAAAATAGCAATAGATTAGAAGTGTATATTTATGATTCAGCGGGTGATTATAAAGCAAAATATTTGGCCACTACGGCTATAAACTGGACTGCTGGGGATTGGAAGTTTGTTGAAATATGCACAGATAACACTGGGATTGTGGCAGGACATCATTACAATGTGAATAATTCTACTTGGTATGATTGGAATAGTTCCACAGGATCAGGGACAGGTATACAGGATGGCGCTGGTGACTTGTATATAGGCTCTGATCCTGGTAACAGTGATCATTTCGATGGCTACATAGCCAACTGGGCAATCGTGCCCTACAACGCCGTTTGGCCTAAGCACGGGTTCAACGATGGAAGGCCGCCGAAAGATCCTTATTGATGAAAAAATTAGATATACATTCTTTGGGTAATAGAGAGATCAAAAAGTTAAAGAATTTGCAGACAATAATTAAATATGAAGACCCATTCAATTATACCATTCTTGTATGCGGTGACGGCATAGAGCCTCCTGGAGAATAACCTGTGCATATACAAGGAAAGTTAATTATCAAGGAGCAAGATTGATGGATTATCGGGATCTAGCTAAGGGTATGCGGTTTAGCAATCCTGAGTCAACCGTATCATTGAGAAATCCTAATAATTGGAAGTGGAATGTCCCAGAAGTAATCATAACTAATGTTAGACGGGATCCTGAGAATCCAGAATTATCTATGATTTACTATCAGGATAACGGTGGCAATAAGTACAAAACTGATGCATTAAACTTTACAGAAACTTACGGAGGCTTTGTTATGGAAAGTATGCGTATCTATAGAAATGCGGCTAAAGTAGACTTTAGTGTAGGTGATCTAGCGGAGTTATTAGAGCACGAAGGTAATGAGGATATGGCCCCCGAGTTGTACCAAGCATTAAAAGAAGCTGGTTCTAAAGAAATAAATGATGTATTGTTGGCTATCAATGATGCTGGTGGTTTTCATGGGATAGAAGGCATTAGGGATCCAACTAAATATGATGCTTATTATGGTGAGACTGTTGCTATGTATACTAATTCTGGTGATATGTATTCTACGTGTGTTCTTTATGATATAGAGGATGGGACGGTTATGATTACAACTAAGGGTGATTGGTATGAAGCGTATGAGTCTGCTAGGATTAATGAGATTATAGAAGAATATGAGTCTGCTAGGATTAATGAGATTATAGAAGAATTTGTTTGGTATCATGTAGACAACCCATCTGATGCTATAGTACAGGAGGTGTATGACTATCTTTTGGAAAATGCAGAAAATGCAAATGAGATTTTAACTTTAGAGGATTTTTCAGAGGATGAAGTTGCAGATGCATTGAAAAGTTTAGGGTATACCGAGGAAGAAGAATTTTGAAAAAGCTATCGCAACAAATAGACCAATCCTTTATTGATGATCTTCAAAAGTCAATGAAGGATCTTGGGATCGCGGATACAGAGATAGAAAAGGTTAAACAGACTCTACAACAGGCCGTAGAAAGCCAAGCGCCCGGCGAACCCGATGAGCCAGAGGAAGCCTTTCCTGCAGAAAACAGAGAGCTAAATACGACCCAACAAACCTTACAACCAGGAAAATCTTTAGCATCCCTCGCTTTTGTTGTTCGTTATTTAAAGACGGCATACGATGCTAAAGAGATCGGTGAGAGGATTGGGATTAACTGGGACGAAGTAGAATTTACCCCGGATGATCTAAAGAAAGGGATCGAGGTAGAGAAGGAACACGGACCTAAAGACGAAGAAACAGACGTAACGGGAGGGGACCTGGAAACTACGGCTAAGATTGCATGGGCGCACCTAAAAGAATCTTCAGACTACTATAACCTACTAGAAGATATGGAAAAATCCTTCGATTAATTTTTCTCTTGCATCCTGAAGATTAATCATTTATAGACCCTCTAATACGGAGGGATTAAGATGGTATACCCGAGCGATTGGCCTAAGATAGCTTATGAATTTAAGCAACAGGGCAAAACTAGAAAACAGATAATAAAACACCTTATAAAGAACAATCCTGAATTTAAAGATCTTACAGAAAAGGTTGTGAGTGGTTTAATCTATCGCTACAAAAGGGATCTGGGAAAACCAAAAAAAGACAGATCAGAGGTATGTGAAAAGATTCAGGCATACAGTGCCATGAATGTTCGTTTTACTGATGTTAGAGATTAGATCAAAGAGGATTTTCCGGATACCAATATTCCAGAAGCCACCTTGAGATATTGGTATTATAAGGATAGGAAGGAATCTGGTCCTAAGAAAAATGGTCATAAGAATAGTGCTATTGATGTTACTATATCTTTTGAAGGTACTACTTTTAAAGTAGGACTTACAAAGACCCAAATACTAAATATTATAAAACAAGTGGTCGGTATGTAATGGCGAAAAATAGATTGAAGATAAAAGGCCAGGTTGATTATGTAGACCTGCGGTTTATTACGGCTCAGGGAAATTTCTTAAATAAAATTATTAAAGACTATTCGCTGAAAAACTTAGAAGCGATATGCTTTACTAATAAAAGATTTACTAGGTTTCGCTTGGTAGTTAATCTAGATGGTTTACCTTTTTTGGAGATTCCTCCTATTGACGAAAAAGGTAAGCATAGTTTATATTTGAAAGTATCAGAGTATTTAGCTCAAAGAGCCAATCTTAACAATACAAAGCTTGAATTAGTTAATCTTGCTGCTGTAGCACAGAGAAGAATCGACCGTACAAAAAAGCGTAAAAACAATAGTTAACTTGCCCTCCCTATTTCCTCTTATACTTAGATCATGAAAGAACAAGTTAGGATGGTTGTCTGCTCTATATGCAAGACTATCCAGAAACTAGGTTCCATATGCGGCATATGTGGTAATCGGGTATTGCCATATAAGAAAACAGTAGAAGAGGAGAATAAAAATGGAAATTGGAGGAATAATAGCGACACTTAGACAGCTATTTCAAGACTTCCAAGCCGGTTGGTACATTGGAGTAGCTACTGTGCTTTATCTTTTGATTCAAATCTTAAGAGGAAAAGCGGGATTTAATATTCCATTAGTTACCAAGTTTTTTGATAAACTCCCAAACAAAAATATAAAGACCTGGGTACTATTATTTTTGTTTGGTGTTGCTGGGGGACTAGTAACTTTAGGATCACAAAACCCTTCATTTTTAGGTTTTATGGATGGTGCTTTGGGTGGGATTACCGTAGGATTAACTACTATAGGTACGCGCCATGCGATTAAGGTTACGACAGAATCAAATTCTGTACAAAAGTTAAAGAGTCAGGTTAAAGCTGTAGTAAATAAAGGGTAACTTGTATTAATCTCTTAAGAGAGAGAGTCATGTATAGATATTCCCAAAAAAGCACTGCTTTGAAAGAGATCGAAGACAATCTCGATACCAAGCTTTTTAACCAACTTAATAAACTACTAAAAGGTAAAGACGAAGACGAAATAGAATTGGTAAGGGATTTCTTACTCGAAGATTTTTCTGATGAAGATCTTGAGTTAGTAATAGAAGTAGCTGAAGACTCCGGTGATGATATTATGGAATTGATTGAAGAGTATAAGCCGTATCCTAAGTTTGCTTACGGTGATGCTTATAAAATTGGTAACTATATCTTATATAAAACCGAAGAGGATGCTATTCGTGGGGCTGGATGGGAGCATTTTCTGTCTCACTATACAGGTGACTATTCTTCTTTACCTTCGGGTGCGGTCTATTTTAGGGATTCATAATTATGCCAAAAAAACCTCCTAAGAAGTGGTGGGATGAAAAAGAAGAAGAGATCAAGAAGGGAAATCCAAGTTATTCCCAAGATCAATTTGAAAAGTGAGGGTGCTATGAGAAAATTCATTAAGAATGTGAGGGCACAGAAATATCCGGATGACTACACGATTACTCTTCCAGAGTACGTAGAGGATTCTCATTGGAGTTAGCTATTAGATCTTATTGGTACTCTATATTCTGGTCAAGGAGATCCACTGTATGCCGTTATGAGCCGTGGCAGTAATGGTAGAATTGCCTACGAAGAGATTGATGCGATTAATGATGCTTTAGAGGAAGTCCTATCGGGTAAGTTTGCTCCTAGCTATGAACCGGATGATCCGGATCTGACGGAAGAGGAAGCTAGTAGGGCAGAGGAAGAATGGGATCAGTATTATGAGGATCTTCAGGTTGCGGAAGATTGGAAGCCTGTTATCGAAGATCTTCTGAAACAAAACGAGGATGCCTATTACGATAGGGTTGAGCGTGGTATCGAAGAGGAAGAATCCCGTAAAAGAGAAATTTATGACCGTAGATAAACTTATACTTGTTTAACAATTCCCACCTTTCCTTGTTATCCTAAACATTAGATTACCCTAAGAGGCTTGTCATGCGCATCAAAGCACAAGAGGTACTTTCTTTAGGTCTGGATGAAATAACTTTTGAACAGCCTATATTAGACAAAGAACCTTATTCTATCCCGGATATGGGTGTTCTGATGATTGAGCAAGCGTTTGCTGCCAACGGATTAGATATAGGGGATAGACTAAGAATCATAGATAAGGAAGGCAATCTTTATGACGTTGCATGGCTAGAAGAAGATAAATTTATGATTCAAGAATTAGATCTCAAAGTTGAATACGGGAAATCCAAGATATTTCCTACCTGGGAATCTCTGGAAGAATCGCTGCCGAAACCGTATGAGCCTTACAAAGTGGTGGTGTCTTGTGTGGGCAAAGATTAAAAATGGTGCTAGACTAGTAAAAGCCCATGCCAAAAATATCCTCCTTGTTATTCTATCCATTCTAGCATCTATCTTCTTTATTTTTTGGTTCAGCAACAAAAAGAAAGTTAATAAATTACAAGCAGAGATTCATATCCAAAAAGCCAAAGTTGAGCTAGAGAAGTTAGCTGCCAAAAATCAAGTGACTTTGAATGAGCTGAGGGAGCTTGAGGTTCAAGATACAGTATTGCGCGGCCAGATACGAGAGATTGAGGATACTCTAGCACAGAGCTTAGATGTGAGTATGACGGCTGAGGAGATCGTGGAAGCATTTAAACGTATTGGAAAGCTACCATGAATACCCTAATCCTTCTTTTGTTATTGTCATCAGATCCAACTGCAGTAGAACAGGCTTTGCTTGATCCGAAAATTATCTATGTTGATGGTGAGGGCCGTATTTGTTTTCAGGTACAAACTTCTCAAAAGTTATTAAAGATAGTTACCGATTACCCTAGACTGCAAGAAGAAATTAAGCACTACTCAAATCTCATTGATATTCTGGATGGGAAGTTTTCTAAACTATTAGAGATAAAGAATACCCTTGATAAGCAAATGCTAAAGTTATATGACATGAATTACGCTCTTATGGATTCAGTCAAAGAGCAATCATCCTGGTATTACTCTCCTGTTGTATGGGCTACCTTCGGTATTATAGTAGGAGCGGCTGCTTCGACTACAGCGATAGTTTTGCTGCGGAGATAGTAATGGTTATACTTTTTGGTAATGGTAAACTGGGAAAAGCTTGTTATAAGTATTTCAGCTCTAAAGAAGTCCTCCTTGTTTGGTGGACAAGGAATAATATAGACTTATCTCAGATTACATATTCGCAGCTTGTAGAACAAATAAATACTATTGGTGGGGGCTATTTTATTAACACTACTGCTTATACCGATGTTAATCAAGCTGAGTATGCCCGTGATTTGGCCTATAAGGTAAATGCTTCAGGGGTATTGAAAATAGCGCAAGCTTGTTCTGTAACCAATAAGCATTTAATCCACGTCTCTACGGATTATGTTTTTGATGGGCAAAAAGATATGAGTCAGGCTTATGTTGAGTCTGATATTACTAATCCTATTAATTGGTATGGTCAGACAAAGTTAGTCGGTGAAGAGTATATTAAAGATTCGGGTTGTAGGTACAGCATTGTTAGAACTACGCGGTTATATGATGATGATTCCGGTTTGATTCCTGGTTTGATGGAAAAAATAAAAAGTACGAAAGAGCCTATTAGTGCGGCAAACGATCAAAAGATAACCCCAACGCATGCTGATGATCTGGCAAAACAGATCTACCTTATTTATAGAAACAAATTACAAGGAACTTTTCATGCAGCGGCCAAAGATCCTGTGACACCTTATGATCTGATTACACACTTAGCCAAAGAGATGAAGGTATCAATTGATATATGGGAAACTGCTGCGTTTTACATTTTTAAAAATCAAGCATCTAGACCGAAAAACTGTATTCTCAAAAATCAAAAATTACAAGATTTAGGTTTGGATGTAATGAAGACTTGGGTGGCAAGTATAAAATGGAAATAGATGAGAAAAAAAAGAAAAAGTATCTCAATGATCCTAGTAAGTGCCCCTATTGTTATGCACCATTTAAGCAAGAAATTGTTTGGCAAAAAGACGAATGGATGCACAATGAGGAGGATGGTTGTCAGGTAAGAGTACATTACTATTGTTACTCGTGTGATAGAGGTTACTACGAGATTTATCATTTATCAGATATAGAACCTTGTGAGCCTGAACCTGAAGATACAGAGGATGAGGAATGAAAGGTATAATTTTAGCTGGGGGTACGGGCAGTAGGCTTTTTCCTCTGACTAAAGTTATCAATAAGCATTTATTGCCAGTTGGTAGCAAACCTATGATCCAACATGCTATTGAAAAGCTAGTTCAGGCCAGTATTACAGATATTGCCGTAGTCTCTGGGATTGAGCATGTAGATACTGTAGCAAAGTTTTTAGGATCCGGTAAAGATTACAATTGCCGTATTACGCTTAAAGTACAAGATAGGTCAGGTGGGATAGCGGAAGCCTTGGGCTTGTGTGAAGACTTTGCCTATGGGGAACGGATCTGTGTTATTTTGGGTGACAATATTTTTCAAGATAGTTTAGTTAATTTTTTGCAGGCATACCAAAAGCAACCGAGGGGTGCGCGAATATTACTAAAGGTTGTAAGTGATCCTACCAGGTTCGGTATTGCCGTAATCGATACCCAGAATCAAATTATGGGTATGGTTGAAAAACCGAATAAGGAACAGATCGCGGAGCACTTAAGTGCAGTACCGAAGAGGTATGTATATGCTATAACAGGGATCTACTTTTATGATTCCAGGGTTTTCAAAATTATAAAAAATCTAGTTCCATCAGATCGGGGGGAATTAGAGATAACGGACGTGAATCGGACTTATTTAGAGTGGGGGGAGATACATTATTCTTTGTTCGATGGGTATTGGACCGATGCTGGTACTTTGGGATCGTATCACTTAGCAAACAAGTTGGTAAATAAAAATGAAGGATAAAGATAAACATATTTTTGATGAACCTAAAGAAAAAGATGTTCCTTGGATAGTCGTTCTTATCCTTGTGTTGATCGGTTTTTTGGGTTTTTTGTCCTTAGTGGTTTACTATATTAATACTATACTATAGGTAAAAATGGGTAGCCCAAGAGTAAAAAATTTAGTTGCATGCATTACAGAGTTGGATGATCTGCTAGACCATTCTACTTATCGTATCATTGGCAAAATTGATGAATTCACTGCCCATGCGGCTTTTAAGAAAGTCAATACTATCGAAGCCATGATTTTGGACGATGAATACTTAGCCCATAAAGAGATGCTTGATTTAGTGGATGAGTTAAGACAGATAATAAGGAATATGCAAGCATGAGTGCTATCTTACCGCCACGGAGAAATATTCGTACAGTCGAAGCGAAGAAGGCGGCTGAACACGCAACTAGCATTCGACCATGCCCTCGTTGTGGTAATGAGTCTAGGGTAATTGAGCGGTATGCTACTAAAGAAGTTTATCAATGTACTAGTTGCAATGCGATAAATACGTTCCGTCGTAAGTTAGGACAGAAAGATAAAAGACACACAGAGGGTATAAATCCGGGAGTGATCGTGCGAGATAGAAGCAAGGAAGAAAAAGATGACAAAGAGATAACCGAAGAACTGCCTAAAGAAGGTCCAATTCTTGATGTTATTAGAAGTGGGATGCAGGATTGTCAACTAGTGTCTTTTAAGTATGTAGACCGTAATGGCAACAAATCCGCTAGATCTGTTGAACCTTATAAGATTGAGCGAAATAAGAAAGGGGAGATTATTTTATTTGCTTATTGTCCTGACTCTCAGGGGATACGTGTTTTCAAGTTCAAAAGTATGCAGGATGTTAATCAAGTCCCGAAATGTTTTGAGCCTAGATGGGGCATGGCAGATAAACTCAAGAAAGAAGATTAGGGGTACTTGTCCTGGATATAAACCATCTCATCGCCTGGGGTGAGTACCCCATTGAAGGTGTATTATGAATGCTTGGAGAATTGTAAAAGACTTCGATGTTCAGACGGAAAAAAGTAAACCGTGTGTTCATGCGGTAAAGGTTAATGAAGAACAGATAAAGGGCGTGACTATTATATATTGGAAGATACCAAGAGTGGTTGAATCAAGGGTAGGGTACGTTTACACTCACGTATGTGCTGATTGTGTATTGGATGCTTGTAGTGCAGTGGTTGTTGATTAACATTAAGGGGCTATTGACTATAAGTATAGGTAATGTTGACTGTCTGGCGCTGCTTTAGGTTGATAGCCCCTTATGATTTGAAAGGTGGTATCTTATGGCTATGCGTGTTTGCTTGTGGCGGGTAGGTGCGTTAGATTTTAAAGGTAATAAGATTACTACACTTGAAGCTCTAGAAGAGATGGCAGAGCAGTTGAAAAAATCGGATAAGTATGCTGATGTTAATTTACATAATGGGCAGCTCTGGGTAACAGTTAAAGATAATGCTATTATGCAAAAAATGAGGAAGAGTGTGGATGAAGATCCGAGCTTACAAAATATTTAGAGTACATGATGCTCTGAACGAGAAACCGAAAGAGATAAAGTTTGTTCGTGATTTTGAAGTACAAGAACGTCCTCAGGTGGGCTTCGAGTATCATGATGATCATGGATGGGCATGTAAGGTTAGTCGATTATCGTACAATATAGACACGGATATGTGGGAGATCTTGTTTGAGGATACTTTAATTAATTATGCACAAGCACACAATTTTACCCCAGATGCGCTCAAAGCCAAAGTTGGATCCTTTATTGCTGATAATGTAAAAGTTGGTTGGCAGGTACATTCGAGTACGATCAAAGAAGTTATATTGGAAGGGAAAGATGAGCCTCACGAGACAACCGAAAAGGGATGATAGAGATTACTATGAAACTCCGCAATGGTGCGTTGATCTATTAGCTAAAGAGATAGCAAGTAGGGAAGTTCAGCCGGATATACTAGTCGATTTAGGATCGGGGGATGGGAGGATCGGAGTTACCGTACAAAAGTATACGAAGGCTAAAAAGATATATTTGATAGAAAAGTATCCTAAGCCGGATCATGCGTGCATTGAGTACGATGCTAGGCTGTGGCTCAAAGAATCTAAACCTAAAGCAAAGCGTGCTTTAGGTATAGTATCGAATCCTCCATTTAGTCAGGCGAAGCCCTGGATTGTTCGTGCGTGCAAAGTACTCAGGAAATCCCCTAATGGGTCCTTTGCAGCCTTCCTGCTGCGTTTGAATTGGCTAGGTAGCCTAACCCGTGCGGGGTTCCTACTAAAGCATCCTCCGTCAAAGATACGGGTCTTGGTACCCCGTCCTAGCTTTGTGAATAAAGGCACTGATGCTTGCGAGTATGCTTGGTTTTTTTGGGAGAATGTAAGTACCGAATCCATAAAGATTTTAGTAGATCCAAACCGCTTGCCTAAGTAACTAAAATTATTGCATTATTATTTTCTTGCCAACCTTATGTTTGTTTGCTAAGGTTACCTGATTTTGCCGCTAACACATTGAGATAAAAGGGATTAGTTAGTTAGGTGTAGTCTATGAAAGTTGGTTGGCGTAACCGGAAGATCTATTATTCTTTAGTTGGGTGCGTGGATAACATTTTCGGTGAATCTTATGAGTTTAATCTAGGCAGTGTCACCAAATTATACAATAAAAAAGTTTGGTATGTTACGGACATTTTGGGAAAAGATATATATGGGGGTTGCTATACAATTAATAAGTTTAGATCGTTAACTGCAGCTAAAAAGTGTGTTGAGGATATTGTGTATAATAAATGTCAGATTGGATTACGATGCCCCATTTCTAAGAATGGTCCTAGAAGATTTGCGAAAGACAATTGCGCTTCAAAGAGAGTATCTAAGAAAGCTAAGTGAGTTATTAAAAGATAACCCAGAAGCAAAAGATATCCTTGAAGCATTAAAGAAAGAAGGTTGGATTTGATTAATTGTGTTATATGTGATGGTGTGTTTTCTCCTGTAAGGCACGGACCAAAAGTATGTAGTAAATGCTGGAAGTGCCCTAAGTGTAAGAAAAATCTTCCCATAGAGAATTGGCTCAAAAACGGTAAGATTACCTGTGATCATTGCAAGTATAGTTTTTACTATTTTGAGCTACAAAGTATTTTAGAAAAACCAGAAAATAAGGTATTTCTCGGTGGGACGTGTAACGGATCTGACTGGCGAGCTATTATAAAAGACAAATTAAAGATTAATTTTTTTGATCCTGTAGTGGATAATTGGGATGACAAAGCAAGGCAGGAGGAAGAAAGACAGAAGCAGGAATGTGATTATCACTTGTTCGTGATTACGCCCAAAATGCAAGGGGTGTATTCCATCGCTGAAGTTGTGGACAGCTCTAACAAATTCCCTCATAAGACAATATTTTGTTATCTTCGAATTGATAGAAGTGATGAGTTTACTAGATCTCAAGTTATTAGTCTGCAAGCTGTCGCAGACCTAATAAAGAATAACGGGGCTAAAGTTTTTTACGATCTAGATAGTGTAGCTGATTATCTTAATAAACAGGAGAGATAGTAATGCAAATAACCCAAGGCGATGTGTATCTAGAAAAGGTTAATGTTTCTAACTTTATGGGTATGAAAGAAGTGAAGCCAGATCCCCAAGGAAGATTAATCTTAATTGAGGGTGAAGTAACGGGGCACGCACATGCTGTTGATTCCAAGCATGCTGCTTTGTATCTTGGTACTATTGGAATGCTGCTTGTTGTAAAGAAAGCTACAGAGCTTATGCATGAGGAGCATGATAATATCCCGTTGAAGGAAGGTACCTACGTTGTCAAAAGACAAAGAGAGTATACTCCAGAAGAGATTAAGTACGTACAAGACTGATTCAGCCCTATTGAAGTGTGAATCTTGTGGGAATACTGCCAGGGTGTGGTTGAATAAGTGCGAAAGGTGCAAAGATCCGACTACGAATTGGTATGAGGATAGGATCAAAGAACTAGAAGCTATAATAGATCGCCAAGATAAACAAATAAGGTATTTAGTGGATACTTTACACAGTGAGGGTAAGTAATGAATAACTTGACACCGGAACAACTTAAACAATTAGAAAAATTTAGAGAAGAGTGGTTCGAGATTGGTTCCTGTACCGATCCTGCCGAAAGACCTAGAGCAGAAAAAAATATAAGACAGCTTTACGAAAGATTAAACATAAGTTGTCCACCTTTTTACTGGGTAGACTCTCCTGCAGAGGCTTGTGTCTTGATTACTCTTTTGCATTATGCTGATGGGGATCAAGTTGAGCGCAGCCAAACTAAGGATTGGTTTAAGCCTTATATAGATCGGGTATTGCCTTTGCTTGGTAATAAGGTATCTAAAGAGGTTGCGTATGGATTAAAATACCAATACCATGCTACTTATCTTTGGGGACAACAGGAGAGCTATTGGGTAGCTTTTTATGAGTTTCCAGAGAAATATCTTAACGTAAAGTACAAAACGGATGAATCTGAGCAATTGCATCTTTGGTCAGAGATAGCTAAGTCCTGTGGTTGGTGGTGGGCGTATGACAAAGCCTGCATTGTGTGTGAACGACCTAAAGAGATTCATTGGGAAGAGGAACGGGAAAAGCGTTATAGGTTACATAACGCTAAAGGTCCTGCAGTGTTATTTCGGGATGGTTGGAAAGTTTACGCCTACCATGGGATATTAGTCGAAGGTAGAATTATTGAACACCCAGAAAATATCACAGTCCAAGATATTGAGCAAGAACAAAATGCTGAGATTCGAAGAATCAAAATGGAACAAATGGGGCTCGAAAATTATATTCAAAAGGCTAATCCAACTAAAATCAATGAAGACGAGTATGGGATTCTTTGGAGAAAAGAGATACCAAACGATGAGCCCTTGGTTATGGTCCAAGTATTTAATCAAAGTATAGAGCTGGATGGTACAAGAAAGATTTATTTTCTAAGAGTACCTCCTGAGATGAAGACAGCTAAAGAAGCCGTAGCTTGGACTTGGGATATCTCGGAAGAGCGATTCGAGCCTGGGATTAGAAGTTAATGTTTAGGGTAGTTCGAAAACTAGTATAAAAAGGTAACACCTATTGAAAACAAAAGAAGAAAGTTTGGAACTGCTTAAAAAGTGGTTTTTGGGGGAGCGTGTTAGTTTGTCAAATGCCAATCTTGAGAATGCCAATCTTTGGGGTGCCAATCTTGGGTATGCCCATCTTATAAATGCAAATCTTATAAATGCAAATCTTAGGTATGCCAATCTTGAGGATGCCAATCTTGAGGATGCCAATCTTGGGTATGCCCATCTTGAGAATGCCGATCTTGAGAATGCTAATATTTTGTATGCAAATCTTGGGAATGCCCAAGGTATATTCCTGATTCAAGGTACACGGGATAGGCTGGTACTTTGTGGGAAAATTTGTTTAATTGGATGTGTATCTCATGATATCGATTTTTGGTTGGGGAATTACGAAGAGATAGGCAAAAAGTATGACTATACTCCTGAGCAAATAAAAGAGTATGGTGAACATATAAGGTATGCGGCTAAGTGGCGTGCGCTACAAATACCAGATTAGGTTAAGAGATTGGTATCGATAGCTGAAAGATTATTTAGTATGCAGCAGGATTTCGAGATCAAAAATCATGATCAGTGTATGATTAGTAGGCTATTGCTAAATAATATACATAGATCCTCTGTTAGCGTTTGTCATGCTGTAGAAGTCTATACCGAAGCGGTTTTAGAACATGAAGACTATTTTTACTATTGGACTTTAGATTAAAAATGATAAAAGTAAAAGCAGTGCAAAATGGTAGATATGGGAATCTTATGGTGCGATGCACACAGGTGCTTGAAAGGGGCACCATAGATTTCCTACGGCTGGGTATGTATAATGATAGGGATACTATGCTTGATGCTGTTGTAATTGTGGAGCAAGAGCAATGTCATAGTCTGCCGACGAAAGATCCCTTATCATGAGAAAGATAGAAGAATTAATAGAGTGTGGGGTACGCAGTATGCCAAAGAACTATTTATATAACGTAAAACCTGGGGATCTCTTTTTAACTCCATCCTGTAATATTATTGAGATAAGGTAAGAAACAGATGATGGCTACAGGGTTCTTGTAAGAGCTACGGGAAAAGAAATTAATGTTAATTTTAAATATATCCAGAATAGGGCTACCCGATGTATACTGCTGGAGAAGACCGATTAAGGAATTCTGGGGTGCATCTTTATCTCGTGTGTTATGATGAAAACTGTAAAATTCAATCTCATGATTATGTCCCAGAGGGATTTCTTAAGTACGAATATGTATCGTTTTGTGACGATAGAATTTCGGAGCGGTGTCTTTTTTAATTATTGTGGGTTAGTAGAGGGTGCTACCCAATGGGTATTGGAACATTCTCAGGTGTAGGAAAATTTTATGCCTAATTTTGCCGATATAAAACAGATAACGTATGCTAATTACTACGTCAATGTATCTTGGGATTACGTAGAGGACATGCTAGACAGCTACAATACGTACAATCTAAATTTAGAGCCGGAATTCCAAAGGGGTCCTGTTTGGAATGATACCCAAAGGTCTAGATATGTTGAGTGGATTTTAAGAGGGGGCAGAACTGGGCGGGATATACTTTTCAATTGCCCTGGGTGGATGGGGGATTTTAAGGGTCCTATGTTGTTGGTTGATGGTTTGCAAAGGCTAACAGCCGTAAGAAGGTTTTTGAACAACGAAGTCAAAGCATTTGGTTATTATAGAAATGAGTACCAAGGAACACTGCGATTACATAGGCATGATTTTCTGTTCTATGTAAATGATCTGAACCATTACAAAGATGTATTGCAGTGGTACCTAGATATTAACTCGGGTGGGGTAGTCCATGATGATAAAGAGATCGCAAGGGTTAGGGAGTTACTTAATACTGTGAAGAAAGACAGTCTATAGATTGGGGATTTTGGGTGAAAAGTATTATTAGGCTTATGTCCTACCATATTTTTGATTGCTTGGTATGGGCTTTGAATAAGAGTATACCTTACGAAGATAAAGCACCGACAACTGGGGATTTGGGGATAGGTCCTGTTACTTTTTTTCTTGAGCATGCATTAGGTAAGTTTATGCATACTGTAATTATTAATGATGGTAATGAAGAATGACTATCAAAGAATTAATTTATATCCTAGAGGAAATGGATCAAAACTTAATAGTTAATGTTCCATTTTTGACATCTATAATGTTGCAAGATGCCACAGGGGATGATAAAAAAAGATTAACATTTAATGTAAAGCCAGAAGTTATAGGGGCAAAGATAGTTTCAGAGAGCAATGGGACAGAGAAATACATGTGTGAGTTAATTATTAGTCGTGAAGAAGTCAAGATAAGTGTTGAGGAAGTGGATCAATGTTCCACGTGGAACAAAAATGAAGAAATTAAATAATATATATATATAAGCAAATTATATTTTCGTGTCCTCATGGGTAAAGGCTACTGTTATCCCCATTTTTTGTGGCGTGTAAATCAACATATAATGGGAGAATCCCTTTGGAAGAGCTTGAAGTCAAAGTACGAGGAAGCGATAGAATAGAGGCATTGGATAACTTAAGGAAGTGGGTTATTGAAAAGTACGGATTTCTTTTTTCGATTAAACCTATAGTACCTTTGCAACCAACTAGTGATGGTAGATGGTATGCCAAATTTAGAATTGAAGTGGATAAGAGTTTAGAGAATGATAGCAATTAATCACAGATTACTTCTTGTACAGTTAAATCTTATGAAAGATCGTTATTGTTCACCCAAGGGTATTGAGTCACTAAATAAAGATAATATGCTTTTGGGTAGGTTACTAATAGATCAAAGACTCCGAAAGGATATAGCTAAATGAAACCTGCTTGGTTACCTGTCTATGTTTTAAACAATCAAGGATGGTGGATTCTTTATTACAACCTAAATTACCCATTGATGTAGGAGTTATTGTTTGAAAAAGATTACGATACCAGACGAGGTGGGCAATATTTACAAAAGATTACTGATATTAGAGTGCTTTATGAATCCTCAGTACCTATTAGCTAGTTTTAGTAAGGTGGGCATGACAATAGAGTTGAGTTTGAGGAATGAAAAGTTTAATAGAGAGAATTGATGAGTATTCTTGTTTTCTGTATGATTCCATGGATGAAGCTACACGCATTATTCCGAGGATACCTTTACTTCAGACTCTTACCAATACCTGGGCAGTAGATATCCAAGGAAAGCTACGAGGGGGCATATGTAAATGTCAATCTATAGAGATAAACAAGGTACTTGGTTAATTTGTAATGGGTGCAAGAAAAAGGTTCTTTGGTTGGATCACTGGAGGGTAGGTAATTACCGCTTACTAAATATAGGAAAGAGTCGTAATGGACAAGTATGAAAGGTCAATAAGAGATATGCTTCTGGATCACCCAGCGACATATATGAGGGCCATCCCTATAAGTATTGCCATGCTTGCGGATGCGACACACAACGAAAATGATCTTAAGATTAAATCTCTTAAAGAATCCGTAAAGACAATTCTAGAAGCGGTACTTGATAAAAAAACCGTAGAAGAGAAAGATAAGTTAATTAAAAGAGCCATGTACCAGTGGGGTATGACCAATGAAGAGTCATAAGTGGACAGAAGAGGATGAGCAAAGATTAATCAAAGCTATTGAAGAGTGTATGCCTCTTATGGAGCACTATACTAATCAAGGTTACTCGAAAAAGAATTGGTGGGACGCGGTAGCCGGAAAACTTTTACCTGATGTTATCGTAACCGGGGCAGCATGTGCTAGGTACTTCCAAAGAATAAAGGAAAGAGATCAAGCTACCAAGGATGAAGCCTGGGATAGGGTAGCTAATCAAATGCTAGACTATGAACGAGACCTACAAGAAGCAACCTATGATAAGGTAGTCAAGCTTGAGGTAGTAATCAGAAAACTCTGTGAGGCATGGGGTATAGAATGCGAGAAATAGTTTGGGGTAGAGCGTATTGTAAGGTTGGGGTTTATGATACCATGTATGCCGCATTAGGATCATACCTAGTAAAAGTCTTGGGTATGGTTCTTAATCTTCCTGGTGTTAGCTTTTCCAATGCTTACGCTGTGCCTATACAAAGACACATGGGTAATGAAACCAATAGATAAAAATAATCTTGTGTTTGTTCAAGTACGCTATGACATTCCTATGAGTAATTTAGATAAGCCTTGGTTGGTTGAATTAATGCCCTCGCCTAATTCTGGGCGGTCTGGGTATTTCTTGAAAGATTTGGAAAGCCAACAAGAGGCATTGAGATATGCTAAAGAAGTAGATCAAGCTATTATTGAGTTAGTCGGAAGGCGGTTAGGGATAATAATTTAATAAGATAGTAAAACCTAGATATAATATTAGGTATGAATCCACAAGACTACTATTACATTACAGGCCAACAAGTCACTATTGGGTTACTGCCCTTGTTCAAGATGGTACTTGTGGTTTCAGCCGTATGGATGCTCCTAGTTATGCTTTTGATCAAATCTCTTTTCCATGTGCATTTTAAACAATACCAAAAGTGGTTTGAGACGCAGGTCTATAATGATTGGCGCTCAAGTATGCACAAGCTCCGAGAGTCCTTTGATGTTATCCTGGATAGGCTACAGGATCGTTACGATGGGGCCTTGGAAGAGGACGAGAATAAGCTAGAGATCGTTGCTGACCATCTTTATCTTATAGGGGAAAGATTAAGAATTCATGAGGCACTGTTTGATAAGGTAATGAGTGGTATAATGCTAGTAGACACAGTGACGACAAAAACTAAAGAAGCTAAGGAAAAGATAAGGAGCAAGCTCGATGAATGGGAAAGACTTGGAGACAGAAGAAAAGACCAAAGAAGAAGAACAACAACCAACACAGATTGAGCAAATCCTAAATCTTGCCCGAGAGTACAGAGAGAAAGCACAAGAGTACCAAGATAAGGCAAACACATTAGAAGAGCTTGCTCATAACTGTCCCCCACAATTATTAGCCATCATTGCCGAGACAACGATTGATTTTCAAGATGGTAGGTGGGTATTGCTTCCTGATACCCCACCTATGGTTTCGAGATTACTTAAAGCGTGGAAGGTTTTGAAAGGGCCGAATGCTTGAGCTAACCTTACATTTTAATGTTCTTAATATATAGAGACAGAATTTATACCGAAGCCTGGGGTTATTCTAATGGTTAGGGTATCAAAGATTACGTGCATTCATTTAATTGTGGCGCGACCATTCTATCATCCTTATCTTAATAATTGGTATGTTCCTGCACGTAGTTCCCAGTGGGAAAAGGGTAAGCTAGGTTCGATGGAGCCAATTTGTTATTTAATTACCGATGCTGTTATTAATACTTTTAATATAGTTAACTGAACCCCCAAGAGATAATATCTATGAGAACCCTATTTGCATATTAACTAGCAGGCGCAAAGAAAGGAGTCCCCCTTGGATTGACTCTGACACATTGCGAATATTTTGTAATAGTTTTGAACCTGCCAAATCTGTTACAAGATTGGGTGGGGAGCGACCGGAAAAGTTAACTACCCCCTATGTTGACCTAAAGAAGCGCTCCCCACTTTTTATTGGTATGCCATGAAAACCTACGGATTAGAAAAATGAACTCATAAGATACACCCCCACAATGAATGCGGGATTTGCTTGCAGTATAATGTTAGTAAGAAAAGAGCACGTAGAAAAGCTAAGGAGAATGCCATGGGAGATATGGCCGATTGGGTAAATGATAATGGCATGATTGAGGATACGAAGGTACACTAAAGTGTAAGTACTGTGGGAAGGGGGGTTTGTCTTGGTATAATCTTGGTAGTAGAGGAAAGCCTAATTGGAGATTACAAGAAGAGGATGGCATGATCCATGAGTGTGAAAATTATAAGGCTGGAGATAAATTGCGGTGAAAATACCTGCGCGAGTGAACCAGGTAAGTTTTGTGTTTTTCTAAGAACTAACAAATTCGGTACTCTTTACTACTGCCAGATATTCCATGCTAAAGATAACCGAGGACAACCCATAGCGTTAGAAGAGAAGGATAGTTGGCTTTTAAGATGTTTGGCTTGTAAGCTTGCTGAAAGAAACAAATACGAAACTGAATCCCTACGTGGGATGAGGATAGGTTGATTGGGCTATGACACTCGGAGAACAATTGGTTTGGGCGTCAGTTTTTGCTAAGTATTATAATATTAATAATCCCCCATCTGAAGCCACTAAAAGAGTAGAGCACTGGGAAGCATGGGAGCAATCCCAGATGCTACAAGCGGTAGAATGCGCGGCAGGGGCCGTTCAGAGGCTCAGAGAATCATTCCTTGCGGTTCAGGCAGGGTTTGGTAAGGATAGCTTTGCTTTGAAGTGCCTAAGAGAGATTCTGGGCTGGAGAGACGATTCGTATAAGGATGGGATTGCAATTTTAGCAGAACGTACCGGGTTTGGTAAGAAAAAGGACGTATAATGGTTTACTGTTATAGGGTAAAATTGGAATGCACCAATGTGTTGCATGATACCGTGGTTATTAATGATAAGTACGTAAAAGCTGACCTGGGTATAATTTATATCATCTGTAAGGATGCTCAGGAAGTAAGTAAAGTATTTCCCGATGCACTTATTATTGAAAGATTAGGTACAGGTCATATACAATGAATACTCTAGAGCCTTGCTGTAAATGTCGCTTTCTTTATTACGATGCATTAGGAAAAGACGATCCAGGTGGCTATACTGAGTGCCTTAAAGGAAAGACTATGGGGAATAAGAATTGTAGTGAGTTTTTGGCAGATAAGACCGTGGTGAATATTAATCTGGGTAGGGTATATTTTACTATAGATGAGGATTATGATGGTTTATGGATGCATGTTAAAGGTTTGAATGTGGATTCCTATAAACTAAGTGGGAGGGATCCTGATAAGGCATGCAAGGAAGGTTTGGAGGCTTTGGCAGGAAAGCTAAAGCGTGTATTAAACGAAATCGAGGAGCGGCTATGAAAAATTGGTATTTGCACGTAAAGATGTTGGATGGATCAACCTGGAAGATTCCTGTTGAAGTTATTGCGAATGACAGAGCAGAGTATTACGCCGAGAGGGATAATATAAGTTTTGATAAAGCTCTGAAAGAAACTACGGAGCTATTTGAATCTAATAAGGATGAGATTAAAGAGTGGGCCGAAGGTAATATGAATTGGTCAGACGTTTCTAGCAGTGCGGTTATGGTCGATCCGGGTGAACCTGTAGATTATGATGAGGGTTGGGTCTGTGGGAAAAAGCATATTGTGAGGGACGAAGATGAAGTCCCTTGATAAAAAGATGGCTGCGGATGGTCTATTTAAACAATTGTACCCACGTAACTCATTAAGATCTGTCTGTGATAAGTTATTAAGTAATTTTTGGTTAGCCACAGATAATGTAATAGAGTCTGTGATACAAACACTAAGGAAAGTAATATGGGAATTAATTACTAAATCGAACTATAGGTATAGATAAATGTCTACCCAATCCGTAGCTAGAACCTTGAAAGGTCATTTGAACGAGCTTAGGCTATATGCCAAGTCATTAATAACATCTTCTGAGTTTGCTTCCGGAGAGCTAAAGAAAATGCAAAAGGATTGGGATAAGGTTACCAATGCTATGTCTGAGATGCTTGTGTCTATAGAAGAGATGGAGAGAGTGGTTATGTCACTTATCCCTGAAGAAAAGAAAAAATTAACTAAAGAACAGAAAAGAGAATTGGATAATACAAAGCCATGAAGAGCTACTTGGATTCAGCAAGAGCGTGTGGTCTAGAAACTGATAGCGATTCCGTACAGACAGTGGCAGGATACATTCTCGAAGAAGATTTACCTTGGCGGGATTGGTATAATTATAGTAAGAATAGTATAACTGTCTTGGGTGCAATCTCTTACATAAAGTCTAAAGATCAGTGGAAGTACTTAACTTTTGCCGAAGCTGCAGTAGTAGCTTATGTAGAGTTTCATACCAGGATGCCTGTGAGGTATTTTGAAGATCCTCAGAACGACGATATGAAACTTGCAGGGTACGATAAACCCGGCTGGTATTTCTGGAGCATAGAGTATACTCATGTATTCGGCCCGTATAAGACTAAGAAAGAAGCATTCGAAACTTTGTATAAGTATTGGAAGCACGAGGAAGGTCCAAAGCCAGTATCCCAAGATCAAGTTGTTAGGATTGTAGCAAGTGAGATAAAGAATGCTAAGTATGACGTGGTTAAGGCTTTACAAGAAACAGCTATGAAGGAAAGATAATGGATACTAAAAAAATGAGGGAAATGATCTTATCATGGAAACAAGAAAGTATTAGTCCCTTGAACGGGCTAGAAGAGCTTATCAGGATAATATCTAGAGTATATGCGAAAGAAATAGCCCAAGATATAAATTCAAGATTTTTGGTTGAGTTTAGTAAATACACAAAAACTCTTCCCGATGAACCTAAATTCGAAAAGGCACAAAAAGTTTTTACCTTCCCTATAGAACGGAAAGATCATATCAATAAGAATGGTGATATATTTCCTGTACGGGTGTGTACTAATAATCAATTTAAACCCTTACACTTTGACACTCCAAATAAGAATTCTTATATAGATTATAAATCTTTGGATAGCAAACAAAGGTTACAAGCTCATTACTATGCCTGTCTACTAGACGATCAAATGCTCAAAAAAGCAATCGAAACTAAACAATATAACGATGAACGGATAATGGAAGTTTATCTTGATAGTTTCTCTTGTGAGGAAAAAGACCAATTTAGTACAATTAGAGATTTAGTAACGGGCATGACACACAAAATTAAAGGTGTGAGCCTTTTTCCTGCTTGTGCAAGAAGGTTTTATTGGAGAAGAGAGGGGCATCACCCGCAAGACTTTATAGACTCATACTTAAACGGACAATATCATCTAGCATGGTTCGTAAATGGTAAGCTCACTTGGGTAGTAAAGCGGTTGGGTATTGCTGAGTGGTCTTTACTTGTAGAAGATAAATTTTGTGTGTTAGAAGATTCTAAGTTTCTTGGATCGGGTATTATTGATCTTAGAGAAACAAAACTTGCTGAGAACGATAAGATTTATGGGCATGCAAAACCTAAATTATTACAAGGAGAATCTGTATGATTATTACGGAACAATTATTGTTTGCGGTGCATAAAGGATTTGTTTCTAGTAGACCTGCTGGTATTATAGGTTCCGATCATTGTTTACCCATTGCATGCTCCCATCATAGTTGGGAAGATAACCCCGATAAGATCCCTTATGCAGAATATGGGTTTTATGCTCTTTGGGAGAGTTCCCTTAATGTGGAGGCGTTTTTTGAATCTATCTATTTGCATAACATAGAAGGTGGGAAGAATCCTAATGGTCTGTACGTATACACGGTAAGTTATGATCCTAAAGAAGTTGTTGATGATAGTGAAAATTGGGAGCATTTACAGGGTGGGGATCTTAGAAGACCTACCCAAGAAGAACTGTTACCATTGACAGAAGATAAAGCACCCTGGTCTGGTGTTGTTTTTTGAAAAGGGGATAAGCATGGAAAAACTAGAAACAGAATATCCTAAAATAAGTAAAAGCGTCTTGATAAAGGATATGGAAACATTAATTGATAAACTTGCTTCAGATGCCTTACAGTTCCACGAGGATACAAAAGAGATGCTGGATCAAGTAAACGAGCTTCGTAGTTTATTTAATAAAGTTATGCAGGATTCTTAGACCATATGACTACATTAACAAAAAAAACTCCAAAATGCCGTAGAGAAAAGTAAAGGATTGTATTTGACTAAATTTGAGGTAGAACAGATACTAATAGATCGAACGGTGTATTTATCTTATGTCGAAAGGGCCATAAGATGTACCGGGTTATCGAATATACAAAAGCCAAAGGACTTATATCCATAACCTTAGAATTTAATCAAACTTGGTGGGAGCGCTTCCGGAAGAAGACACCTCAGAGAGAGAATTATCTTTCTTTGAATGGGGTTGAGTGGTACTTAGAATCTACAGGTCATCAGGTTATTTATGAACTTTCCTGGTTTTTGCAGGATTACGTAAAAGAACAAAAGTTTAAAAAGGAGCTTAGTGATATAAAATGACCAAGAAATGATGGATCAAGCCTTATCAGAAATTGAGTATCATCCTAAGTATGGAAAAGATGGTATCCCTGTGAAGAAGTTTGATCCACCAAAACCTCTTAAAGATCTATTTGAGCAAGTTAGGCAGTACGATTGCCCACCGGAAGTTATCCGCAAGATTCCGATTAGCCCATGCTGGCAATGTGGGAATGAGGGGCCTTGGGTTACTCCTATGCCCAAAGGTATGCTCTGCCCTGATTGTTATCCTGAGTCCGCAAAAATAGATCTAGATACATATGACGAATCCGGAGAATCTGATTAGGTTTACCCATGACAAAGCTAATAGAAGGTATCTCGGTATTCATGGGTATTATAGGAATACTAGGATCTACTTTTTGGTTAGGTATGCTCTTTGCTGGGTATTATAAAGAAGATCCTAGCATGAATATGGATCTTATGATTACGACGGATCTTTGTATTGAGGGTACTGTTTATGTATTGGTTACGAATAAAGATAAATCGGGATTTGCGTTGGCACCTAGATATGTGCTAGAGGACAACAAGCCGAGGTTAGTATTATGCCTAGAAGAGGATTTACACTGATAGAGTTAATGATTGTAGTTTGTATTGTAGCAATTTTTTTGGTTATGTTTTTTCCGGTAGGTGAGAAGAGTTCGAAAGCCAAAAGAGATCCTATTAAAGAAACTTGTATTAATGGTATTGTATATTTAGTATTTTCTCAGGGTAGTGGGGTTTCTGTATTTCCTAAGTATGTGGTTATTGATGAACAGCCGGTAATGGTTACATGCCCTGTGGAGAAAGAGTAATGTATGCTGTATTACTTGCAAAAGATGAGTGCAAGAATATCAACTTAGATTTCCCATATTTTGAATTACCTGTAAGTGATTCTTTGCCGGGTGCTTAGAGATCCCGGGAGCAACGGGTACGGGACATACAGTTAAGGATGCGATAGAAGACGCCAAAGGTACGTTGCAAACCTACTATGCGCACAGAAAAGAACTTGGGTTGATGCCGAGGGTTATGTCATCTGCAGCAAGGAAAAATTTAATGAATCCTCCATACACAGTACAGAAGATAACAAAGAGTGATAAGCTTTACGGCCCAATCCACGGAAGTGAGGATGGTAGTCAAACCTTATGCGGAAAGAGTATTGACGAAAATTGGTATATATTAACTAACAACCATGACGGAGAAATTACTTGTTTAAAATGTGAGAGAGCCCATGAAAAAAGAATATCTAGAAAGATTAAGAAATGAACCTTGGCCAGATCCCACCAAAGAGATGTTGGATAATCCGATCTTTAATGCGATATGGGAATGTATTAAAGATTGGGATATTAATGTTCCTTTTGCTTACTCTGGCATCATGAGTGCAACCGGGAATCATGCTCGGGCTATCTTTGATGCTATCAAAGCTAAAGAAGCATCTGAGATAATACAGCTCAAGAGAAAGGTGGATCATCTTACACAGCTATGTAAGGATGTAATGCACGAGTACGGAGCTATGTCCCATGAGCTTGCAGGTATAAAGATAAAGGAAGCTACGGATGAAGATCCTATTCGTTGATGACAGCCCCGCTAGGCATGATTTTATCTGTACGCGCAAACATAAACAACATGGGCAGGTCCATACTTGTACTAGGGATAATTTTATTATTGTGCATGCGTATAATGTTTTTCAAGCTAGATCCCTCTTATTAGAATCCGTACAAAGAAGCCGTCAGGTTAATAGTCCTTATTTGTTTCAACTTATATGCCTGGACCACGATATGGATCCTAATCATGATGAGAATAATAACGGGGTAGCATTAGCTCAGTCTTTGGCAGGTATTGAAGTATACATTAGAGCTGACCCAAAGATTATAGTTCATAGTTGGAATCATGCGGGAGCTACTAGAATGGTTGACATACTAAAGCACGCGGGGTATACACAAGTATTGTTTAATCCATTTGCGGTAGCGTAATGAATTTTGACAAAGCTATTAATGAACTGGCAGACCTTTATCAATACGGACATTTAAAAGTCAGTACTCACCCTGCAGAATTTATCCAGGAAGTTACCCAAGACATAAAAGACCTAAGAGCAAGGGTAAAGATACTTGAAGAGAAACTTCAGGAATCTTTGATCATGAGTAAAAATGAAATCTCGTAATGAAATTTGTGTCAATCTTGTCATCAAAGATAATCATGCAGTAATGTCCTTCATGTTTAGTTTTTAAACAAGAGGGGCTGCGCTTGGTTAGTTTTCCGCATACAGAACATTTAAATGTAATACTCTTGCTCTTTTTTATAGACCTTAATTTATAAGAACAGGATCTACTACATGTAGTTTGTCTACCAAACTTAAGTCTATTAGTATCTGCTAAATAATGGGTTTGATAGATGGGACAAATTAAAATCTTTTTCAAAATTTACTCCTTGTTTGTATAATATAAAAAGTGATCGTTTATCAGGGATAAACTAAAACACAACTTGACTTATTTAAATTAATCAAGCTATGTTAAGTCATATGGAGTATGTAGCTAGAGATAATTTATTTGCAGATCTAGATGACATGATTGAGGGCAAAATTACTCAATCGTCAAACTTAGTAACTACGGATCTTGTCACCCTCAAACGCGCACCCAACGTAATCCATTTTATAGAATCTCCAGAATACCTTAATGGTCCTGAGCTTTGGCCGGTTCAGTACGAAGTAATTAGGGACTTCTTAGAATTACTCTGCCCCATGTGTAACGACGTACAGAGAATCCGTACTATAAATGATGTTCCCAGAAGAGATCAGATATTATTTGAGTATGAGGTTTGTCCAAATTGTGGGCTAAAGAAATCAGATATAGTAGACGATCTGAGCTTCTACAATGAATTCGTTGGATGCGAGGGGATGCGCTCGGGCAAGGGTGTGACCATAGGTTGTTTATCTGCTGGGCTAGTCCACGACGCGCTCTGTACCCCAGATCTTCAGTCTAGGCTACGAGTTATCAAAAGGCAGACCTTGGATATAGCCTTTGTCGCTACGAGTGCCCAACAGGCTTCTGAGACGGTCTGGGGGCACTTTAGGGCTTTTTACGAAGAGAGCCCCTGGTTTCAGGATCTCAAAGAAAAGCTACAGACTTTAGAAAAGACGCACCCTAAGTACAAGACAGGTAAGCTCTATAAAGAAACCGACAAAGAAATCCACTTCAAGTATAAAAATCTAGCTTTGAAGGCTTTGCATTCTAACTCAGCTTCCCTGGCCGGTAAAACACGACTGATTGCGATCATTGACGAGCTGGCAAGATTTGATACGGGAGACAGTAAGAAAAGCGCTCAGGAAGTCTACAGGGTACTCAAGAGATCCCTTAGAACGATTAGCTCTGCTGTACGAAGGGCACGGGAGCTTGGTATTTATAATTTACCCGATGCCAGGATGATTAGTATATCGAGTCCGATGTTTGAAGACGATAAGATTATGCAATTGTTAGAGCAAGCGCAAAGACAGCACAAGATGTTTGCTTTTAGGAAAGCTACCTGGGAAGCAAATCCTGAGATTACTCAAGAGGACCTGGCAGACGAATTTGAGGATGATCCCTTGGGTGCCGAAAGGGATTACGGTGCTAACCCCCCTGGTGCGGAGAATCCTTTTATTCGAGATACGAGAATTATAGAAGCCTGTACAGACAATACTAGATTTTCTATTTTTGATTATGGTGAGAAGTACTTCGATATGAAGGTTGGGAATGTTATCTTTAGTTATATTGGGCTAGAAATAAAAAACGTAAAATATAAAAACTTAGCTGAGTATGCTATACATTGTGATCCAGGAAAAAAGAAGGATAGCTTTTGTTTATGTATAGGACACCTCGAAGAAGATAAAGTTATCATAGACGGTGCTGTGACTTTGAAGCCGATCCCCAAGGGGAATAAACAAAAGCTAAAGCCAAGAGAAGTTTATTTTCCTGCGATGACAGATTTGATATTGGAGCTACATAAGAAGTTAACTATTAAGTATGTATCCTATGACCGTTGGAATTCAATGGAACAAATTGATAGGCTAAGAAATGTAGGAATCTTGGCCATGGGTAAAGATATAGATCGGGATGATCATATTAAGTTTTTAGAAAGTATGCGTAATAATAAATTAAGTTTTCCGGCTAAAGAACATCCCGCACTAGATCCCTATTATCACAGAAATATGCCTTGTTCTTTAGCTCTAAGAGAGCTTAGAGGTTTGCAAGATAATGGAGTCAAGGTAGACCACAGAAGTGATGGATCGAACGATATGATCCAATGTTATATTGGGGTTCATAGATTACTAAAGACTCCCGAGAGGGTCTTTACTAACAAAGCTATACAGGACAGACATAAAGTTAGTATGATCCGAAAAGCAAACCCAAGGCCCTCCCTTAGAGTTATTCGACTAAAGAGGTTCGTGTAGACAATACTTAAATTGTCTTTATCTTTTTACCTTATTATTCAATCAGAGGCAGAGACCAAGAAAAGCTAAAGGAGAAAGTTTATGTTTAAAGTTAGAAATGGCACAGGCGGCTCGTTACCTTTGCAACTTGAAAAGGGAAGCATTATTCTTAACCCTGGACAATCTTACGATGTGGATGGCATATGCTCTCGTAAGTGGATTAAGGAAGATCCAGTTTTTAATTATTTAGTTAATACGGGTAATCTCACTGTACTTCATGACTCTGAGAAAGTTATCGGTAAGCATGAGCTAAAGGCTCACCCTAGAATTCGAAAGCTACCGAAGGCTAAAAAGATCGACGAGCCTATTGTTATCGATTTTGACGAAGAGCCCCTAGAAGAGGAAGAAGAGATAAAACCCAAGGTGGTAGAAAAAGTCAAACCCAAGAAAAAGACAAAGACTAAAGAAAAGAAAGCTGCTGCAGCAAAGAAGAAAGCAGTGAAATCGAAGAAAACTAAAAAGGAAGAAGTTGATCCTATCGAAGCGGCAATTGCAGACTTTGGCCCTATGACTTTTATTGGGGATAGTGAAAAGGAGTAGCTATGCGTATCACTGCCCAAGACACTTCTACGGAAATTGTTGTCCCAGAAGATCTTGACAAAGTTTTGAACCTCACAGTGGATCAAGCCTTGGAGATTGCTTTAGCTCATATTGTAGACAACGAGCTAGAAGAGTCTTGGTATGTTGGGCTGCTTTCTAAGCTCGGTGAGACGGAGCAAAATGCATTTACCATGGGTTTGGCTGCAGAAAGTATCAAGGTACAAAACCGTGAACTGGAAAATCTCCAGGATGAGTTTGAGCAGATAGCTTATAAGCAGGGGTGCATTTACGAAGATGATTATGACAAACTGATGCACCATATCACAAATGCTCGTCTTGTTCGTGACATTAATACTTGGCTTGTAGCTTCTGGTTTACCTATGAAGCCAAACCAACCTAAAAAACCAATCTCTGATAAGTACAAAAAAGAGGTAAAAGACATGGTAAAGCATCCCAACGTGAATAAGATTAAAGGTCGTAGGCTTGCACAGTCCCCTGATGCCTACTTTGGTAATCCTTACTTGGGGGGCTTCCCTATGGAGAGTAGGAAAACTGCTGCTAATTATACAATAGAAGTTATTGATACCCTCAATGATCAAGTGGTGCAAAACATACGAGGAGACAATGATCCTGAAGGTCGCTTCCAACAAATGCTAGATAAGTATGGGGACCGCTTGGATGAATATGTTATTCAGCTTTTAAAAAATGGTGATGTTGTTAAAGATAGTCAGGGATCAGGAGGAACTATACGAGACTTTAATGCTAGGAGGCACATTGCCGGTGAGATTATTAAATATGTAGTGGAAGATCCTGATGACAGCAACACTGTGTGGACTGGGGAAGAATGGTCTAATTCCCCTATGTCTGAAGAATGGTATGAAACAGAGGAGGAAGCCCAAGAAGTAGCCAATGAAGTTGGTGGTATAGTGTGCGGGATTTTTTTAGGGTATGATGATAATGATGATTTTTTGGATAGTAAAGCCTGTCTAAAAAGAACAATGAGAAGACTTAGAGCACAACAAGAAGAGATGTTTGATAAAGACGTATACGAAGACAAACCTAGATCCAAAACTATAGGTGAGGTATTAGCATCCATTAAAGATAAATGGGTAAACTACGGTGATGTGGACTATTTAACGCATGGCGGTATTCAACTCAAGTGGGATGGTGGGGAGGGTGTAGAATTTATTGACTTTGGCTATAGTGAAGATGGGTGGTGGGGTTACACTGGGGGTGACGTAGATATTGGTAGTATGATGGAAAATTACCAAAATCTTATGAATGCCTATGGTAGTTTTGAGAATATCCCCATAACAGAAATTATATGGGATAAAAGTGCTAGAGAGGTTATTAGGTATGCTGGGGGTGAGGAAATACCAGAGGATGAAGAAGATGCTATAGGATCTTTGTGGTCCCTTCTTCTCGGATACCCAAGTTATTGGGGTGGATCAGAGGAAAGAATATTAAGGGCTGAAGAAATTGCCGAAGAACTTTCTGAGTTGTCCGGCATAGAGATATCAGCAAAAGATGTAGCTAAAGATTTGCTAACCAATGAGCAGTATGAAGCCTTGGAAGAGGTTGGTATAGAAATGTCTGAGTTCGTTGAACAGAAGATTAGGAATATGCTTCCAAAAGACTTGGATATCGATTAGGAGCTTACTATGAAATCTTTAGTTTACTTGAGACGGGCTATACGTACACTCAAAGCTACAAGAACACCTCAAGATGTATTGGATGGTTTACCTTCGGTTAATTGGCCTTACCAAACTGGGCATTGGATGATTAAGCAAGATGTCCATGATGATTTTAAAGACGATATGTTTTTGCCTCCCTGGAAAACACCCAGAGAATATGGGACAGGTATTACAAGGAAGAAGGCGCAGAAAAGACCACCAAAAAAAATGCTAGATGATGCCGTAGAGGCTACAAGAAAATATCTGGGAAGCCAAGGTGCAAGGGTTAGAGATCAAGAAAGGCTTTATGACAGAATGATTAAAGCCATAAACAAAGTGGAAAAGTTTGTCGAATCTCAAGGGTATGATTCGGGAAACGTATACGATGACATTGTAGGCGAAGCCGAAAGGTTAGGTCCTGTCACGACCTGGCCCGGTAAAGATTATTAATGATTAATCAAATTAAAAAAGCCCTCGAAGCTATTCTTAAGGAACCGGGTAAGTATCACGATCCGAATACTAAAGATGGGTATTTTTATTTCTTGGATGTAGAAGCGGATTCTTGGGATGCCCTTGAGGAAATAGAAAAGGATCTCAAAGATGAGATGACCTTACAGGATATCCCCGGTACCCTTATAGCTTTTCAGGATATTAATACTGGAGAATATAACTTAGCCTATGCCATAGAGGGTAAAGAGTTTCCAATTAATAAAAAAGCCAAAGAGGACCCTGTAAGTAAACTTCAATCATTAATAGACCACCTCGGTAGTTTACTAGATGACTATTTAAAGTATGACCGTATTTGGCATGACTATGTTTTTAGCCCTATTGAGACAGACACGAATGATGGTATCCTTGGACTAGCCTATTTCGAATTAATTTTACAGGGTGTGTTTGGTGATATCATATTAATCATTGGTTATGCTACAGGTGATTACGTTGATGTATCTAGGATCCCTGCCGGATGGAGTATCGATTTAAATTCTGCACCTGAATGGGTATTGGAAGAGTTGCCTGACATCAGCGATTTTAAGGATACCTATTTTGGTGGTATGGGTATGCCTGGAAATAAAGCGGCTGACGAAGTAATCAGATTACTCGAAGACTATTTTTATTTAGGCTATGAGGAGAGCTAAAATGAGGCGCTTTGCACAAGAAGGGAAGAAGTTTGAAGATCTGGATCCTGAAACCCAAAAAAAAGCTATAGAGAATAATCGAGATATCAATACAGATTTAGTAGACTGGTGGGATTACGTGTACGATTGGGTTAAAGAAGACGGAGAGAAAAAAGGATTTTATATTGATGACATATATTTTTCTGGGTTTTGGTCTCAGGGTGATGGTGCCTGTTGGGTAGGCAGTGTTTCATATGACGATTGGATTCCTAAACATGCAGATGAGTTTCCTACTTTTATGGAGTTTATAGATCAAATAAGCGAGGGAGCAAAAATTTATCATGCTGGTTTTTATAACCACTCTAAGACAATGCACATAGACGGCGACAATATGGAAAAATTTATTCAATGGCTAGATTCTGAATACGAATTAAGTGAAGAAGACTTAGCCGGATTAAACAGAGAAGCTGATATGCTAGAGGATGCCGTCTTAGACGATGCTAGAGACTTTGCAGATGAGATCTATGAGAGACTAGAGGATGCGTACGAAAGTATAACATCAGATGAAGCTATAGCAGAAACACTTATCGCAAATGACTACGAATTCGACGAGGAAGGTAATATTGTCTAATAGTATAGATAAAGATCAAGTAGCACAAATTTTAGCTGATCAGTATTACAACTTGGGTAAAGACGCGCAGGATCTTGCTGATTATTGGATCGAAAGTGATGTCTTTTATCTTGATACTATACCTATAGACTCTGTAGCTCCGGTTACCTTGGTTGAAGATGGCAAATCTATGTCAGAAGGTCCTATAATAGTAGATATTAATATTAATAATGTAGGAAGAATTCAGAGCGAGTTTGGTACCCATGGTGTTCCTCCGGATGTTATTATACTAGATGGTAAGCATAGGTGGTTTGCAGCAAAGGATCGGGGGGATAAGACTATAGATGCGTATGTTGGTAATTTAGCGCGTGGGTATATAGATAAGTTTGAGAGCGCCCAACTCATTAAGGATTCTGAGATACAGGAAGCAATCGATTTATTTTTGGCTATCGATAACCCATCTCCCGGAAGTGCTCTTAGGAAGTTGCGTACCTTGCTTCCGCAAAACGAAGTGGAATCATTGCGGGAACAGCGTAGAAAACTAAAGAAAGGATCCGTTATGCGTAAGCGAGCCCAAGGTCACGATGACTTTTTCCATGTGCCACCTAGGAGTGAAAAATACCCTGATCAATATACGGTAGCGATTACTGGCTTAGTTCCGGGGGAGGGGCATGGTGAGATTCTGTACGAAGAGGATTATGATAACTTGGAGCAAGCTGAAGAAGCCTATGCTCTATTGGCAAAAGACATTGATGTGCTCAAAGAAGATTTAAGTATTTTTGATGCTAATACCGGCAAAGTGATTAAAGAGTTTGCTCCCGAAGAGACTATTAGCAAGTGGCGTACCGAAGATGAAGATGCCTGGATTATAAAGAAAGGGCCATATTATTTTGTTGAGTATGCGGACGGTAATATAGTAGACGCAGATTCTTTACAGGAAGCAGAACAAAAATTAGAGGGGTACGGCTTTTATCCTGTTACGGTACAAAGAGCAAATAGAAGAAGAGCCCAAGTTGATGTAGATAAAGCTCCAATTGGTACAAACGTCAAAGTAAAGAACCGAAACTATACCAAGGTTGAGGACGATCTTTGGAGCGGGCCTACTGACATCCCGATGTACAAAAACAGAAGTATATCGGATATGCTAAGTAGGGGTGCTCAAGCCTTGGATTTTGCCGGGGAGCAAAACGAGTTGATTAGGGCATTGCAAGCATGGGAACCAAAACTTCCTAATCTCAAAGAATGGATCCAAGCGGTAAAACAAAGCTCAACTTGGAATCATCTGAAATCTATTTGGGATGCACTTTGGAAAACTAAAGAAGACACCAAGGGTCCTGAGAAGACTCATGAGTATCGTGAGTTTGTAGAATTTGAAGACACTGATGAGGGACCATTAGAATTAGCCTCAAGGAGAAAAGGTATGAAAGCACAAAAGGAAAATGTAGTAGAATACCATGTCGTTGGTAAAAATGCAATTGATGGAAATTATCAAGATGTTTGTTATGAATTAGAAGATGCAGGAAAAAAGCTATATTGTGACGATGCCTATATTACAACTTGGGATAAAGAAACTGCATTAGAAGCAAAAAGGTCACTTGAAAGAGTGCTGGGTAAAGGTGATGTTTGGGTAGAAGTGATCTATGAAAATGGTGACAGGGATGTATTAAAGGGTAGTGCAAAAAGACAACTAAATAAAGCATTAAGAATTCTAGCTCAAGAAGATCAAAAGTATGTTCTTGTGAGCGATCATTACTCATAGGATCCCTATATTATAACTGAAGATCAATTTTATGATATGTGTGATCAGATGGGTTGGGATCGTCCTTATCTAACTAGGGGTTCAGATGGGTTATATGAAAATGGTGAATTAGTTCTTGAGACATTTGATTCTTATGAATCAGATGGTGGTGATGTATCAAAATTAGAAAGTGTGGAGGATTAAAATGTTTAGAAGATCACAAAGGGGACCAAGGCAAGATGGGTCTGGTAAGGGTAGAGGGCAACCCGGAAGTGGTCGTAGGAATAGAAACACAGGTCCATGCAAAGAGGATGGACCTGGGTACGGTGAAGGGGAAGGAAGGGGCAAAGGTACAGGGAGGTTGGCTAGTTTATATCTGAGAAGGGCTATTCGAGGATTGAGAGGGTAGTTATGCCCAACGAAGTAGATCGTACCTACTTTAAATTTGTTTGGTACCTTAGTCCCGGTTCTGAGGATTTACTCTATGACATTTTGGATGATTATGGGAGGGACGATGTAATGGTAGGCCCTAATAAGGTAGAATTCTCAGATCCTATGTCAAAAGAAGAATTTGAGGACATATGGGATGCCCTAAATGAGAACGGTTTGAAAGTTCAACAATGTTATCTTGCTGATTGAGGGAGCGTAACATGTATAGAATAGCCCAAAGAGAGTACAATACACCGGGCATATTTGATACTGAGGATGAATATGCTCACCTTACGGATCAAGAATGGAAGGATTATGTAGAACATCATGTGAGTATACTTACAAAGTTAATCTTAGACGATGCTGCCCTTCGGGTCGGTAATTACATTAATTCTATATTCACTCACCCTAAAGGTGCGGAGTTTGACTTTGTGAAAGACATAATTAATAAAACACAAGAGCGTGTTATTAATGCTCTTGGTGGAGAATATTGGGAACAGGATGTGTTGGGATGAAGAAAGCGTACATAGACACTGGTATGGATGTGGCCGTGGTTAGTGAGAATGGGCAAGCAAAGTTTGTAATCGATTGGTCAGGTCGCAACCTAAGAGATAGAGGAGATATTAAGGCTTTAGCCAAATCTTTAGGTTTTAATATCTCTTTTATTCGTGTGGATTCTTTTGAGGAGGTCCTTAACGAAATGGCTTTATTATATGCCGAGGAATTTGGCGAAGAATGGTTTGCTTAAGCAATTACTATGACTGAATCGTTGGAATATATACAACCTTTTGATCCATCGGCGGTAGTTACAAACGAGGGCTTTGTAGTTTATGACGTGGATTCTATGAATACCAGAAACCTTGGTACTGTGGAGGAATGAATGCGCCACAAAGTAAACTTTAGAAATCCTGAGAGACCCCATGTACCTTTTATAGAAAAAGGTATGGAAGTTATTTTGCCAAACGGTGAGCAGGGTATAGTCCAAGCCACATCGAGTATCTATGCCTATGTGGATGGATCTTGGTGGCCTGTCAGGAATCTTAGCTTCTTACCAAAAGCTACCAAGCGTGTCAAGGTAAATGATTACAATTTTAGGGTGACCGTAGCTTCGACGGCTTGGCAAAAAGCCCGAGGGCTAGAAGTGGTCTCTAGCCTTGCCGAAGACGAGGGGATGTGGTTTCCCTTTGGTGGGGACCACGTAACGTTCCATATGGGCTCTGTGGGCTTTCCAATAGACATCCTGTTTATCAAGGATAGCATTCTAGGTCTCAAGGTGGCCAAGATTATCCATAATGCCCAACCGGGTGCCCGAGAGCATTGGTCTTGTGATAGGGTTCGTGGTGTTTTGGAAATTCCTGGTGGTAGCTGCAAAGCCCTTGGTATTAAGCTTAATTCTTCTGTTGAAGTGTCCTAATGATTAATCAAAAAATTGCTGAACTTAATATTACTGTTGCTAAATCTTTAGTTGAATTAGATTCAAAGTATCGACAGTTAAATGAATTAGCAGCTAAAGACGATAATATACCTGTAGAAGATTTAGAGAAGTATAAAGTTCTCAAAGAAAGTATGGAAAAGTTAATTTCTATACTGGGTGATATTGGAACTAAGTTTAATAACTTTTGAGAGAGAGAGAGAAATTATGAGAGTCAGATCACAAAGACGTAGAGGTTATCGAAGACATAGTGCAGGACAAGAACTGTGTGAGAATTGTTTGTACTACGATGAGAGCAATAAGAATCCAGCAAAGTACAAAGCGTATATGCATCACCCCTTTGGTAATACAGGAGATCGTTGGGTGTACCTTTGTGAAGACTGTGCAGAAGATTGGGTAGATGATGAGGGTAACCCCCCAATTCCTATTAGTGGACGTAGAGGTTATCGAAGACATAATGCCGCGTTCCAAGATCTGGAAACCCAAGATTGGGAAACCCGATATAGGGAAGCCCGAAAAATTTTTAAGTACGTGAGAGACAACAAACGCTGTCCTATATGTGATCGTCCTCTTTTTGTTTATGAGGAGTATGGTGTTGGTGGGTTTATTGAAAACGAGAGTGTTGGTTGTCCTTGTGGGTTACGCATAAGCCCGGCTGATGGTATTTATAAAATACCTAAGGGAAAAGGTGCTGCTCTAAGACATAACTCTGCGTTCCAAGCCGAGGTGCTAGATAAATTGGATCGGGTGCTTCAAATTACAGGTCCAGATGATGAGCTAGAGACTATGATCCTGGAAATGTCAGATGAGGAAGCTGAAGACGTTTTGGATGAAATCCTGCGTGACAATAGAGTGGATAAGGCAGCACATAAAAGGGGGTAAGAATGTACCGTAAAGTTAGAGCACAGGCAGCAGAATGGAAGAAAATTCCTTTCAATGAGATTTATGCTTTAGGTACTCCAGAAGATGATTTTTTATCTAGTGAGGATGGGTTGGTTTACGCGCTATTTCCTAGAGAACCCGCTGTAGTTAAGTATAATCAAAAGGACCTGGATGCAGGAAAATATGGGTGGATTATGCTGTTTAATCACCCCGATGACGCAAAAAACTTTTTTGATCAGATAGAAGACGTAGCTGCACAGGCATACTATGATGGATCTGAGGTAGACATATCTACCAATTTTTCTGGGATTTATAGTATACAGTTACTGGAATTACTTAGCGATTCGTATATTTATGCTAGAGCAAAAGTTTTGGAGGATCACCCAGAGTTAGGGGAGGGACATACGTATGGTGGTATTGTTTTAATTACTGAGGATGCCGCATGCGATGCTTACCCAGAAGAATTTTATCAGTATGCATTGGATTATATAAATAATCATGCTAAAGATTACGACGTAGATCGTGAAGATGTTAATCAGGCCAAAAGAGATCTGTGGGAAATTATAAAGGGGTAAAACATGAAACGCAATGCTTTCAAAATCTATTTAGATAATATGGACCATGACGACGGTTTCGTAACTGTCCATACTTTCGATATTGAAGAGGCTGTATATGAATTTAGTATCATGGATACTATGTGGGAAGCACCCAGTGATATGGATATAGCATACGCTATTATTATGGATAAACCCGGTTTGGTAGAAGAGCTAAAAGCTGATGGTTACGAAGTGGATGATTCGAATTATTATGAGATGGATGAGTCGGAATGGGAGGAGATTCGGAAGAAGTATAGTTCTAGAAAATGGGCGCAGAGGGACTGGGATGCAAGAAAGCTGGCTGAGGTATTACAAGATAATTTTGCATCTTGGGTGGTAAAAGAAGAGTTGCTAGAGGATTGGGGAATTGTTTTAGATCATTTATCTGATAAATATTCTAGATCAGAATTAGAAGCTATCCCGGAGCACATTTGGGTAAAAGCCTGGGATATATTTGATCGTGCTTTAATGCCTGAAGCCCCACGCAATAGAAGTTATTAATAAAAATGGAAACACAAATCAAAAACATAATGGAATTGAAAACTAAGATCCAAGAGATCTCTGGATCTTTGGTAGCCTCTGTAGAAAAGCTACTAGGTATGGCCAAAGAAGAGTTGAACGAAGAAAAAATAGAGAAGCTATTGGATCAAGGTGAAGCATCGATAGAGATTACGGATTCTTTAGCTGACCATGCGGATCAAATGTCTGTGCAGCTAAACGATTTGCTAGATGTTATTACTCCTGAGGAGTAGTAATGATTCATACTAGCCCAGAACCTATAGAGAAGGGTGATATTAACCCTTTTGGTGTAGCGGGTGATTGTTTATTCTTCTCTGATGGTATTTATATGATGACAGAAAGTTCTACTGTTTATGTGTATGAAGCGGATTTCGATTGTGTGCCTGTGTATAAGTTATACGACGAAGAGATTATTAACGATATTGCAGAACGCTTTAGGGTTGATTTAGAAACTGCAGAAAAGATACTTGATGGAAGAGCATCAGAGTATCACGACAAAGCAGACGCGGAAGATTCGTGGTGGCTTCAGGGTAAGCGGGGTGAGTGTGGTAAAAAAATGGGGTTCGATGGTTGCGAAGACATAGATGAGCAGGGAACAGTTTATATCGTCCCTATGACGGGTCGTGAAGATGAGTTAGAATTGGTAGAAATTATACGAAAGGGAAAGTATTTAAGACAAGGATTTTTTGGTAGCGTAGGTATACAGGATATAAATCCTTTTGATCCCTTACCTAAAGATGTTTGGATCCATGGTAGGTCTAGTAGACACGACCTAAATACGGGTCACATTATCCTATGCAGCAAAAGTTGGGATGTTGGTATTCAGTACTCTACTGAAGATGGTGGTGTATGGCTTATTCAGCCAAAGCCTAATGCTAGACTTATTAATATGAATGAGCCACAAATGTTAAATCTAGTGATTAAAGCTATTACTGAAGACTTTTTTAGTGGAAACATTTTACCAGAATACATAGAAGAATACATAGAGAGAGAAGGAAACCCGGATGATGATTATGAAGATTCTATTAAATCTTTGAGTATGGAATTTAACCCAAAAAATATAGTAGAATCTGCAGAAGCGTTTGACAACTATGAATTGGTTAATTGGTTTGGGGATCATTTTGATCCTTCTGCTGTGATTACTAATGACGGATTAGTGGTTTATGATATAGACGATATGTATACTAGAAATTTAGGTGTTATTGATTATCAACACTAGAGGAGTTTATTTATGAAGATCAAAGCCCAAGAATACTACGATCCAGATGAAGTTAAATCCAACATTATAGATTTGCTCTATGCCATTACTATGCTTGCCGGTGAAGTATCTCAAGAGGTAGGTAATAAGATTGTAGAGCTAGATCCCGGTCTTGAGAATATGTTACGGGATAACATGTTTGAGATTCAACAGCACGCTTCTGAGATTGATAGTCTGCTAGATAACCTATAGGAGTTTAACTATGCGCTTGACCAATAAGTACCCTAAAGAAACTCTTAGACTGGCCCAAAGGCTTATAAATAAAGAGCCCATAAACAGGGTAGCTCAAGAGGAAGATAACTACTCTGCTAAAGACGATGCTCTTCAGCATGCCAAGTCTTATTGGTTCATGGGCATGGCGTGGGAAGAGATAGAGGCTTTACTAGAGGACATGGGCTTCTCGCCTCAGATTGTAAATAGCGTAATTAAACAAACCCAAGAATATGCCCATGAGACATTAAATCAAGGTCCATTTAAGAGTCTCAAAGAGGGGCAGCTTATAAGGCTTAATAACAAAGATGTATATCCTTTGATTCGCAGATCGGCTAATCACGTAGTAGTAGGGATGGAACCAGAGAAAGAGCTGGAAGTCAAGGCCAATCAGATTGACTTTGATGCATCTAGGTTATTAAGAAAGGCTTACTTGCTAAGAAAAGTAGCTCATAAGATTTACGTACAAAGTCAAAAGAAACTCAAGGGACCAACTACTAGTATTACGCTTCCTGGCGCACCTATGGCAGCCCCAGATCAACCAGATATGCCTGAGACGTTTAAGGAACGAACAACCCCTACTAGAAGGGCTCCTCATGATTACGGTGAATTTATTCCTGAGAAGTTTATGGATGTGAAGGAAGTTGATAAAGCAGCGCAACAAGCATTAAATCGGGTAGAAGCGTTGGGGCAAGATATTGATAATATCCAATCCGAAGTTGATCTTGCAAAAGAAATGATGAAGGAAGCTCAAGAAAAGCTAAAGAAAAAGCAAATGAAACGTACCGAGATTATGCAGTCTATCTATGCTACTTTGAGCAATGAACAACAAACATTGTCTAAACTTGAAGATGTGGTTGTAAGACGCTTTAAAGAGAAAATTGTAGCCGTAAGAGCCCAAGTGTTGAGTACCCCAGTACCTGCAGGCCCAATTGAAGAGATGAATTATGTATTAGACTTTTTGAAAAACAAATTCCCAAAGATTGCAGAAGAGGTGGATAAAGAGATTGAATTATTTAGGATGGCAAACGATACTATAGAAGAGAAGCTACAAAAAGAGTTTGCGATTATTGAACCAGGAAAGACCCGAATGGGTTATAGGGTTGATGCGCAGGTATGGACCAAGGTTAAAAACTGGTTCAAGGATGTGTGGGATTCTGTAAAGAATGCTATCTTTGGGATTGAGCAAAGCATAGATGAGGTTGAAGAGGGTATAGGTATAATGGATCAATTTTTAGTAGCTTCTGAAACCGGAAGAAAGGCAAAGAGGGTTAGCCAAGCTATGCGGTTAGCAAGAAGACGATGAAGCTCAGAGCTGCGGTCTACAAAGAAGAAAAGCCTGGAACGCTAAAATGCGTTGGGCGTGGTGCATGTATTGCTTATGTTCCCGTGATGGCATCAGGTGAGCCTTACGTATCTTTTAATTTTGGGAACTATAGAATACATATAAATAAAAAAGACTTTGAAATATTTTGTAGAAAGTACATAACCAAGATTACTGCCGTGACAAAAACATAAGTAATTTTTGTATTATAGCCTGGAGGATGTTATGGAATTATTCTATGACAGAGTTAGTAAAATGTTTACTTTGGTAGCTAGGGAAGAGGTTATCTTCCTGGGACCTATTACCCATTCCGTACAAAAACTAAAACAGTACGGCTTTACCTGTAATCAAGCACGGGAAGCTGTATTGCAAGCAGTCTTTAATGGCGGTGCTCCTGTGAATATGCATACCATCGAGAGGATTGCGGGGAGCAAATTCTATGTTAGAGCAATGGAGAGGGCGGCGAATACATAATGTTATATACAATCCTCCATGTAAGCTGCAGGTTTATGTTAAGTTAAGGAATGGGCGTTGCCCTTTCTCTGGTTTAACAAACTGTGATTTATGTATTGCCAATGATCATGATCAAAACTGCGTAGACATATTGAGGGACACTAAACCGGAAGGGTATGGTTGGGTATGAAAAAAACAGGACAATTAATTGTGCCTGGTAAAGATGGGGATCCCAGAAGACAAGCAGATCAACAACCATACGAAAAGAGTAGTGCTGTAGAGAGCCCACCAAAAACCCCTCACAGCTTTACCCTTTACAGCTCTATGCGTAAGCGTGGGCAATTGAACGCAACAAACGCTTATGGAAGTGAGAATACTGGGGGTAACAGTGTTGCACAGGCCCCTCTTTTTTACGATTATAGAAAGTCTACCCCTGATAAATATTACTTTCCAAGGAATAGAAGATTAGCAAATGCTGTATGGCGTGAGATGTATCGCAGGGACGCGGTTGTGTCAATTGCAACTGACATGTATTCTGAGCTTCCATGGTCTGCTTTCGACCTAGTTGGTATTGATGATCCAGGAATAAAAAAAGTTTACGAGGATATGTTTAATAAGTTAAACTTAGTCCCAAAGCTCGCGGGCTTTACCAGGGATTACTTGATAACCGGAGAGCTTATTCTGCATGCTATCTTTGACTCTACAGAAGGTATATGGGCGCGTGTTATTCCGCATGATCCAGATTACGTAAGAATTGAAGGTGTTGGTCTTGCGGTAGAACAACCTTTGCTTTGGTTATTACCAACGCCAGAGATTCGAAAACTCGTAAACGCGCAGGACCCTTTGTTTAGGAGACTTCAAAAATTCATACCTAGAGACATTATGAATGCTTTTAGGATGAATCGAGCTATTCCTTTGGAGTCTTTGAACACGACATTTCTAGCGCGTAAGATTAATTCTACAGATATACGTGGAACGAGTTTCTATACAAGACTATATCGTACCACTATGTACGAAGACTTTGTAGTTAATGCATCTTTGGCAATTGCACAAAGACATGCAGCTCCATTAAGAATTTTCAAATTGGGTGATCCGGCGACAGGGTGGTTAGGTAGTCAAGAAGACGAAGAAGCCTTAGCGTATCAGCTAAGTTTGGCAGAGTCGGATCCTTTGGCTGCCATCATCACGCATAATGCTTTAAGTGTTGAGTTAGTCGGAGTAAGCGATAGGGTTTTATTGATCTCTCGTGAATGGGATTTTATCGAGCGTATCAAACTGTTGGCGATGGGTATTGCCAAGAGCTTTTTGATAGGTGAGGCTTCATTCGCGGCTGCTATTGCGGGTCTTCAGACCTTGCTTGAAAGGTTGGCTTCAATCCGTATGCTTTTTGAGCAAGAGTGGATCATAAAGAAACTTTGTGTTCCTATTGCGGAAATGCACGATTTTTATAAGACCCCAGAAAAAGAATTAGAAAACAGGATCAGAGTACAAAGACCTAAAGATCCTTTGGTACCTACTATTAAGTGGCGCAAAAACCTAGATCCAAGTCAAGATGTTTCTATCCTGGGTGTGTGGCGAGATCTTAAGGATAGAGGTATTCTTTCTGACAGAACATACTCTCAGGGTGCGGGTGTTGACCTGGATGTTGAGCGTAAGAATCAGGAAGAAGAGCGACAATACGTAGTAGACCATCCTGAGTTTTTCCCTGAAGCTGAAAGTGAGGAGGAAGGTGAGGAAGCTCCAGGACCGGCCCCTAGAGCCCCTAGAAGTGCCCCTGGGGGCGGTGGAGGCGGTGGGGCATCACCTTTGCCCTTACCTGGGGCTTCGAAGCAAAGCTCGATTACTAAAGAATTTGCAGAGGATCTGGAGGACCAGATTTCTAAACTAGCAGAAATGGATGATCGGGTTCATGTGCAAGACGTTCTAGATCTTATTAAGAGTAATGGGCCTGTAGATGGGGATACTAAGAAGCGTATAGATAATATAGAGAGGTTAATTCCGAAGGGAGGGGCAAATTTGCTAACAGGATCGGGGTAAGAAATGCTAATACGTTGGTACGTTAATTTTTTATACAAAGTAATCAAGGGCGAATACAGATCAAAAACATATACACCGCCTAGTAATCCTAAAGAACTCAAAAATTTTGTAGGAAAGATGGGCTATGTTGAGGACCCTAAAAGAAAGGGTTTTGTAAAGATTAATCCTGCATGGATCAAAGAAAATTTGGTCATACTAAATTTGCCTGTCCCAATCCCTTTAATGGATAAGTTCTGGACAATACAAGTTCACAAAAAATTAGCTTTGAACGTTAGAAATTTGTTCTACGACTACATAATTAATAAATACGACAATCTATATCCGATCTACCAACTAGGTGGTTTTGTTCCAAGGCATAAGCTGTCTAATCCAACAAAGTCATTGTCGTTACATGCTTATGGTATGGCAATCGATATTAATTGGAAGGAGAATAAACTAAACACCCGGGGAAATATGCCTGTTGAGGTTGTGACGCTGTTTAAACAGTATGGGTGGCAGTGGGGTGGTTTTTGGCGAAGACCCAAAGATCCAATGCATTTCCAGTATTATGTTGAGTAGGAGGAAAATATGGATACTGATTTTAAAGAAGATAGGACTAAGGAATTACCGGGGCAAGCAAAAGAAGAAATTATTAGAGCTATCGGTCGTGATGCCCCGCTGAGTAGGGTAGCTGCTCTACAAAAGAAAATAACCTATGAAAAGGAATTGGCTAGACGAAGGGCAAGAGCTAAAGTTGCAAAACAAACTAGAAAAGCACAAAGACGTAGAAGGAAAGGGAAGTAATGGGTCGTTGGTTCGAAGGTTTTTTCGAAGAAAAGATTAAGAAGGATGCCATTGCTAAAGCTAAAGAACAAAAGTGGCGTGTTTGGGCTATCCAACAAGATGGGTATCTTTCTTACTACGCGGGTTCTAAATTACCAGAAGCTATTCAAAGAAAATTAGGAAAGCAGATCCATGCAAAAGAAATTGGGATTGAAGATAAAAATACTTAAGGTGCTAGTTTGGTTTGCTCTTCGCTGTAGGCTTTACTACCTTTGGAGTCGCTTTTATCAATGTGCTTTTGAATCCAAATGGGATTCAGTTGTTCTACCCCAACCACTTTCTACAACCGAGTTTGAAAACCTAATAGGTTCATTTGGTTGGCGTGAAGATACATGGTACATGTTAGGTGACGTTATCTCAAGCCCAAAGGCAATTTACGGTAGATGGTTAGAGAAGGGCGCACCCCAAGGAGATTGCGATGATCATTCTTACTTTGCCATGCATATGATTAGGAGCATGAGTGAGCGTGGTGTTTTGACCGGGACAACTGGAATTAAGATTAAGGTTCGAGATCTTTTTTTATTGTCCGTTCCATTTTACGGTCATAATGTTGGCGGTCATAATGTTTGCGTTTTTAATTATAGACTCAACGATTTTATCCGATGGGCCTATGTCAGTAATTGGTATGATGGTAAGATCCAGTGGGGTTATGAAAATTTGGAAAGTATTGTAAAGTCAGTTCTTCGAGAAAGAATATCTTTGGGTTGGGCCATAGCTGATAAAAACCTAAGACTAGTGAGGTACGAAAGTGGGATTGCCAGTTAAGTCTTTATCGCCGACCAAGGTTGATTGTTACTTTGGCTGTAAGCGTCTTTTCAAGTATCGCTATATAAAGGCACCTTTTGAGGTACCTGAGAATAAGTATTTTCTGATTGGGAGTATTGCCCACAAGGCTTTGGAAAATTTCCACAAGGGATTACCTAATTCAGGATCGACAGATATACGAAAATTAATGAGTGATAGTTTTAGGCAGGCTTACCAAGAATATAAAGTCCCGGATAAAATAAAGAGTGGTTTGTTTGTAAAAAACGATGTACAAAGTATCCATACTATGCTCAAAGGCTACTTAGAGTATTACTCTGGTTTTGCTTCTTTTCCAAAGACGGTATTTATTGAGCGGTTGTTTAATGTATCTATCTCTGATGTTCAGGTTTGGGGGAAAGCCGATAGAGTGGATAAGCTCGATGACTGTGTAAAAATTGTAGACTATAAAACCAACTCTAAGCCGTTTACGAAGAATCAAATCAAAGAGTCAGTTCAGCTTCCTACTTATGGTATTTGGTTACGGAGGATGGGTAAGATACCAGAAGATTTTCCTATCTACGGTGAATACATATACCTAAAGCATATGGGCACGAAGCGGGAAGCAAAGACCTATGAGATCACAGATGCACTTATTGCTGATGCCATTGAAAAATACAGCCGAGTAGTTTTTGAGCTAAAAAATGGGGCAAAATTTCCTAGAAACACTAAGTATCAATATTGCTTTAACTGTGACTACAAATTGTATTGTAACCGTGATGGGGAGGATGGATTATGATTATTGATGCTGAGATTTTTAATAAGTCTATAGCTACGCTTCGAAAGTTATCAGACAAGTATTTATTCGGATTTTATGGCTTGTCTTTTACTAAGCGGATTAACACTTTACGGTTATTTATTACTAATGGGGAGTTTTATATATTTACAGACATACCTGCTAAGGAACACTCCGGGGATAAATTGGAACCAAGAACGGTATACAGTTTTGGGTGTCCTCGATTAAGTATCCCCAATAATGGTAGGATTGCGCTCAAGATTAAAAATAAAAGTGTGGTGATCGGAAACTCTACTAAGCACGAAAAGTTTGATATTAAAATACGAAAAGAAGATGACCTATTGAGTTCTTGTACTTGGGGGGTTCAAGATACCTTAACAGCCGAAGATCTACCCAAACTACTGTATACCCTAAGAGCGCAAAGTTCGATGCCCGCTTACATTTGTAATGATGGCATATTTGTAGCTGATCCTCATAGGATACATGGGGCAAATTTTAATTGGGCTGATATAGAAAGCGGTGTCACAAGTTCTGGGGTGATTAAGGTTCTTTCTGTACTGTTGAGGAAGATGAGTAATATTGAGGTATCAGCTTACAAAAACTATATTAGGTTTTCTACGGATAGATGGCACATTGTTTCCCGATTAGTAAAAACAGATGAGGTAAAAGAATGTAAATCTGTGGTTGATAAAAAATCGTGGTCGGCTACTGGGGTATTTCAGAATAACGCTGTTATAAACGCCCTTAGTAACACGAGTCAGCATGTCTACCTTGATCTAGATAAGGAGTTGACTTTAGAATCCGATATGGATAGTGTAAAACTCTCTTCAGATAACCGGATCGACATGAAGACAAAGGCTAGGGCTCAGTTTAATTCGAAGTTGCTAAAAGATTTACTCTATGATCATGAGGATGAGGTAAAGATAGCTTTTGGTGAAGAAAAGCAACCTTTGTATGTATTTTATCAGGCTTGCAAGGGTGTTTTAGCTCCTGTAATCGATACCTAGTGAGGTTTGAAATGGCATTTAAGAAAAGTGGTCAGGCACCAATCCAAGAAATCTATTGTTCGTGTGGAGGTAAGATTAATAAGGAAACTAAGAAATGTGAGAAGTGCGGTAAAGAATACACCCCACCAAAAGATTAAAAAACTACATTAGTTAAACATTATTTCAAAAAAAAGTTAGTCTACTTCTATAGGTAGTTCACATCCTATAGGAGTAGATTAATGTTTTATAAGATTGCCTCAGTACCCGTCGTAGGTGTATATCAATCCTCAGGGAAATTTAGTAAATGCGCTCAGAAAAACGCTGACATCAGCAATATAGAGCACGATACGGTACAAAGAGCACTAAACTTAATATCGCCTAGTGTTCTGGCTGGGGTTGCTAAGGTATACGATCTTTCTCCAAGCATTGACGATTACATTTTCCCTGTTCCCAGAGCGGTTGCTGCAGATATCCCAAACAGTAATGGTGATATGTTTCCGCATGAAGAGCTAGTTAGGTTTTCTTCAGCGCACAAGTGTCTTGTGTTTCAGACTTTTCGTAACGTGCCTCTTCATATTGAGCATGCTTCAGCTAACCCGAAAGCGGCTCGTGGTTTTATCCCTGATGCCTACTATATGCAGAGTGATCCTAAAGATAGGCATGTACTTACTGTTGTTGCTATGGATACGACAAAGGATCCCCCACTAGCGGAAGGTTTGTTGAGCGGGGATATTGATAAATTCTCCATGGGCTGTGCCTGTGGGCATGTTGACTGTAGCTACTGTAATAAGCGTGCTTATACAGATAACGATCTTTGTGATCATATCCGTTGGCACAAGATGAGCTATATCAACGGTAAATTAGTATACGAAAAGTGTGGTGACGTTGAGTATCGAGAGCTGTCCTCTGTGGGTGATCCCGCATATGCTGGAGCGACAACACAGTACTTGCTAAAAGCTGCAGCACGTAAACGACAAAAAGCAGCAAGTGTAGCTACCCATCCTTTACTCTATAATCTGGTTTCAACGGAGGACGCTGGAGAGTTTGTTCGTTATGTTCAGGGCAACCTATCTAGATTACCCGAATCCGTTTTACGGGTAGTTGATAGGTTGATTTAACTAAGGTTAGAAAACACTAGTTAAACAATTTATTTAATCAATCCTAAAATTGTACAAAGGAGTAACACATGAAACCAGGGCTTAGAGCTAAAATAGCCAACAAAGCGCGTAGGCATCTAATTCGAGCGCAAGAGGAAGAAGCCAAAGCTCCCGTTCCTGAGATTGGGGATGAAGGACCGAGCGGTGGAAATGAAGGTCCGGACAAGGCTGAAATTGAGGAAGAGGTAGAAGAAGAGGTTCGGGAAGAAAAAGAGGAAGAGGTACAGCTCGAAGAGTTAGGCGATAAACTTGATGAGTTGGCCGATACTAACGAAGTCATCGTGGATTCCTTAGAAGATATTAAAAAGGTTATTGAAAAAGGTGTTGATGATTCTGGGATGGAAGAAGAGCTGGATGAAGCCCAAGAGGAAGAAAGCGAAGATTTCACTGCGGAGGAATTCGGTATCAATCCCGATAATCTGGTCGTGAGCAAAGAGGATCCAATGAGCGTTAAATCAAAATTAAGAGCTGCGAGAAAGGCCCGTCTATACAAGAAGTCCGAGAGCATGACTCCGTTTAAGGATCTTGGTGATTCTTTTAGTTACGATAAGGCAAAGAGTAAGAAGTACAAAAGCACGATTCCCTCTGCCCCTAATACTAAGGTTAAGGCAGATCCGGCCCCCGATATGTTCAAGATTGCTAATATCGAGTTGGAGCTTGGTAGAGACAAAAGGAATTGGATCGTCTTACAGAAGAAAGCGGGAAAAGAAATCCCATTTTGTATCGTCCCGGTTAAAAATCCTATTCAGGCTACCAGATCTTTCGGGATTAATCTTTTGCGGCAAATGAAGGCTAGAGGTGTTGTAAATACACTCAAAAAGTACAATGCCAAACGCATCGTGGTTAAGAAAAAGGCACACAAGACCGCAAGCGGTAAAGATCACCACAGACGGTTTGTCCGTGCTTTCAAATTGGCTTTGACCGCTATGAATAAAAATCTAGTTTCGAATCCGCTCAAGGCTTCCATGCTTGAGGTTTTAGACAACTTTGGCATTGAAGCTTCGGATGCCATTACGGCTATAGAAGGCACTTTCCATAAGGCGTCTATGGATCATTTCGATGTAGCGCTTAATGAGACCGCAAAATACTTAGCTAAGAGCGATGAAGCTTTTGTTGAGATTGAAGCTGCCATTGGTGAGATGAACACTGATGTTCCCAAGGTTGCTTCTTCTGGATCTAAATTGTCACAAAAGGCGCAAGATCTTCGAAGGCAGGCGTCTCACAACTCTTTAAATATTTCGACAGCAAGTGATTATACCCCTAATGAAGCTGAATCGTTAGCACAGAGAATTCAACGTGCATTACCTAAACCAAGACTGTCCCATGTCGGGCAGTATGTAAAAAAGATGTAAGCCATTGTTCTGAGTAAACCTATATTTTTGTTTTTCTACAAAGGAGATAAACTATGATCGACAAACAAGTATCCTATGCTTACTATCGTCCATTTTACCATGTGGATAGCAATGTTAGTATCGTTGCTGGTATGATTGCCTTTTTGGCTACTGATGCCAGCGGTGTTACCGTTGCTACAACCGCAGCTTCGGGTACGGTTCCTATTGGGACCTTTTGGAAGGATGCTGCTTCTACTTATATTAGAACAACGGTAGAATCTCAGAGCTTCTCAACTACGACCGGAACTATTAATCTTCGCGGTGGCAATATCACTGGTACCACGAAGATTAAGGTTACTAACTCTGCGGGCACGACCACCTATACGCAGGGTACCGATTACTCTATCTCGACGGCTAATGGTGTTGTGACTCGAATTGCTGCAGGTGCAATCACGGCAGGCCAGACTGTGGTTATTTGGTATGAGTATTCGGTAAGTAGCTCTCAGCTTCAGTACGAGATGTCTTCGACTAGGTGGAGTACGAGTCAGAATTATGATCGGTGCCGTAACGACACTTTAGGGAGTGATCGGATTGCGATTGCCGAAGGCGATGCAATTCTCTACACCGATCAATACGATGTAGCGCAAACCTACACTTTGAATTGTGCGCTGCGCTCCGATGCTAACAGCCTGTGGACAAGTGCTGGGATTGCCGGTGGTGCTATCAGTTCTGTTTGTGGTCGCTGTATTAACGTTCCTACTGCTGCTAACCCGTTCCTTGGGGTTGCCCAAGTTCGTGTGACTGCGTAAACAATAATAAAAATAAATCGTAAGGAGGAGGACTAAGAATGCGCTTCAATAATCCGTATCTTAAAAAAGCCGCCGCTGCCACGGTCTCTATTGACAAGCGGACGGGAGACGAATTCAATCCGCCTAGTTTCGGTAGGGTGGCTCGGAACGGTAAGCGTCCTGAGTCTTCTTCCGAACGTTTATTTAGTCAGCATGGCGAGCTGAATGCATCCAATAACCCAGAAGCTCTGGATAAGATCCAAGGCGTATTGGACGGTGTTGCGAGTGGTAAGTATCAGATTGCTCGTGAAGCTTCTTTTTCAGATGGTATGGAGGATGCCGAAGCTGAAGCTATCTTGAAAGAGGCTTTCTCGGATCCCACGTCTCAGGGATTTAGGATGGTTGGCCAGGGCATAATCAACGTGATCAAAGAAGTGATTGACTACGAGGGTCTTGCTCGAAAAGTTTGGATGCCCCGTACCGTAGGATCAGGCGATGTTATTCGTTATGATAAAGATCCGTATGTCCTTGGCTTTCAGATTGCCGAGGATGGTCAGACTCCACAGAGCGTAGTTGAGGGTCGCTACTACTACCCACCGGAGTTTGAAGTTACCGCCTATCCTTCGATTGAGATCAAGGATAAGTTCCGCGCACAGTTTGATATCGTGCAACGAGCGCAAGATAAGGCACGTCAAGCCATCGAATACCAAGAAGACCTGGCTATGATTAACCTGTTTGCCGCTGGCGCGAATGCGGCTAATACGACTACTTTCTTTGCGGCTCTGAACCTGGCTGCCTTAGAGAGTATTCGATATCAGGTTGAACGGCATCGCCTTGTCTTGGACAAATTCATCGTCCATCGTCAAGAGATCTCTGATCTCGTAACCACCGTAAGCCAGCAGGTAGACCCGATTGCGCAACGTGAATTAATTCTTGCTGGTTATATCGGTGTGATTCTCAATGCTATGGTTATTACGACCGCTGGCACAAACACCTATGAGATCTTGAGTCCGGGAGAGGTTTACGGTGTTGCGGCTCCTGAGTACCTGGGTGGCATGCCTATCCGGGTTGAGCTGTTCTCGAAACCCACGGATGAATTCATGGAAGGTAGACCCCGCGAGGGTTGGTTCTTCTATGAGCTGATCTCTATGTACCTTGGCAATGCTGCTGGTGTTGCCTACGGTTCGCGGCTGTAGTTACTTGTGGCGAGTGCTTCGTATCGGTTACCTTGATCAACTAGCCCTTGGTCAGGGTAACCACTTTTCTAATCTATACTAAGGAGAGTAGGGCTATGCGGATCAATAAAATCGCACTTAGAAACGAATTGGACAAAGCGGCTGAGTATCTTGAGCGTGAAGGTCGAAATGACTTGGCGGCTAAAGTGGATAGATATAACGATATGCTTATGCGTGCTAGGGACTTGCGCACAGTAGCTATGGTTGAGCGTGGCCTAGAGCGCATTTATAATCAACTCGAAGATCGTAGATCACGTCGCCCGGTAGCTAGGCGGCGACCGTTAGCACGTAGACGCCCGGTGGCACGTAGGCGGGCTGTTGCTCGGAGACCTATTAGCAGAAGGCCCGTAGCTCGACGTAGACCCCTTCGTGCCGCAGAAGCAGTACGTAGAGCAAGGCTTCGAGCTTTGGCGCGTAGAGCAGCACAACGTCGCATGAGGCAAGCTCGAAGAGTAAGCCCCCGATTAGCTTCTTTGCGTAGGGCACGAAGAAGGGCCAGTATCTCTAGGCGTCCGCTTCCTCGTAGGCGATTTCGGTAACCAAATTTAGATATGTATGCATTAGGGCGCATTCGAGGGATCCTTGATTGCGCCCTTTTTATTGGAGGGTTTTATGGTTCCTCACGAACTAGGACTAAAGATAGAAAAGATAATTAATATATTATCGGATCAATTCAAGGTAGAGGATGTATACTTTAACCCCATAGCTATAGATAGACTAAGTGACAGAGTACCTGAACTAAAAGAGATGGGCTTTATATTAAACAAGACTGAGACTGAGACAGAAAGAGGATCTATAATTGGTGGTCAGATAGAAGCACCCAATGGGGAAGATCTTAGTCTTGGATCTGTGTTGTTAGATGGGAAAAAAGTTAAGGTACAAAAATCTTTAGTTACTATTGATCATCTTATTAACTTTATCAAAGATAGCATACAATAGTTAACTTTATACTATGTATACTTGTTAGTATTGTATTATTATTTTTGCTTTGCCAACGAAAAGGAGAAAAAAATGCAAGCCAAGAAGAGAAGTGAAAAACCTGTGAAATTAACTTTGCAATACCTTATTAATAAGCGATTACCCATTTGGGTAAGAAATGCTACCGGAGATCCTGGGATTACTAAAGAACCCGGTTTCATCCCGTTACAGGTCGGTGCGGGTGAAACTCGTGGTAGGGTTATTATTCCACCGGGAGATGATCCTGTGTGTATTACGGATCAGATGGATCCTGAATCTTTGAGAACGTGCCGTGACCTATATGCTGCAGTGAATGCGGGTGCTTTAGAATTATTAGATCCGGATAAAGCTGAAGAGTATTATCGGATCAACCGTGAACGTAGGGCAATTTCTAAAGACAAGATTAATAGAGTACGTCGTAATCTTCCTGACGTTCTTATCCCCCCTGCGGTAGAGCAGCCTGAGAGTTTGATTCATCCGAAGGTTGAAAATATCTGTTCGCAGATAGCAAGCCGTAAAGTCCCAGAGCTGAATGTCATGGAAAGTTTTAGAGAGATTCAAAAGATTTTGAAAGAAGCTGACTATGCTTATATTGAGAAGCATGGTGTATACGATAAAGTAAAGAAGTGGGCACAGGATCGATTGAATAAATTAAACGATCCTATTGAAAAAGCGATTAAATAGTTAGCAAAGGAAAGGGGATAATGTTAGGACAATCCCCCCACCTCGGCATTATCCCCCTTCCTTGCATTTTGTGAGGTTTTGATGAACTATCCTATTGTCAATCAGGTTGTCAGTACTGTTACTACGAGTGCATCTGGTACGGCTTCAGTAATACCCGTAAGAAGCAATACACCATTTACAGATTTGACTTTAATTGTTCGACCTTTGGAAGCTATTGTTACTTACCAAGTGGATGTTTATTTCAATGGGGAATTATCTGAGAGCCATAATTACCCTGACGGTGCTGCTAGAGTCGTAGCGCATATGAACTATCCTAATGTTTGGTTCCCTGCTAATGTTGGAGTAGATACGATACCAAAATATTTTGATCCAAATCGAAATGTGTATATAGGTTTACCTGTACAAATTACTATTACCAATAATAGTTCAGGGAATCGATCTTTTGAAGTCATGGCTATTTTCAAAGGCTATAACAATTGTACGTTTGTACGCGCTAACCAAGAGGAGTAAGTAAAGATTATTCCCTACCTTTTATGGAAGAGGAGGATTGGGGTCAATGGTGCAAGGAGGATCTAGAGTTCCTATTAGATGGGCTTGCTTCGGGGTATGAAAAAAGATAGATTGGTAGAAATAGCTTCCGATATAGATGCTTTATACGTAGATAAAGACGATACAGAAGTAAAATTCGCAGCGGTTTACGGTATTGTATCGACAGAAACTTTGGATAGTGCTGTCCTAAGCACTAGGAGTTTACTATAGGAAAGGTCTTGCCATGCACTACACGGCCAAAGGTCCCATGATCGATAAAGGTGTAGATCAAGCGATTGAGGAATTCAAAGCTGAACGCGGTATTAGAGTAGACTATAATACCTGGCAGGAAGCGTTAGAGCTTGCGCGTGAAGAAGCTAGAAGTAAGTCAGATGCTAAGACTCTGGCCTTAGAGTATTTTAGAGAAGTATATGAGCCTGGAACTCGTATGATGTATTAAGGAGTACTAATATGCCCTTTGCACAAAGACCCTGGCTAGATCCAAAGCCTCAAGGTGTGTACCAGTTTGCGGAAGAGCACCGACCCGAATGGGCTGTATTTTGGCAAGAAATGGAAGGGGATTACGATAAGGTTTTAGAGTTTGCTAAGAATGCAGAGATTCAAAACCCGGAAGACTGGACCGAGAGTTTGCATCTATTTCTATTCGGTCTGTTTCGTGGTGCCAACCGTTTGTTGAAGACTGCAGCGAAAAAGAGCTTCAAGGATTTCATTGCTCAGGTTGTGGAAAACCATATTAAAGATCCTTACCCAAAACATTGGTATATGTCTTTGGGTATTACTCCTCAAAATTTCATAAGCTTGATGGAGCATGCTGCGGTATTTGACGAAGAAGATCAGGCTATGATTTATCTCAATGCCCGTATGCCTGACTTTGGATCTAAGCTATATAGCGAATACATCCTATCCAAGACTTCACAAGGTAAAGAGCTTAGGACTATTGCTTCTAGGATGAACCATCAAGCATACATGCTTGAGAAAAAGATTACAGGCAGAAAGTTCCCAATTGATATACAACCAGGAGACTGGGTAAAGCACGCAGCATTTCCTGGGGAAGACTTCCAAGTGTTAGAAGTTGACAATGAACCATTCCTAATTGTCCAGGACGATTTTGGTAATGTTAGCTATGTAATGGATGTTTGGAATATTAGCTTTTGAGGTTATGATGATGCGCTCAAGATTTGCCCAAAAAGATAGTGTAAGTATTACTATATCGTTAGACAAAGCCCTAGATATATTGCCAGAGCATGTTAGGGATACTTTAGAATCGATTGAGGAAATGGACATTCCTATATACCCATTTATCTGACAGATTATTACGAGATATATGGTGATAGGATGCCTGACTTTGATTGGAGTTATTAATGCCAAAATATCTATACGATTTAACCAAGCAAGAACGTATGGCAGTTATTGATCTGTTCTTAGATCAATTTGATGCTAACCAACAATATACTATGCTAGACAGGTTATTTGATCTACATCCAGATATTATCTTTGAGTCTATTGCTGACGCGGCCACGGAAGATCAATTTCAAAGTATCATGGATATGCTAAACAATAGTGAATGAGCAAGATAAAGAAAAGGTTGTCTCTGTAAAGGTCTTTGTTACAAACGACCTACCTTTAGCAGCTTACCTGCTTATGCATCGAATCAAACTTATTGACGCTAGAAGGCTAGGGACTAGCTATAAGTTTTCTTTTAAGGATGAGCCTAGAATTCAGAGCTTACAATATCAGTATGTAAATTCCGATTGTGCTATCTTTGACGATGCTATAAGAAAGCTAAAGAAATTACTCTTTGCCCAGAGGACAGCATGAGCCAATCATTTACCGATTTTCATGTAGTGTTGGCTAACCAAACCGAGCCCATTACTTTCTATGTTCGGGATACGTTGACAAACTCCCTAACAGATGTAGCAGGCACTAGTTCTTTTAATTTGATTAACATATCAGATGATTCATCGGAAGATTCAGGATCATTTACGGCATCTGGCGGGACTAGTATTACTCACGCGGGTACAGGGATATATCAATATTCCTTTGATGCTTCTACCTATAACGAAGAGTATTTACTGGCTACGAGATGCATATTAGAAAACGTCACTGTCAGTAATAACGTTTTTGTAAAATCCGTTTCTACCAAGTATTATGCATACGCGGCTCAACTCAGAGTCCAAGTAGATAAGGCAAGAAAGTCAATCAGTGATTATATCGAAAACATGGATCGGGCTTCTACCGACCCCGACATTCAGCTTTTCTATGGATATGATGATAAACATTTAATCTTTTACCTAGATCGCGGTGTTCAATTCATAAATGCAATTCCACCTTATACGAGTTTGACCGTAGACAACTACCCATTTGCTCAATACGGTACAATTTTAATCGATGCTGCTACTATAGCAGCTTTGGAATCTCAGGGAATCTTTTCTATCGATACTGATTTCAATTATGCTTTGGGTGGGAATAGTCTAGTCATTGATCACTACGGAAAGTTGTCTGGGATGATTAGCGCCATCCTGAACCGCTTTACAAAGGCTTCTGTGGGCTTCAAACAACAATATAGGACCAAGGGTACTGTTTTGCATCAGGTTGGCCCTGGGGGCTATATGGGGGCCGGGAGAATCTACTCCGCACTACCTGCAGGATTCTGGTCCAGATTCTTTTCTTCTGCTAGAAGTGATTAAAAAAGTACCCCCCAAACTCTTGCCAAAGTCTGAGGGGCCAGACGGATACGCAGTATTTTTCTTATATCTTAATTAATTCACAGTGTCAAGGAAAACCCCCCTTCAATCGTAGCGGTAATTGAAGGGGGTTATTCCGGAGATCACGTTCGTTAGCTAACTTATCAAAATAGTAATACGTGTCAATAAAAAAGTGCTCCCGGATAATTCCGGGAGCGATCATCAATCCAAGGCCACTTCTAACACCCAAAAGGTAATATACTGTATTAGGCTAATCCTGTCAAATAAAAACTCCTAAGCATTTAGCTTAGGAGCAAGAGAGTCTGCCAACTTAGACATCGAACCAGGATACCAAGCTGAATCGACTCTCTAGTACCTATATTAATAATAGTACTTGAGTGTGTCAACCTTTTTCTATGAGAAGCCAACGTACCTGCATTAGCTGTGATCCTAATAGATTAAGCCCATCTCCGTTTACTTTTCCCCAGTATTTATCGCCCCAGGTATTCTCTTCAATAAGTATCTTTGGGTTAGTCGCTACTAACTTTTTACCTAAATATTTGTTGTGAGTAAATTTGCGGTAAATAATTGCAAACATGATGGGGATACGTATCTGATCCCATCCGGAATAAAGATTAAGAAATCTACCTAGTCTTTTAGCTTCTCCGGGAGTTTTGACTTGTGCTATCCTTTTTTGGTCTTCTAGGCTTTTTGACTTTTGCGCTTGATAAGCATGCTCGGCGGTAGGGAAGATGATACCCCGAAAGGGGACTGATGCTGGATAGAAATTACTTAGAAAAGCGTATTCACCACGGAAGCTTGTAATAGATTTCATAAAGTGTATAATACCAGTTATCTTATGAAACTTAGGTAGGGATCTAGCTCAGTAAAAGCCCTATTCTTATCACCACACCCATAAACCCAATACAAAGAGTGGTTATCGGGTGTGTAACCCATTAGAGTTTGCTTCGCGGGTAATTTGCTTATTTTTTATTTTGTTTTTTGCTCTTATAGCTTTCATAGCTCTATAGCGGGCACCGCAACAATAGCACTTTAATCCACCAGTACCTCGAGTAAACCCATTGTATATTTGACGCATTCCCTGTTTCATAACTAAATCTTATAGATTTTCATTTATCCAAACCGATTCTGTTGTGTTACAACGCTGTCCTGTAATTCCTGTTAAAGCTACAAATGGCAGCCAATCAGACTTATTATTTTCACAGACAATTACTTGCCCCTTTCGTGTTTTGCACCAGTCACTAAGTTCATGATAGTTAATATCATTGATTGCGTAGTGTTCGCCCCCAAACTGATAAGGCGGGTCAATGAACCAAGTTGCCTTAACATTAGGTAGTTTTTTGTAATCGCCAAATTGTGTTTTCCAGTGCTTAATTTAAGGCAATAGTTTTGCTACTCTCTTTAAAAAAAAGTTAGTTGTGCTTGCCCAATTGGGCTTAGATGCTACTTGGCAACTCCATTTTTGAACAATATTTTTAGGTGCTATGCTACCTCTATTGATACAAAAACCTATCAAGTCTTTATGCGGTTTTTCCAAATCAATTTAGCTAATATCTTGGCCGTTATAGAAGTCTGCATTTTCCAAAATCAATTTAGAACTTGCTCTGTTTATTAACCAATTCCAAATATTATATATTACAATATACTTTTCGTTAAGCAATATATTTTTATCTCGGTGCAAAACACTATACCAAGCTGCACCTGCAAACGGTTCTATAATTAATTCGTATTTGGGAAAAGGGTAAAGTTTTGCAATCTTTTTTTTTTTGCTACCGTAGTAACTCCACATCTCCTACCTCGTTTAAAATATTCTATATACCCTAAACGGGATCTCTTTTTCCGGCTCTCCAAACATAATATACAATTTCTCTATTTCAGTACCACATTTTCTCATGTAAGAAAAATCATCACCATCTTTTTTGCATCTTATATATTTTTTATTCTTAATCTTTATAGCCCAATACCATTTAGCTTTTCTGTTGTGATCTCTAAAATATATACGTACATACCGTTTCTTTTCACCATTTTTTGCGTTTTGCTGCACATATATTACACCATGCATACGTAAAGTACTTAGTTGGGTGTGGTATTTCTGAATCAAAATTAGCAGAATGTAAACGATTCCCAAACTCATCAGTAAGTATTTTTCCGCATTGTGCGCAGATTGTTTTCATGGTTTTCCTCAAATTTTAATATCTGTATTGGGCCACAGTATCCCGCTTTTGATCCGCAAGAAGGGCACCACTTTGTAGCTTCCCCTGATAGGTTGGTTGTATTGCTTGATAGTATAACTCTCGCAACCCAAAGATGCCCACAACGGATACATTGGCAAGCACGTACTTGTATTTGGTTTTTATCTTGCATTATTTTTCTCGTATTCAATAGCCATTTTTTGTATGAGTAAGCAAAGCGGGCTCGCTAGCCCAATCGTGATAACAATGGAATCTAGACATGGCCTAGTTTCCCCACTTTTGTTCTTTGCACCATGCTGCGAACAATTTTTCTTCCATAGTTAGATCTAGGCGTTTATCCCAAGACGGTACTTCCGTCTGTAGCAAACAGTAGCCGTAGTTTTCAAAATGGTTACGGACTGTTTTAAGTATATGTTTTTTACTTTTGATTAAGCTAACTCCGGTGTACCGATAGCAATGAATACATATCGATATAATGTCTTCCATGTCAAAGTGAAAAGTAACTTGAGCTTTCATGTGATTCCCCCACAGTAAGGGCAACCTTGCCGGTTGAAAATTTTGGACCAAGCAATCCCTTCTCTTCTGTTTCGCTCATTCTCTTGATCTCTTATCGCCTCAATCTGAGCAATCATAGCCGCATATTTGCCTTGCTCTACTGCGCAAACAGGGCACATCGGATAGGTTTTGTAAGACTTAGCAGTCTTATGCCCGCATGACCATATGTAGTGACTCATGCCGCTTTTACCTTTTCAATGAGATCGCTACCGACCTGCCTGTGGTATTTTGGCAGGATTCGTTTGGCCAAGAACACTTCGCCGTCCGTTAGCTCACGATCCATAGAGCGCGAAGCTAAACTTTTTCCAATTGTACTATCGCATTTATTGAATCCATGCCCATCTATTTTAAGTGCCCCATCACACAGTCCTGCAAGCATTCGGAGGGCATCGGTGCAAGCCTTGCGCTGCTCATCAGTCGCTTTGGGATATTTGGGTTTGGGGAGTTCGGTGGGCTCAGGAACCTCTATGGCCTTCTCAGGATTATCCAGCGCAGCTTCAATAATTTCCTGTTTCCACACGAGGATTTCAGCCATCCTGGCGTCAAGGCTGCCATTGACAACCAAGTGCTGGACAGTGACGGAATCGGTTTGCCCGATCCGGTGGCAACGATCTTCCGCTTGCGTCATGTTTGCTGGTGTCCAATCCAGCTCGGCAAAAACAACGTGGGAGGCTGCGGTCAGTGTTAGGCCAACACCAGCAGCCTTGATCGATCCGATGAAAACTTTAATGCTAGGATCGTTTTGAAATGCGTCTACAGCTGCTTGCCGGGCATCATTAGGAGTTGATCCATCCACGACTACTGCTTTTTCGCCATAATGCTCTTTGATCCCTGCAATTACTTTTTTGTGGTGTGCAAAAATCACCAGCTTGCTGACATTTTCAAGTATGTCATCGCAGTGTTCAAGCACTGCTGGGGTTTTCTTTTCTGCTGTTTCATGTCGAATTTCGGCCATATCTTCAAAAGCGACCCGGATTGCTGAATTAAGGGCATGTACTGCAGACCTGTAAGCATTTTGATCTTCACTGGCAGCGGCAAGCTCCACGTTAGCTTTTAGTGCTTCAAAGTCCGCTCCCCCGGCTTGCGCCCATGCCTTTTGTTCGGCTTTTACCGCGTTTGCGCACCCATTTTGGTTCAAAATGACAACCTGTCTGACTTTTGCCGGAAGCTCTTTGAGCACGTCTTTCTTTAGCCTGCGAACCATAAAACTTCCGCGAAGTTTGGCTTGGAGTTCGTCTAGATGACTCGCGCCCGAAAAGTCCCATCCGTATCTGGTCTCGTGGGCGTCACAGTAGCGTTTGGCGAAGCGCATAAAATTTCCAAACTCTCGGAGATCGAGTTTTGCGGCCAGTGGGTGCAGCTCAATGGGGCGGTTTGTGATCGGGGTGCCCGTGAGAAAAAGTTTAATTTTCGCTCGGTCTACCAGGCCGGGGACCGCTGTACGGTTTTTGCGATCCCAATAGCCCAGGATATTCTTGGTCCGCTGGGCTTTCGGGTTTTTGCAATAGTGAACCTCGTCCACTACTATAAGATCCCACTCTCTGGCTTTCAGCGCTTCAAGGTGCTGACCTTTACAGCGGTCATAATTAATGATTACGATATCAGCAGCGCTCACGTCGTCCGATGGCTTGGTGACAACTTGGATCGTGTGTGGCTCTACGAGCCATTTCTGGGCCTCCCGCTTCCAATTTAATCGTAGAGACGCGGGGCAAACAATTAAGATGTTTTTTGCTTTTTTATAGTTGGCAATCCCCAGGGCTTGTATTGTTTTTCCAAGCCCCATTTCGTCGGCGATCATTGTAGCGCTACGCTCGGCTGCGTAGGCTACACCGGCCCGCTGGAAGGGGCGGTAAGCGAGATTTTCGGGGCAGGGAATATCTATCTCAGCGTCGGAGGCTCGGGAAGCCTCCACGCTCTCGACGTGCCCCGTGAGGGCACATTTTGCGTCATCGTCACAGACTTCCAGGAGTCTGGCTGCGATTTCAGGTTTGGTGGTCCACCAAACCCACTCTAGTTTGATGGCACAGCATTTGCACCCAGAGAAGCTGCAACGGTATTCTGGCCCGTGGAACCAGAACCCCGCTTCTTTTAGTGGGAAGCGCTCTTCCTTCGTCGCTTCCGCATAGTATAATTTTTGTTGTGCGCTGTAATGGATTTTCATGGAAATTCCCTTTCTACCGTCTAACGTAACACAAACGTGTTACGTTTGTCAAGGTATTTTTTCGATAGCCACCGGGCTCGGTTTTGCAGATGGCCAGGGCGACCATAACCACTAGCCCTATTTTTTTGAGTCCGGTAGCCATTACAATTTATATAATTAGCAAATAGCGTGCCACAATTGTATTACGTATAAGTATTCGAATTATAAAGAAGTAGGCATAAAACCTACACGAAAATCCTATATAAATTTTGCAATTTTGGAAAATTTTAGTAGGTAAAGTTTGCTTAGTTTAGGTAGGTAAGTTGGTTGAATGAACCAACTATTCGTCTAAGTTTTTTTGTTTAATTTTATCCCACGATGTAGCATGTTTAGTCATAAGGTGCTCTTTACGAGCATAAAGTAAGTTTAGGACAAGGGGGTAACTCAGAGGCGTAAATTCGTGTTGATCAACCCCTACATTTAAAGATCGGCCCGTCCAGAGCCATTTCTCGTGAACGTGGCCGGAAATTATAAAATCGTATCTTGCTGGATAAGCTATTTCTTCTTTTGGATCGTGGTGATCTTTATTAGTCCCTGAGTATAGGGGTCGGTGATTTAATAAACAAAAAAAGTTGCCAATCCTCATGCGCATTTGGTGTGAATATATATTAAACTTTTTACGTACAGATCTGTTGTCGTGGTTACCTTTTATAATAATAATTTGCCCATTTAATCGAGCTAAAAAGGGTCTTGGGTCTGAAAAGCTAAAGTCACCCAAATGAAAAACAATATCATTTGTTGTTACTGTGGTATTCCACCTTTCAATTATATCCTCGTTCATTTCCTTGATACAGTAATAAGGACGCATACATAACTTTAAAATATTTGTATGGTTAAAGTGCGTATCAGCCGTAAAAAATATCATGAGGATTTTGTATTAAAAAGATTTAGCGTTTTATCATCTGGTTCTTCTATGGCTTGTAAAGCTTCAATCGATTCAATTTCGATGTCCTCATTTCCAGGGCAATAATCAAATTGATTTAAATCGTAGTTTTTAATTTCTTTGAAAAACAAATCTTCAGCTTCCTCTTCCGATCTGGCTTTAATAGTTAATTCTGTCTTGACCGACACTTGCCTCTCACCCACAACTTTATATAATACGGGCTTATGTTCTTTTTCTGCTTTTTCTATTTTGGCTAATCTTTTTTGTTCTTCTATTAACTTTTGATCTCCAAATCCCATAATTAGTCCTCGATAAGGTATTTAGATACTAGCTCACCGATCATTGGGGTAGTATCCATTTTCCTGCTACTCATTTCTTCCGCAATCTGATAAATTTTGAAAATTAATAAATGCTGATCTTCATAGTCTAGTTTTAGAAAGCCTACTTTCTTGGCTATTTTCCAAAACCTTTGTTTTTCTAATTCCTTTAATAATCTTTTTTTCATTAATCAAGTTGGTAAAATACGTATGCCCCATATTCTCGAAGTGCCTTTGCTGCAGCTTCCTGAGCAACAGTATTTTTATATCCTAAGCCATACGTGGGTATAGGTGCAAAATACCCATGGTGCCAACCACTATGAAAAATGACATCCCCGAAAATTTCTGATAATTTCTTGCTACCTCTTTTGATCTTATTACACGATCCTACAGGAATAAATACGTGATCCGTGTTGCAGGACCCTGTGTCTTCCACTTTATCTGCTGCGTCTTTTGCTCTCTGTTTAGCCTTGGCGAGATCCATTTTTAATTTAGCGTAATCAATCATAGGTGACTCCTCCTATATTTTATGAGCCACCATTCAAAAAATAATCGACCAAAGATAAAGGTTAGCGCAGATATTAGTACCAATGGGAATACCCCGACAATTATGCCAACTAGTATACTTTCATGATTATTAAAATATTCTAAAGTACACCAAAAAGAATACAAACCTAGTATAAGGAAGCCAACATACCCCGTTATCCCGGCAGCAAGGCTCAGTACGATAAATATAGTTTCTAAGATATTCTTAATCATTTTCACATAACTCTAGTAGGGCATCATATAAAGCATGTTTTTGTTGGTACCAAAATAAAGATCTATATAATTTAATATATGTTTTTCCGTGATCTATCGGTACGCATCCTGTCATAGATCTTTTATACTCAGTCTTTTTTTCTTCCAGTATCGTTTCTTTCATCCCTAAATTCCTGGTAAGCAAACCCGAGATCTCGAAATACGTCCAAAGAAACTACTATAGTTCTACTTTCTAAATAAGGATTCGGTATAATCTTTAATCTAAGATCTCCCATGTCCGCATCTAAAGAATTATTTTTTGTCTTTGTCATAGGATACCAGTGTATCAACTATAAGCTTTCGCATGCTTTCTATGGGGGGATTATTGAGACAAAAATAATTTAAGGGGGATACCTGGAATTCATTCTTTCCTATAATTAAGTAAAAATTAAGATTAAAATGTTGGTATAAGCGGTATGGTATATCTATAGTAAAATTTATACTTTTCATAATAAAAAGAGATGGGATTGCCCGCTATAAAAAATCACCATTTTTCACAACAGCAATCCCACCCAAGTGCTGGGATACAGGGCATCCAGCGAGCCCCCTGTACCGAATCTTTCCTGGCACACGATTTAGAATCTGATCAAGCATGCGTTCTACCATTGAACTATCCGACCATATGGTGGTCGGAACGGGACTTGAACCCGCACTGCACGCGGTTTTTATTCATGCCCAGTAATTGATCCGTCTTTAGGTTTAAAGCTGTGGGCAAAACACCAAGGACAAAATTAACAACAGAGACTAATTATGATGCTGGCCCAAAGCTTGTTCACTTTGTCAAATAGCTATACAACGCACCCGCAAGATTAACTTCGGTCTTCAAAACCTCTGTATCGTTTGCACGCATACGGGCTTTTTTGATGCTTTGAATCAGGGTATCCAATCTACCCAAAACCTCAGACTTCTTGGCTGGAGAATACATACCAGACCACATATCTTTTGTGTAGGTACCCACAACGAAAGATTCCATCCACTTTTCAATTTGTGGTGGGTGTTCTTTATTACCCTCAAACAGAGTTTTCGATTTCAGATCCTTCTCCGTTTTATGGGTCATCTCTGGAGGCTCTGCCTGAAACACACCTTTACCTCTTTGTGGATCTGGTACCCACTTTACTCCGGGTTGTAGCGTGGGTATCTTTTCGTAGACCCCACGAAGAAACTTTAGCTTCGATTCCATGCTCAAAAGTAAAGTGGCAGGAAGGTCTTTGGCTAAAACCTTACCTTCCACAACCAGGTCTGCTTTAGCAGTTTGGTTTGTACTTTCCTTCTGATGAATCGCATTAATATACTTGGAAACATACTTCCAAGTATAGTCCAATTTACCGTCTACGGTATCATCAAGCTCTTTGTACTGAGTAGCTGCTTCTTCCTCATGAGCCCGATTATCATCGATCATTTTTAGAGTCTTATGCACGCCCATAAAATGATCTTGCTTTTTGGTGAATGTAACAATAGTCTCTTGCAAGATCTTATCAAATTGATTTTTTAGATCTGACTCTACTGCCAATAATTCATGAAGTTTAGGCATCACGCTCTCCCATGTTAATTTTTTTGACTTCGCTTACGATACCCTCAGTACCAATGCTTCCATTAAGAAAAAGATTTATTAGCGTAAAAACGTTGTCTGAAAAACCACCAATGTTTAATACATCTGGAGCATCTTTAGCCTGTACGTTTTTCTCTACATAAGTGTCGATACAAATAAGTTTAGCGTTTCTATTCTTTGATTTGAATTGTTGCCAGTACCCTTCTAAAGCAGTACTTCGGTGATAAGGATCTGCCCAAGACTCGTTGTCGCTTATGTAGATAATGACATCGGCTTTGATCCTTTTGTCTATAAGATACCGCATGGGTACACTTACTGAGGTACCTCCACCATAAATTCTCCCTAGTTTGTTTGCATTAGTCATAACCGTATCTCTAGGTTCGAGTCTTATATTGTGTAATCCTGTATCGAAGGGTAAAACCAAAGCGTCTGGGTTATTTCTCAATACCACGGCTGTAACTAAAGCGGCAACGTCTAACGGCTTTATACTAGAATTTTTTGACCCTGTAACGCTATAGCTTTGCATAGAACCTGATACGTCCGGGCACAATACAACTTTCCCTTCAACAGTGGGCACATTCTTGGTTGCGATTTCCATTGCATCGTGCAGAGACTCAATGATCTCTCGTGGCAAATCCTTCTCTGCTTTGTATGCTGCCAAAAGTTGGTAGGGGAATACGCCAACCTTTCTTATTGATTCGCGGTCCCTGATTTTGTCGGCAATTCTTTTTGTCACTTTTTTATCCTTGAATACCCCATGGCGATCAAAGGTATTCAAGTTCATTCGACACATATGCCAAGGGGCGTTCAAGGCAATTTGGGTCCATTCGGTTTTACCCAGTTTCAGAGAAGTTAAGTAACGAAACTCTACATTGGGTACTTCTTTGGTTTCTCCTTTTTTGAAAGCCTCATATTCTTTTACAATAGTAGGCAGTGATTCATGATTATATTTCTTACCGATCAAATAAGCATAGAACGCTTCTCTTGATTTATCTTGAGGTCTGGGGTGAACCATTTTTATTATGTCTGCAATCGTGACATCCCCACCGATAGCGTCTCGGAACAACCCATGGTAAGATCGATTCTGGATCCAATTAGTAACAGCTCTTTTGATCGTGGTCCCCATACTTTTACGCCCGACAACCCCAGACCTAAGCATGTGTACAAACTTCTTGAGGACTATCCCATTGCTCATTACCTGTGGAAAGATCAGCTCCAAAAGTTTAGGATCTTCTTTTGCTAAATGAGCACAAAGAAACATAGGCATATCTTTCATGAGCCCTTTGCTTCTTGCGTAGATAGCTGTCTGTGCTACGAATCTAGGATCTACCTTTTTGCACAAATCTATCGTTTCGTTCAGTTGTGCTCTACCGGAGCAATAGAACGTATTATAGAAAGTTCCTGTCAAAGCCATCTGTACTAAAGATGCCTCTGGGGATCTCGTATAAGCTTTACCTCCTGCCTTATTGTAGGTATTAGCCCTTTCGGGTATTTTCCCTCTAGTCGTTTTGAAGACTTGTTTATTCATAATGCATTCCCCTTTCTGTGAGGACAATGGCAGCGATAGGCATGGACACATTTGACACTGTTTTGGGAAAGATTAGTACACTACCGCTGCCTAAAATATTTTTATTTGTATTAACTTATCTTCCTTAAAAATTTCTATTAGCCCTTTTTTAATGTCTACCTGGATGCCTTCTCTATCTCTGAACTCCATTCTTATAATACCATCTTTGTACCAAAGATCGATTTGAGTAATTCTAGATCCTATTAATTTTTGTAGCTCATTAATAAATTTATCGGTTGCGGTTATTTGTTTTTGTTTAAGTCCCATGTGTTATAGGGATGCCTAGCTAAATTTACGTTTAAATAATCTGGATCTTGTGTTACTTCTTCTAGTACCCATGTTGGCATATGAGTATTTACCGATTTATTAAATTCATCTTTTGGTAAGTTATTACTATTCTCAACCTCTGCTACTATAAGATCTTGGTTATCTCTCTTAAACTCGTCAATGGTCCAAATGATATCATCGTATTTGACAAAGTGTCTTTGTTTAACTATAAAATCTTTTTTTACTTGGCGAAGAATATGATCTCCAATAGTGGGGCTAACAGGTATGTTAAATTCATCCCTACATGCTAGGTCTTCTTTGTTTTTAGTACCTTTAATTGTTATATTGTACGATAGTTGAATTGTAAATTTATCCCCAAAGGTGCATTGATTGCAAAATAAATTATCACATTGATTTACGGAGCATTGTTTTCGAATACGAACACTAGGGATATCAAAAGACAGGTAGCCTTGAACTATGTAAACTGTCTTAGAGACATAGTGCATCCAATCGCTCTTCCCAATCAAAAACTTTCGTTCGTACTCAATATGCGTATTCATAAAACCTCCAAAAATTTACTCCGACAAGGGTTGCAAGAGATTATTTTACGTGCTCTACCAATTGAGCTATCCCCCGAAATCGGGGGAGCGGGACTTGAACCCGCAACCACGGCTTTCGAAGAGCAATGTAATCTCTTACTGCATTCGGAGTAAGACTTATATATGGATCGGGATGGATTCGAACCATCGTAGCCACATGACAACGGGTTTACAGCCCGTCCCCTTTGACCAGCTCGGGCACCGATCCGTATGCTGCTGGGGGGACTCGAACCCTCAATCCCATCTGGGCATCAGATTTTAAGTCTGATACGTATACCATTCCGTCACAGCAGCCTAATGTCTTTCTCTTTCTATGATAGTATTTGCTTCATTAAACTTAGCTACAGCTTGTTTAAATATTTTGATAAACTCTTGGGCATCTATGGTTTTGAAATGATAATCATGGTGAGCTTTCCAAAGTTTATTCAAAACATCAGATCCAATTCTTCTTAGCTCCGCAACGATTTCCTTATCATTCATAGCATCTCCTACGGGACACCGAGGAATCGAACCCCGATTGGTCGGCTTAGAAGGCCGATGCCTTATCCGTTAGGCTAGTGCCCCTTGCCAAAGTGCGATGCTATAAATACTACTATAATCCAGGAAGCAAATAAAGCCATAATCAAATTAAAGACGTTATCCACAGAAGGCATACTAGACTCCAAAGTAAAAACTAGTGCTGATTTTTTGGATGTTAAATGATCCAGTCACGCTTCGGACGCTCCAAAATTAGAAATCGACGTTGCCAGGGAAGTCTAGAAAGCTGAGGTAGGGATGCGGGGTAAGGATGGTCAACGTCGATTTCTTAGTACAATTAAGAGAGGCACTCAGGAAATATTTTTATTGCCCCAAATATTTAAACAAAACTGAATGCCCCAAAAAATAATAACTGCATAAGAGTAGAGCAGGCGTGCATCGAAAATTTTTATTAAGTTAGTGTACGTTCTTATGCAGTTATTTTATAATAAAAAGGGAATCTAACAAGTATTTGCCAAGACCATATTATCTCTACCAATTGAGCTACTGGCCCATAAAAGTGAGGGTAAGAAAAGAGCGGAAGCCACAAGCATACGGGAGGGACTGTAAACCTATGACATGGATTCCTACCCCCACTAGCGGAGATGGGCCAGGTTGGACTCGAACCAACAACCTCTTAATTAACAGTTAAGTGCAATGTAATCCTGACGCGCATTTAGATCCCCAAGGATTAATCTTGCTGACAAGGATTAGTTTGTGATCTGATTTTTTTACACAAAAATGTAATCATAAACTGCATTCAGCAAGAAATCTGACTAATAAAGGGCAACAAGTATTGTGTGGCACATTTTCGCTTGGCTTCTTTATAAGAAGCTGCCTTACCAGTTAGGCTATATACCCCGAAGGGTATAATAAGATTCGAACTTATATAAGCTATGGAGTGCCATACAGCATTTGCCCAAAGGCTACCCTTGTTAGGGTCCCGTGCCTAGCGTTACCGGAACAAGGGCACATTAATTCCCTCTGGCATGACTAAAACGTCCAAGCGAAAAGAGTTAAAGATCCCAGAGGGAAAACCACAACCGATTGTCAAAGATCCCTTATCATTCTTTGTGCTGCTTAGTGTATAATACAAAAGTTTTTGGGTACGTCAAGCAATAAAAAGATTAATTTTTTCAAGGAAAAAGATTTAGGTTCTAGGCACTTTCCTAAACATTAAGAATTGGCTTGACACAGTACCCCGCACTAGGGTATATCTCTTTTGCTCGGGGTATATTCCTGAAACCACAAAGACATTAGGTAAGATGCCGCAGCTATTTTGTGGTTGTGCTCTAGACTAAAAGAGTGGAGTAATCGTTGTAGATGTATAAGTGCGGCATTTAGATCAATACCATCTTTAGGTTTAAGACTGTCCTTGGATAGCCCAAAATAGAACCAATCCTCAGCGGCAACTACCCATTTGTTTCTTTGGCCTATAAATGTCTTAAACTCTTTGGGTATCTCTTCCCTTGGGGGTACATGCTCTTCTATATTGAATTCTTTTTCAATTGTTGGTATCGGTTTTCTAAACTTTACCATTACCTATCCTTTTATTAAAATCATTTACTATGTCCTTGTGTACCTGATCTTTTGGGCGGTCCCCTTGAAGATATACTAACTTATTAGCATCAAACATAGATCTTAATACTTTATCGTAGTTGTCTGCTATTTGTTTTTGCTTTTCTATAGCATCATATCGTTGTTCTTGTTCGCCCCGAGAGAGGATTCTTTCATGGGCTATCTTTGGATCAATTTCTAAAATATACGTCACGTCAGGTATTTTTGCTTTTGCGTTTATTGCTGCAACAAAGTCTAAAGTTTCCTGGGTTCCCTGATAGCATAAAGAAGAATGGAGGTAGCGATCACATACGATATGCAGTCCTCTATCCAAATGTTGCTCCATACGTTCCATATGATCCAGTCGATCTGCAGCAAACAATAAGGCCATACTCAATTCATTAATCTTAATCCATTTGTTTCTTAGGATCTCTCTGATTAATCTTCCAACAGTTTGTTCTGTGGGCTCTTTTGTTTCAATCGCTACTTGACCTTTTTGCTTATTGATGTAACTTGCTAATAGCTTTGTTTGTGTAGTCGTTCCAGATCCGTCAATACCCTCGATGACAATAAACATACCTACCTCTCATAGTGTTTTACGAATTTCCCCAACCATTTATGGAATTCGCTTTTTTCTGGATCTCCTTGATATCTTCGTAACCCCATATTATGTTGTTTATATCTTAACAAATGCTCTCTTAGATAATCCCAAACAATTTTTCTTTGTTCAGAAATTGGTTTATTAAGATCTAACTGTGGTGGGATTATTAAAGCCAGACGGTATCTCTTCAGTCTGTTAGTAGCGATAGCTATTGCTCGTTTTGTCCTTATCCTTTTTGGGGTATTTAAATCAAGAGGATTGCAGCAAGCTGCTGCCGTCATTAATTTATTATTTGCTAGTCTTACAGCAAATACTACCATACCGTCAGGATTTTTGAACACGAATAGGTCGCACATTTTCTTCTCCCGTATTAATGTTTAGCTTATCTTCTAACCATTGCCTAGTATTTGGATGCAAAACTAACTTACTACCATTTTGTAAATACCAATCACGCACTGTTCCTGTACTTTTTTGGGCACGGCTTGCCCCGTAAAAATCGCATAGCATTTCTAATCTCGCTTTAGGTGGCATCTCAAAAATCCGCATACCTTCTGTGTTTTCTTCTTTAGAAAGAGGCATCACCCAGTATTGCCAATGGTGGCTTCCGCGTTTTTGATGTAGAAAAAAAGCTCGGTCAAAAGCACTATCCCCTGTATCGTTTGGCTTATAGTAGCCAGTTTTATTTCTACCTCTTTGAATCCCTTTAGGACCAAAGTAGTTCATATAGGGGATAAACTCGTCAGGTAAAAATTTATGCCAATCATGAAGCAACCCACGAATAGGTATACCTCGTTTACAGCACTCTAAAAAAACATACCATTTGTGCTTTATTACATAGGAACTATACGATAGAAAACTTCTAATTTTCATTCGATAAATCCTTCCTTTTTTGCAAACCATTTTTGCACCACAACCATGCATTCGTCCATATCATCAATTACTGACTTGGGAATCCAAAATTCATCACCTTCGATATTGAACAAGACAGCATGATCGGTTTCATGTACTTTATTCACTATTTCGATTTCTACTGTTTCGTCATCATACGACATGGAATCCTCGCTTGTAATAGGAGAGTCCTTTATTAATTTGATCCCTTACGTTTTCATTCTCTGCTAGATAGGCAATGAACGATAAAGGGACATTAAGGGCAAAACAATAGCGATATAGCGTTCTAAGATCGGGTAACATTTTATTGTTTTCCCAATTGCATATTTGTCCGTTGAAATAACCAACTTCGTAACCGAACTTTATAAGACCTAATCCAGTCATTTTACGTAACAGTCTAAGGGCAGCACCCCAATTGTACATCTTCGCTAGGTCTTTATCAGTAACTTCTTTTTTCATGGGAGGACAATAAATAAGGATATGGATGCAATTAAAAACATGATCCCATAGATAAAATTTGTTGCTTCTCTTGTTTTTACTTTTGTGTAACTATAGCTACTAATTTTTCCTTGGCAAAGCAGTCTACCATATATTATCGATCTACTAAGTAGTACCAAACCGATTATACCCAATACAACTAACATAACCATCAATGCTTCTTGCACATCAAACCTCAATATTTTTTTGTTTGGCTATCTGCTTTAGGTAAAAATAAACTCTTCGATTCCATAGGGCATCGTGCTTTGCGTTGTGCTCTGGGAGATCCTGTGTCGGTAATGGTGGATTACCAAGGTGATAAGCCAATTGCTTTAGGTCCAAGGTATACATGGGCATACCTTTTGGTAAATTAATCATAGGCCCAAATAGCCAACACAAAGCTACATGATCGTAATCTGCGTAATATCCCCAGAGCTGAACAGGATCTTCTATCTCAGGTTTTAAGTAGTTTAACAGATCACTTTTTATTTTTTCCCTTGTCATCCAGGAAGGATCTGACTGGGGCTCTAGATGGTCAATTATGTTTTCCTTGACCCACGGATTTGCTTTACTAAAGTCACACTCATTATTGACTGCGTAAAAAAACCCCCCGGACTCAGATACAAGCGCTATGGATATTAGATCAATGTGGCTAGGGTATTCTATGAATTCAGTGTCGTAGAAAAATTTTCTCATGGTAATACCTCTTTAATAGATCCGTATTTAGCTTACTCAGAGCCTTTATATTCGGCTTCTTTGGTACGACGTACTTCTTGTCATTATACAAAATATTAAATTCTTTTTCTTTAGTCTCTACAAAATAAATTAATTTTTCGTAGCTCCACTTACCTTCTTTTACTTCTTCGATCTCTGGAATGTGATTACACCTTACTGTAATTTTTCCTCTAGTGAGTAATTCTTCGCCTTGAAAAATTAGTCTAACAAGGTGCATGGCGTGTTTTAAATCATAGCCATAGTCCCTTTCTAATCCAGCTCTATAAGGATTTCTGGTTTCTTTCCAATTCTTGTATTGGTTCCATTCTATTAATGCCGCCTTATATGATTTTTCAGCTTGTAAAACTTCGATCATATTTTTTGACAGTCCGTAGTAGTGCATTGCAGCTATGCGAGCTGCTGTAAGCATTTCTTGTATATCCGTTTTACGGTCTATTAGATACCCTACAAACTCTGATAGGTGATTTACATGGACCATATTTAATTCAGTCTTTGAAAAAAGATCGGCATCTTGTAAGGTCCATTCCCGTACTTTTGCTTTTACCAAGGCTTCTGCAGCACCTCGTTGCTCTGGTGGTATTAAAGATTGCTCTGGAAGCTCGTATTTAGTCCTAGTGGGTTTTTCTTTAGGTGGATTAAGTAACCACCTCCGATGAGTTTTAATACGCTTCAGTTGACTGATTGCATACCCTAAATAGCTAAATTTGGCGCGGGCAGACAAAAATAAGTCTCGGTGTTTTTTAACTTCTGTGGCATAGGGATCACAGATTAATATATCTGTATCGTCAACAAATAATAACTCAATCACATTAGGGTTGCAATCTGATGCCAGCTTGAAAAATTTAGAAATTGAGTAAACAGTTTGATCTATCATTTCGTCTTCTGGAAGTGGCCTAAGGTTATGAGATTTAATATACGAATTTAGATCTACCCTAAAAGGGTAATTTCGATAGGTATGCTTTGCATCGTATTGATCAAAATGTTTGTCAAAAGCAAATTGGTATTTTAGTGGGGGTATTCCCCAACCTCTAACATCATAGTCGCTATCTTGGTGGTGTGTCTTATAGGCATGCGATCCTGCAACCACTAAATAACTAGTGTGATCTGCTATAGAGAAATCCAAGCTACCCTCCGATACCTACAGGATAAGATACCTTTTGGTTTGCCCACTGCTCAAACTCTAGCAAGGTTACTTCTGTAGATTTAACTTTGTTGCTCCTTAAAAAGTCCCGCACCATACGTTTGAGTGCATGTACTTGTGTTCCGATTAAAAAATCCTCGTAAACTCCCAACCGCCCCTCTGTCCTATCCAATGCTCTTCTTAGGTCGTAAATTGTATTTTGTTGATCTGCTAGTTGGGTACGTAACTCATCCTGTTTAGCACGCTCGTCTTGGATACGCAAGCCTAAAGAGTAGTTCAAGAGCAAAAGACCAACTAGGGAACCCACGATAGTAGTACCAATCCCAATGAGCCCAAAGTTAAAAACACTACTATTGATTATTTTTGCGTCCTCCATGACCGTCTCCTTTATGCGCAGTAGACGTTTGTTTTATCCCTAAACGTGTCGCAGGTATCAACGATGATCTTGGCATATTTTTGGATAAATTTGTAATCGATATCTTTATGCGCCGTTACTATAACAACACAGTCCACAATATTTAATAAATCCTTAGATAAATCTTGCGATTTAAGTTTGAAATTGTATTTCCTAGTTTCTGGCAGAATAGGAATAAAAGGATCATGGTATAGTATATGCCCACCTTTTTTATGTAGCAGATCTATAATTCTAAAAGCAGGGCTTTCTCGGGTGTCGTTGACATTTGGCTTATACGCAACCCCAATAATTAATATAACCGAGTTTTTAATACTTTTTTCTCTAGAATTTAATGCATCTTGAATTCGATTGGAAACATATTCTGGCATATACGAATTTATTTCTCCAGCCAGTTCTATAAACTTTGTGTTAATGTCATATTGCCGTGCTTTCCAAGTGAGATAAAACGGATCTTCCTTTATGCAATGCCCACCAAAACCGCAACTAGGACGAAAGGCTTGAAAGCCAAAAGGTTTGGTTTGTGCTGCTCGTATGACTTCAAAAATATCTATGCCCATTTTATGGCACAGCATCTTTAGTTCATTTACAAAAGATATATTGACTGCTCGATAGGTATTTTCTAAGATTTTGACCATCTCTGCGGTATTGGTAGAACTTACTAATATTACAGTGTCTACGATTTGTTGATACAGTACCTTACCAAGTAATCCGCATGTTTCTGTTTGGCCTCCTACAACTTTGGGAGTATTACCTATACTAAAAAAAGGGTTTCCTGGGTCCTCACGTTCCGGAGAGTAAATCAGAGCAAAATCCTTACCAACAGCAGCTTCTTTTTCTAAGATTGGTCTTACTACCTCGTTGGTTGTTCCTGGATACGTCGTGCTTTCTAGAGATACGATGTTTACGTATTTTCCAACATAGGGCTGAATACTTTCCATGGTTGCTTTTATGTAACTTAAGTCTGGTTCTCTATTTGCTGTAAGGGGGGTTGGTACACATACTATTGTTACAGTGCAAAATGTTAAATTTTTGAAGAAACTAGTAGGAAAAAACTTTTTTGCTTGGATGTACTCAATAAAAGATTCTGGATCAACGTGGCTTAGGTAACTTGTTCCGTGCTTAAGGCAATACACTTTATACGGATCAATGTCAAATCCTATAACATTGAATCCCTTCTTACAAAACTGAATAGCTAAGGGTAAACCTACATATCCTAAACCCACAATACCAATGTTTATTTCCTTACCAATTATCTTGTTTTTTAGCTCGTTTGGGTTGTATGGCATACGTACCTCAGGTAAACTTTTTGTTGTAGTATGGGTATAATACATGTAAATCTGTGACGGGCATTAAAAGAAAGTTTATTAATGATTACCATCCTGGATATTGATGGGACTTTGAGTGATTTTTCTCACAGACAAAACATAGTAGACAAGGACGAACCTACTATAGAAGATTGGAAAACCTTTACATCACCAACCTTAGTTCTAAGAGACACACCCATGCCATACTCTGTAGAATGTGTGGCAAAATTAATCGTAGAGTCTAGCTCTGTCCATTTTGTAACTGGACGGAACGAAAGACTTAGAAGTGTAACCTTGCTATGGATTTCTAATTATTTTCCGCTTCATAAAGAGAACATTAATCTTTATATGCGCCCCAATGGTGAGCTAAGTACAGGAACAGAGCATAAAGAGCGAATTCTTAATCAAAAAATCCTTCCATACGTACCCTATGCATCAGAATCTTTAGTTTCGTTCGATGACGATCTTTATGTCTTGGGCATGTACAAAAATTATGGACTAGCGTTCAAGGCACCCGAATGTTGGAAACTTATGTGCTCTTGTCCTCCAAAAGCTAAAGAACCGTTGTTTACTAAATAGCCGTCTGTTAAACAATACTTACTATCCTTCTCTATACTTTTGAGTGGAGGATAGTATTTTGCCTTTCTGGGTACAGCCATACAAAATAAGACGTAGCACTCAAATTTTGTCTTTTGCTGTCAGACAAAATTGGGATTTATTAAATACAGGCGGGGAGGCTTGTTACCTATTCAAACGCCAAGCTCGGGCAAGTGCTCCATTTCAAGTTGATAGTAGAAGAGTATCAACAATAACTAAAGTTGCTTCATCATACTCAACTGATCCAGATACGGGTTGTTTAAGATTCAAACTTTGGGGTCGCAACTCTGATCCTGTTGATGAATACCCAGACATTGGTGTATTTACAACCACGGTAGCTGCTACGGGGTCTACCGATGTTTGGGAATCTGCAATTGACAAGTACACTTTTATTTCTGGCTGGAATGAGTACGCATTCGACATTTATCAAGATGAAGTAGACAGCGATGGGGAACCTATTGAGGACGCTGTGTATGTTGTCTTTAATACGCCCCCTATGCACACATCTAGTATTGCTACCTTTACCTACGGGACAATAAATCCGTTAGTTAAGTTTGAAGGCATGCAACCTGTCCGGGATACTGAGACTGGATATTATAGATCGCTTTGGGGATTTGAACAATGGTTAAAATCAGATGCTAGGATCCGTACAAAGATTTCGCCTAATCAGTTTTTACTAGCGTTCCCCGGTACCCTAACAGACTTTACGATCACAGACTCAGGCTTGCTTCGGGAATCTAGGGCAGCATATTGGACAACACCACCTCCTTACAGCCCTACAGCGGTCGAACACGATATGGTAATTCGTGTTGCTACAAGCCAAAGATTCCAAATAGTAAACTATACTCCTATTTATATCGAAGATATCCTAGTGAGTCAGCACTTTGACTTGGCTGAGATTGATCCTAGATCAAGTCTTTATAGCGTAAGCATTAGGACGGTCTAATGAGTGTTCGTTACTATCGTGGTGTAGAGTTTATTAAAGATCATTTTGTTAAGTATCTTAATTATATTTTCCTTGCGGAAGAAAAGGAACAAGTATCCTTTTGGGACGGTAATCGCCAAGCTAAATTTTCTAGTCGCCCCAAAGCCATTAAGAGAGCTGCCTGGGATTTTAGATCAATTCCCTGTGTTTTGATTGGGGCAGCTTCTGGAAACTTTAAGATCATATCATTTACCAATGATTTGATTGATTACGGCACCACCAATATTGAGTACGGTGGGGATATAGAAACTAGTATTGAGTTTGAAATTTGGGCAAGTAGCATGGAAGAGCGGGATAAGTTAACGGATATCGTTTGTATTTATCTTTCGCATCCTATGGCCCGTACTTATTTTGAAAAATACTATATTCGATTGCCCGAAGCTGCATCGTTTAGGGATGGTGGGGAGGTAATGCAACCTCAAATTGATTATCCTGTGTATCGAAATAACGTAACAATGCGAGCGATTGGTACTTGGCGTGACTCAACAGGTTCACCAGATACACTTTCTGAACTATTTATCAATATTACACTTTCCATAGATTTAGACTCATAGTTTAGATCTGAACGCTAGTTAAATCATTTAGTCTTAATTCCCATATAATTAGACTTGAATAGCGCAAGATTTCTAACCTTTGCGGAGATCTCTATACTATGGCATTACAACTTCCAGGTATCATAGTTAGAATTGTAAACGATACGGGTATTGTTGCCCCACCTTTATATGAACGGTATCCTGTTTATATCGGTGAAGGTGACCCATACAAGCTAATTAGTAATCAAAGGGTAGTTAGATCTGCGGGGGTAGTAGACAATTTAGTTTCTGGTAGTACAATCAACGAAATTGTTTCTGTGGGTGACTTGCCGGGGGTTGCTAAGTATGTCGATGGAACCGACTATACTTTGGTAACCGGGAATAAAATTAGTTGGAACCCCGCAGGTAGTGAGCCTACTGTCGGAAACAATTACTATGTAACGTTCACAGAAACCCGTGCAGCTTCTGCCTATGTTCCTACCCTTTATTTTAATGAAAATCTTATTTACGAAGACCATGGAAACAAAACAAGGACCAATGGAAATATAAATGATGTATCCGTTGGGGGGTATTTAGGTCTTCAAGCTGGATCTACGGGTGTAATTATCGCACAATTAGATCTAAGTTCGGCAACAGATCCAGATAGCCCTACGGGACAAGAGTTAGAAAATGCCTTCACGGCAATGGTGGATGAACTAGAAAAGATCACAGGATATAAATTATTCCTTGTTCCTATGTCTTCTGGTACACTCAATACAACATCTGCAGCCAATATCATGTTTAATCATGCGGTTCTTGCCTCAGAACCAACACAAAAGCAGGAACGAACCGTAATTGCTTCTTTGCCACAAAGTACAGCATACACAGACGCTGCAGCATTTGCTATGAGTTATGCCCATAGTCGGATGGTTGTGCCATTTCCGTACAATGGTATTTCTAAGGTAAATGGTTTTACTAGTAATTACGATTCGCGGTTCTATAGTGCGGCTTTAGCTGGTAAGATTTGTTCAGTAGGTATTGGTATTAATATCTCCGATGAGATTATACCCAATGTTACCGTAACCGATAATTACAGCCCAGAGGTTGAAACGTGGCTAGTTGGTCGTGGTGTAGGTCCAGTAAGAATCAAGGGTGAGGTTCTTCGCAACGTATTCATAGGAACAACTGATACCACTAGTGCTTTGACAGAAGATCTAGGGGTACAAGACGTTGGAGACTATGTTAAGAAATACCTACGAGAGCAGTTGTGGGTGCTCTATCGTAATAAACCGATTAATGAAGATTTACTTACTAGTGTCGATGGATCTGTAACTAATATTCTAAAATATTTAATAAAGGAAGTAGTCATAGCAGATTACAAAAATGTATCTGTAACTCAGGATTCTACTGAGCCACGAAAAATTAATGTGACTGCTAGTGTCCAACCAGCATTTGGCATGCAGTATATGGATATCACCTTTACGTTCGTTTTGAGCTTCAGCTCTTAGGAGTTAGGGAATGGCCTATCCACAGACCCAAGTGCCAAACACGCGCCACACGGTCTTTTATAGCCACACAATTCAGGTTGGTGGTGTTAATATCGGATCGTTTGAGCGCTTATCGATTAGGGCTTCTCGAAACACAGAGAGGATTCGAGAAATCCTATTTAAAACAGGCCCCGAGGTTGTTGAGATTGTATGGGGTGGTACGGATATAAGTATAGATCTATCTCGGGTAGAGATGTATACGCTTTCCCTGTACGAAGCTTTCGGTTTCGATATCTATTCGATTGAGGACTTTAATCAACCGATCCAGGTAATGGAAATTCAAAAAAACCCAACAAATAGTTCAAAAAGAATTATCCATTACACGGATTGTGTCCCTTCATCCTGGAGTAAAGATATCGATACAGGGACAGTTAGAACTGTCGAAAGTATGACTTTGGAAGTTAGGACAATTACAGGAAAGCGTGAATAGTATAATTTAGTTGTTGTTGTATCCACGAAAAGAGTAGAAAATGACATTCGATCCCACACAAGAGAATAATAGCCTAGAATCCCCAATCTCAGGATCCTTTCCCATATTAGAGGACGTATTTTATTTAGGTTATACACAGTCCGATCCTATTACCTTATTTAAAGACGAAGCAAAAAAGGTAGAGCTTACCGTGCAATTTCGTACTTTAACTCCCATAGAACATAGAGACATATTTACAGCTATGGGCAAGTACGAGACATATATGGCTCAGGAAGTAACCCGTAAACTCGAAACACTGTCCAGAGCGGTTAAGTTGATTAATGGTATGCCTTTACTGTTACCGAACAACGAAATAAAAGAATTCTACGATAAAGCAGAACGTAATCCTACCCCATTGGAACAAGCTCAGATTATCTTTAAGCAAAAGATAAAATCCCCTGACTTACTAGATCTCATGTATGAGGCTTATGTAGAATTTACAGAAAAAGTTAGTAAAGAGTTTCAGGATATTAAAAAAAAATTGAAAAGTCAGAAGTCTTCCGAGTCGATCTAGCTTTGATTACGTACTTTAAAGTCCTACCAACTGATCCGAATTATCAAAGTTTAAACCTTCTACAAAAAATAGTGTTATTATCTGCGATAGACAAAGATCTTTATGATAAGATTATGCTTGCAAAAGATATGATTGATTCTGTTAAATTTTATATTAATCCTCAAATCTATGCTGCAGAGAAAGAATTTGAGGAAAAAGGTAGCACTGAGGGTATTCATGTAAATGAGACTTTTGATAAGCAAAGTGCCATTGGTCATGCTACTGGTAAGGCATGGGTTCCAGATTATGTCAATGATGCTATAAATTCTATTAAAGAAGGTGTCAAAAAAGGTAAAGTTGTCCGAGTAAATCTCGAAGATCCAGAGACAAGAGTACAAAATGAAGATTATGACGATATCTTGGGGTAACTAATGGCAGATGTTTTTGACGTATCGAGTATAGAACAGGCTACTTTACTATTTGAGCAAGGTTCTATTCACGCAAAAAGTACAGCAGAGCAAACTGAGCGCATTAAACAAGCAATGCAAGAAGTAGCTCAGATACGCGCACAAATCCCAGAACTGTCTATAATAGATCCAAAGTTAGCACAAGCTGCTGTGGCTGCTGCTAAAAAAATGGAACAGAGTATTATTGCTCAAGGAGGTGAACTGAAAGAGCTATTAAAATATCGTAGACAAGAAGCCGAGTTGGTTGGTGCAGAAGTTGTAAAGTGGGATCAACTAACTAGAAAGGCACGACGACGAGTTAAGGAAGAGCAAAGAAAAGTTGAATTTGGTGAAAAGTACATAAAAATTGGTAATCAAAACGTAAAGATAAAAGAAGAAGAACTTAAAGCTAGTCGGTCTATACTTAAAGATACTCAAAGATATGGAGCTGCGGTTGGTAAGTGGTCCGCTAATATGGCTGCTATACCTTTGACTCTCGGTGGGATAATTAAATTATTAATAGGATTTAAGGATCAATTGGATAAAATTGGTGCTATGAGCCAGCAGATAAATGTGCAATGGGCTGCTGGGAATAAAAATTTCAGTGTTGCATCTTCGTCTATTAGCAAGATAGAACAAAGTTTTATAAAGAGCTTAGAAGTTGCTGGGGAGTATAATGTAAGTTTGGCTCGTGCTGGCTTTGAAATGGAAGATATGAAAAGACTATCAAAGGAGTTATTAGCCGTTGAATATCTACATGGGCAAAATGTACAATCCCAAGTTGAAGGTATTAAGAATTTAGTTACAAACTATAATAAAACATCGTCTGTGGCAGCGGGTTATCTTAATACGATTAGAGAAGCGTCTGCAACAATACCTATGCTTTCTATGGATGAGGCTATAAGCGACATAAAGGAATTAACCGATAAAACTAGATCATATAGTGCCGACCTTTTGGGTGTACTTGGTTTATATAATACTCTGATCAGTAAAGATGTAGCAAAGAAGTTGGGTCTAGGGGAGGCACCCCGAGAAGTTAGAAAAGAGATTGTTAAAACAATATCCGGATTTTCTTCCGAGTTAGAAGACGGATGGAAGGCTGCTTTAGGTGAGGGATCTACGGCAGCATCGCGGATATTACAATTTGAACGCTTATTTCCTGAGCAGCAGTTTGAACGCATAGGGCAATTTATACAAAAGCATACACAGCAATTTACGGGAGATACCCGAGAGATTGCGGTTAGAAAACTATTAAAACAATTTAATTTTACTTCTGAAGAAGTACAAAAGGTAATGGCTCAAGCATTTACCCGAGGTGGGTTAGGTGGGGAAGGGTTGGCTAAGTTTGCTAAAGAGGTTGGTAAAGCCAGAGAAAAAATGAAAGATGCTGAAGCGGAGTATAAAAAGAATAGAAACGTACTTGTAAATAAAGGTGCTGAAATTGCTAAAAAGTTAGCGGGTACGGAGGCTAGAATAAAGAAGTGGATTGAAACTACACTAAGAAAATGGTTCGAAACGATATTTGATTTAATGAATACTATCATTGATATTGTCGGGGGGAAATCGACATACAATGTGCGATCAGGTTTACCGGCTGCTACTGTAAGAGGGGAAAAAGTACTTGAAAAAACAATAGAAGCTAAAGAATTTTCTAAATTATATTCTGGTAAGGCTGGTGCTAGTGAATTAATATCAGCTATTAGATCTGATTTAACTAAAGAAGAAATTAATAGATATAAGTCTGTTCGAAGTGCCTTATTAAAGAATGCCGCACCAGCAACTTTTCGGCAAGGTGCAGCTTACGAAAAACTTGGGTCATTAGCTAGAGTGGGAGGAAACGCTGCTATACAAGAATTACTCAAAGCCGGACAAACAAGAGACCGGGATATAATTCTACAAGAAGTACAAAGAATCTTAAAAGAGAATCAAAATAGAGAAAGGGCTGTAAAAACTAAAGAACCTACTTCTAAATACGCAGAAGTTGGTTGAGGTTTAACATATGAGCAAATTAGGGCAGCTTGCAAAAAAATCGATTAATGCGGCTTTAGCTACAACCCAAGTATCAAAGTTAAAATTCAGAAGATATGATGGTTATTCTTTAGCTCAGGCTGCAGCAAACTTTGATTCATCAAAAGTGAAAGTAGAGTCTGTCACTCTGAAGATTAATCCACAGGAGATAGCTTTTTCTGAACCAAAAATAACGCAAAAGGTACAAACAAGTCACCCAAATCGATTTATTATTTTTGATTGGGGTACAGATTTGCTTTCAATGAATATCTCAGGTAATACAGGAAATATGCTTCCTAGTATTATTGCGGAAGGTTACAAAGATCCGTTTACGTCTATGGCAGTTGAACTAAGTGAATTAGGTGGTGGTGCTGCGACAGTTAAGGCTAGAAAGCAAACCACGTCCGCTCTTGGTTCTGTTAATTCATTTATCAGTGATATAGTTATTGGAAGTATGACATATTATGAAGTATTAAATATGTCCACAAAATATAGAACGTTTGAGAAATTAAGAATGCTATACAAAAAATTTGATGGGGATTATGATGTCTTGACTTTAGAAATGGATGAGAAGGTCTACCGAGGGTACTTTATGGATTTCTCCTTTACTATGACTGCAGATAACCCTTGGAATTGGAAGTACACTATAAGTTTCGTAGCTCTAGATGATCTAACGATTGCATTAAAAATAGAGAATTCAAGCTACCATGGAAATATTCAGGCATCGTAAATGGAAGATCTAATACAAGTTATACTCAATAGGTATTTTAATTATGGATATAGATGCGGTCCAAATGATCATGCATATGAACAATACTTTGAATCTAGAACTTACTTTAGTAGTGTACTAAAAGAAGTTCCCCACTTAGTAGCCGATCAGTTTTATCACCCAGAAATAAGAGTATGTATAGATTTTTCTCATCAGTTTGTTTTTACTGGTGAGAAGGAAGGCATGACTGGTAAACGACCAGTATCTAAGCAGAGGCTTCAGGACATAACTAGAAAATTAGCATCGTATGTGTATTATTATTTTGAATATGTATTAAGTATTAATGATACTACGACTAAGAAATTATTTTCTGATATAGCATCAACGCAAGATGAAAAGAAGATGGTAATATTTATCAATACAATAATGAATTACTTTTTAACTTCTGTTAACGTTGATAGATCAAGGAATGGTATTGGTTCTGCTACCGTAGTAATTAAAGATAACAATAACTATAAGAATGGAAAAAAGATTAATGTATTTAATGACCGCTATATGAGTATTTTGGAGCAATTGTTCGTCCCAATGTTACCAATTTCCATATGGGCTCGTGGGCGGTTATATAAGGATTGGTATTTTCCTATTTTTGATGGGTATACTATTATGTGTTCCCCATCTACTGCACAAGGTTATGCGTCATTAAATATCACTTGTAAGGATACATTGGAGCTTGCTCGTATTAGCCAAGAAATGCTCAATCCGGCAATTTTGCAAATAAAGGAATTTGAAAAGCAAACTGCAATAAATATATTTGCAAAACCGCTATACGGACAAGACCACTTAGTTATCTTCGATACAATGATCCATGGTGGATTAATCAGGTATAGGGAACCAGAAAAAGACGAGGATGGTAATTATATCGGAAAAGGTGGTGGTGAAATAGTCTCACCAGAGGATATTTTATCCCAAATACCAAGAGAGTCTTACAGTACACAGGAATTGCTTAGTTTAACTAGCTTAGGCAACTTTGTTAGAGCAGATGATTCCGCAGACGGGAAAAACTCTATATATAATATTTCAGAAGAAAAATTTATTTACAAAGATAATTTCAATATGAGAAATTTAGTAGAAAAGACATCTCATATATATAGACCAAGGGCAACGGCTGCATGGGGTGAGAAGATTACTCCGTACCGAATGTTTAATTTTCAAACCCCACAGATATATACATCTGAATTTTCAAGTAGATTAGATGTCCTTAGAGATATTGCTGGTATGGTATACTATGAGTTATATGTTGATGGGTACGGAACCATTAACTATCACCCTATGAGACTAAGTAACGATTACTTTAAATATGATATTATAGCAAAAGAAAAACACGAGCACTGCTTTTTTGGGGTTCAAACTGTAGGTGCTGATGAAATAATAAGTACCAATGTGGCTCTTAATTTAGAAGAGATGGTAACCTTCCTACGATTACACGGAAAGCACGTAACGCTTACGGATACACCACCTGAGCAACTAGAGCTTGTTGGTAGTGCGGTTGATAAGAGATTAATGGAGAGGTATGGATACAGAAGAAGAGAAGTAGAAAATCCTATGTTTAATGTTAATGAAAAGATTCATGGCAGTGAAATTAGTGGGTCATCTGATGACGCTATGCATTTTCTAGACGTGGCTGCGCATGTACTGATGCGTTATATGAATGCCGAGCTGCACACAAATAATACCACATTGGTATTTAGACCAGAGCTAGAGCTGGCTTTGCCCGTGGTTTTTCCAGATAACAATAATGTTTTTTATATTAATAGTATTTCGCATTCTATAACCGTTGGTGGTGACGCTTCAACTACTATCAGTTGTAGCTTTGGTCGCCTAGATTCACAACATCCGGCAGATTTATCTAGTTTTATGTTGGCTACAGAAGCCTATTATACAAATAGCCCGGATTTTATAGCTACTTTGGAGGCTGCACAGGATTCTTATAAATTATCTGAGTTTACTGATGGTATTGCTGATCAATCAGTCCCTGCCGGAAAATGGATTGAAACGTTAGACAACGAAGATTATATTCAGATATCTGCAAGTGAGGAGGACAAAGAAATTTTGGAAGCACTGGAACCTGAGTATAATGCGGATGATCCTCAATTTCAAGATAAAAAACAAGCTGCCCAATTCCAAAAAAGACTTAATGCTTTAAGGAATTTGTAATATGCCAAGACCAGGAGAAACACAATACCCTAGAGTTTTGTTAGGAACGATAAAAGCCACTGACGAGTCTAACAGAACAGTAGATGTTAATTATATGGGCACAGATCGCGGTCGAAATAATGTCCGCGTTGTTGCACCTCCGGGTAACTATTCGTTCCCTAAAACCGGCGATCATTGCTTAATAATAGCTGCAGATGAGCAAGCTTATTGTGTGGGTGTTGTCCAGTTTGGGTACTCTAAAAAGTTAGAAAGGGGCAATGTTGTCGATCCAAGTACGGGAGAGCCCATACAAGCCAGATTAGTTGCCGAAGGGGGCATATGGTTTGGTAATCTAGTAAAGAGGGTTTGGATGAGTATAGCCCCCAGTGGTGATTTCTCTTTAATGAACGGGATGAATGATGGGCTAAAGTACATTAAACAGAAGAGGTTTTTACGCTTGGCTGGTATGGCTTTAAGATTAATGGGGAATGGTGCCAACGTAGCTTTTGGATCTGTTTATCGCTATGCGACAAATGGAAGTTTATATGCTGTCCCTAGTGATTTAGGTCCTACAATACCTGCGGTAGAGGGACTTATTGACGTATCGTTGTCGCTGCTTAGAATAGCAAGGCTTCATCTGGGTTATGTAGTCGATGCGAATGCTATACCCGAGACAGGAAGTTGGGGTGGTAGACTAAGAGCGATTTTGGAAACGGCAATTGCAGGGGTTACAAATGCAGCTTTGAAAATCGACGAAGCGGGCAATATAGAGCTTTCTTCTTCGGCTGCGGTTGTGATGTTTGATGGCACAATGATTCAGTTGGGTGGCCTCACTGCAGCGCAACCTGTAATTAAGGGAACAGAGTATTTAGGTTACGAATCAACCTTTTTAGGTGCATTGAGTACCTTTGCTCAGGGGGTTGGTACAGCCGCTGCAGGGGCTGTTGATCCGGGAAGCACTACGGCTGCGGTGCAAGCTATTGGAGCACTTGCTAATACATTGGCTACGGCTGTGAGCACCTACGACAGCGCTAGAAGTGCTGCTTTGTCAGCCAAAACTATGACTAGTTAATATCTTGAAGTTTAGCACTTAATCTACGGTATATTTTTCTTAATTCATTTAAAGGAAATCCGGCTGCTGTTGGGTGACCCCCACCCCTCATAGTTTTTGCAATATAGCTTACGTCAGTACCATTTTCTTTAGAGCGTAATTCGCATTTATCGTATTGAATATTAATGATTGCGACATAATGAAGATCTGAAAAGTCACTATGAGATAGAATGGCACTTGCAACTTCAGATGTAAATTCGGATCCAAATATTAATTTATAGGTATTTCCTAATCCATCCATTTGGTATTCTGTCTTTTGCGCTTCTGCTATACCTTTGGCAATAGCTTTTTTCTTATCATCCTCAATGTTTTCTAATATAGTCCGGTATGGCTCTTTTTCGTGAGCAGCTACGTCATTGATCCAGATCTGAAGGGCCTTTTGGTTTCCCACGGCATACCTTAGAGAATTGAGATCTTCTCCAAGCTTTCGGTATGGATCTTTTAATTGCCACCGATCCCATGCATCAATTCCTCTTACAAACCGGAAGAAGTACACAGCCTCTTCTTGTTCTTGGAATGCCCGATCCGGTGGTACCTCTAAAAGCATAGCGTAAGTTAATAAGGTACCTGAGTATTCTGTATTAAATATGGCCCATGGGTACTTACAGACAAAAGATCTTGTTTTGTGGTGATCTATTACTTTAATAGATAAATTTTTCTTATACGCTTGATCGATTATCTTGCATATTTCTTCCGTAGGGCAGATATCTGTTATTAGTAGGGATGAGTCGGGATTTTTTCTTAGTTGTTCTATCTTTTCTAAAACTATGTCATCGATGTTTTGGTAATTAACAAAAGATACATCCCAATAGTATTGATGAAGGAGCGCTTTTACTAGTACAGCGCATCCTACTCCGTCTAGATCGCCATGGGTAATTAGGTAATTTTTTTGTGGCATAAATGACCTCCTTGAAAACATAATACAAGAAGAAACAGACGATAATTAAACTAAAATTCTGGCCATATGGTACATTAAGATTCGCGAAACTTTATATGGTGGTGCTTTGTGTCAAATGATTTAGAAAAATGTATATGTGGTTTTGCTAAATTACTTGGTCCGACAAAGGCTACCATTGTAGGGCTCATAGATGCCCTTGTTGCGCAATTATACGCTATAAAAGTCATTATACAACTTGCTAACGTTGACCTAGAGGATTTGGCTAGACAGCAAGCATTGGAGTTATTACTCGAATCCGTGGATCTTGTACTAGTTCCGGTAGAAGCACCTTTTTCTATAGTATTGGGTTATACAAAACCTTTTTCTGATTGTCCTCCTGTAAATAATTTTGCAAAAATTGTAAAGCAAGTAAAAAATTACGTATTTGGAGCCGTATACGAAGCGTATTACGAAGCCGAGCAATACTTAGAAGCTATGGAATCTAAGGATAGAGAGATAGATTACATAGATAGGATGATTGATGCTTTGCAAAACATTAAAGACGCTTTGGAGCAATGTATCGAATGACCACGCCAGTACAAACAGATTTTAAGATTAATTTGCCGGGGGATGTGCATCAGCGATGCACTTTACAAATATCAGAAACAGGAGATCTTGTAACATGTGATGGGACTGAGAAATTAGTAAGCCAGCTTATCCGGGCAGTAGTAAACGAAGATACTATTACCAGAAATATGATTAATGAAAAAGTTAATCTTGAAAGGAGCCTTACAGCCCTACTAACTTCTGTATTTCGTAATTTCAGATCGGTACAGGTTGAGGAAGTAAATACTACCGATGTAAATTTTAATGGTTTTAACTTTTATCGTAGAGCAGCAGGAACCCGAGGTACTTATGCTTTAGTGTCTAAGAATCCCGTGAAGTGGCGATTCATAGATAATAATTTATTCAATGATACTTTATATGAATATGGGGTAACCAAAGTATTTAGAAATACATTTGAGACAAGTTATTTAGATAAATTCTCGATAAGGCCCTCTTCTAATGCTACGAACCAAAGAACAGTTATGGGGCAAGACGTAGTTGCAATGTCTGGGAATAAGAATATTACATTTTACGTAAATTATAATAGATTGTTTAAGGCATCCGAATTATCCGAGGAAATTAGTAATATTTACGTAACCCAAAGTAAAACAGATCCTAGAAAATACACTGTAGAGTTTACAGTAGAAGACCATTTAGGGAATAAAAACAACTTAACCGCCTATAGATTAATGGCATCCAATTTGAGGGCGTAATGGTCGATATTAAATCTAAAGATACTTTGCTTTCTGAGTTCCGTGCATTTTTGAAAGCATACAACAATAGCTTAGATACTAGTGATAATAGTTTGGCCAAGGATCTTCTTTTGTTGCCGTATTCCATAGGCATTGCTGCTGTAATGGATCAGGTAGCTATTGCAAGAGATTTGGGTATACTGTCAAAATTAACTGGAACAAACTTAGATCAAGAGGCTACAAATTATAACCTAGAAAGATTACCTGGAAACTATGCTGCAGCCACTTTAACATTTTATACCACTACAGCACCGACCTCTGATGTTGTGATACCCGGAAATACGCAGGCGACCACTGCAGGGACTTCTTTCGTATCGCCTGTTGTTTTTTCTACCGTTGCTGAAAGTCGATTTTCTTTAAGCGATTTTGAATCGTACTATAACTACGACAGAGATCGTTATGAATTTCCGGTTACAGCTATTGCTACAACTATTGGAAGTATTGGTAACGTAGCTTCAAATCTGATTACCAAATTGTCTAGTACCATATCTGGTATTTCTGGGGTTACTAATCTTACCGCTGCTACTGGTGGTTCTGATTCAGAATCCGATGACGATTTGGGCGAAAGAATCAAAAAAGCTAAGACCGGAAGAGACCTAAATACAGTTAGTGGGCTTCAAGAGTATATGCGTACTGCTGGTTTTCTTGATGCATACCCAGTGCGTGTGGAGGATGCCGATGCTGAAAGGGCTACTGGGATTGACGTTTTTGTAATTAATACATCTTCTACTGCCTATACCGAAACCATGACCTACGATCCTGCTCAAACAAGATATTACCTTACCCAAAGACCAGTAATTGCAGTCACAGGGGTTGTAGGATCAATAGTTGGTACTTTGAGTAGCTCACAATACAGCGCTTATATAGATAACACAACGGGATTAAGAAGGAGTATCTATGCACAAGATTATATAGTTATAGATCATTCTGCTAATATGTCGGCAGGGGAGGTTATGACTGTAACCTATAACTATGCGTCTTTAGTAAGGCAAGTTCAAGGAACTTTGGATCTCAATGCGAATAATGTTCTTACGGCGGATCCATTGGTAAAAAGAGCAATACCCCTTTATCTCTATCTGAATGCTACTCTAACATTAAAATCGAATGCCGATGGGCCTACAACAAGAAATAGGATTAAGAATGCTCTTGGGCAATTCATGGCTACATATCGATTAGGTGATGCTATTCAAAAGTCAGATCTTATAGTTGTTTTACAAAACGGGTATGGCGATTATACGGTTACAGAGGTAGATGCTGTAGTATTGAGTAGCTACTACCTTCAAGATTCTTCGGGTACACAAAGAAGTCCTGTAAGTGAGGTTATTACGGTATCAAATAAAGAATATGCTCTGTATGGGAGTGCCACGTTAATATGAAAATTATTTGGGTTGCTACAACAGGCAGCGATACAACAGGGGATGGTAGTAAAGATTTACCCTATGCAACTTTGGATAAGGCATTAACTGTTTTTGAAAACGGAGATCAAATTAGACTATTAGATGGGGTTTATTACCCATCTGACTCTTTAGTAATTTCTAACAAAGAAGGATCTTTATTTTCAGAAAACCCGGGTGGGGCAACTATCCGACCAAGAAAAACAACTACAAGCACAGCTTGTATAAAGATTGCTTCTAGTAATCGATTTTCTATTCAGGGTATAAATGTAATTCAGGCTATAGACTCTAACAATAACTTAATGGGAATCTACGCTGAAAATGTAGAAAATTTTTTATGCTCTACTTGTTTTATCTCTGATTTTACATCACCTAGCGGTGATGTTTATGGAATTTTGGCTCATGGTGGTTTAGGTCGAATTGAACAATGTCAGGTAGAAGATTTAGTATGTGGTGGAAATAATCTTAAGGGTATTTTTACGGCTAGTAGCGGGGCATCTGGGGGTCTTGATATTATAGATTGTAGTGTTAGAAACTTAAGTGGGGCAGGGAATTGTACGGTTGTTCCTGTAGAGATTGGTCCTTATACACCACCTGGCCCTGGTCCTAGTCCTGGTCCTAGTCCTGGTCCTACTTATTATGATCCGTATTTTTACTATTGGCAGTTTGATCGGTTCGCACCGTCGATAAATAATCGTGGTGGTTACTTGACCGTCGCTGCTGGCGATCCTGTGATGTCTGATTTTTCTCCAGCAGAATGGGGTGGTGATTTTACCGTGATGGGCGTGATCATGCCCAACTGTCAACTAAGAAGTTCGATATACACAGAAACTATGATCGGCAAACGCCAATTCGGCGGTGCAGGCGTAGAGTGGGCCATAGAAAAATATTCTACTTCGCCAGCTTTCAAGTTTAAAATTGGTCGCGCTGGTTTCGGTGATACCGTCGCAGGTCCTAGCACCGATCTATTCAGAGAGAAATTATTTTTCGTGTGTGGGAGATATACAGCGGTTGGTCAAGGTTCTTCTCTGATGAAGTTTTGGATCAACACTGATACGTATACAAATAATTCAGCGTGGTTGATATCGACTAGAAGCTATCCTTTGTTGATAGGTGCGTTTGATAATACTGGCAATGAGTGTTTTTATTCAAAGTATTTTTGGTTGGCTTTTTGGCCGCGTGCTTTGACAGATACAGAGATTGAAAATTTGAAAGATGGCGTTGTGATGCCATACAACGCCAGTCCGCAAATGTATATTGACTTCTCCAAGTATGAAAACAGCACGGGAGCCATGAATTATCAAACAGAGATAGGCACGGGTTCTGCTGCGCCATATATATTGACCAAGACACAGATCGTTGGCAACCCCGATCATGAGCTTGCAAGGCATAGAGGCGAATGGGTGCAGCACAACCATTATTTACCTGATGGCACTGATTATACTTTGCCTGATGCCCAAGCTGATGACTTCAATCCAGCAAACAACGGGCACGATTTTTCTGTTGCAGCATTCTCAGCGATTGTAAATCCAGCAGCGGTGGGATACAAACATTTCTTTTCAAAGTGGAACACTGGAGGCGCGGGAGTAGGGCAACGTTCATGGTCTTTGGGGCAATATGATGATGGCAGTATTGATCATGTTGATTTTCGATTTTGGGTGACGGATACAGGTGCTTACGATCCTGTGAATGGGGAACTCGGAATAACGGTGTACAACTGCCAAGGATCTCCGAGATATTGGCACCCCATCAGTTTTTTGTGTGGAACATATCACTATAATGGCGGTGCCCTGAACAACGAAATGCATTTATACTATAACAAATCGGTCGTCAGCAGAAGTGATGCTTGCGGTCCCGTGTTCGTTGGATCGCCGAGCGATCTGTGCATCAATAAAGCGCATGCGGGTGCAAGCACCAGGGCGCATTTTTATTGGGTTGCGTATTGGCAAAGGTGTTTGACACCCACAGAAGTTGAAAATCTTAGGTGCGGTGCTGTAAGCATAGCAGACACGAATCCACTTATGGCAATCTATTTCGACAAAGCAGCGGGCGCAAACTACGTGTCTGAGATAGGCAACTATAATTTTGTTTCGAGTGGTGGAATCACGCAATACGATTGGACCAACGGTATACCAGGATGACAATTATTTGGGTATCAACTTCTGGCAGTGACACAACAGGAAACGGATCTAGAGATCTGCCCTATGCTACTTTAGAAAAAGCAATTGACAACTTTTCAAGTGGGGATCAGATAAGAATCCTTGACGGTAAATATATCCCAACAGATTCTTTAGTAATCTCTGGGTTAGAAGGATCTATTTTTGCAGAAAATAAAGATACGGTTACTATACAACCAATCAAAACAGAAAAGCATCAGGCTGTTATCGCAATAATTAATTCTCCAAGGTTTCATGTACAGGGAATAAATATATTACAGGCATCTAATACTAATAATAGCTTTATCGGGCTATACGCAGAGGACGTTGATAAATTCCTGTGCTATACCGTTAACGTAACTGGATTTGATGTCCCTAGCGGTAATGCCTATGGGATCTATGCTTTTGGATCTTTAGGTCGGATAGAAAATTGTAGTGTCTCCGATATTATTTGTGGTGGTGATACTCTTAGGGGAATAAAGACTTCTGGATTCGATGTTATAGACTGTTCTGTACTAGAGTTGAGTGGAACAAGCAACTGCGATGTTGTTCCAATAGAGATCGGGTTTGTGCCAGGAGATGTAACACCAGGAGGGAATACTCCAGCCATACAACCATACGAAGCTGATCCTACAGCTTCGTGGTGGTATTTCAATGGGGTTGATGCTTACTTAATTCTTGGTAACGGTAGTATGGAGCAAGACTGGTTACCCGCAGACAGTTTTTCCATTGTTATGCTTGCCAACAAAGATAATGCCGCTGGGGATTCTTGTTTAGCAAATAAACGTTATGGTGCTGCTGTTGGGGATAGAGTTTGGGATCTTAGGCATAGATTATGCCAATTCACAGGAAATAACAATTTTGATTACCCACTTACTAGTTTGATTAATCCAGCAGGAACGACAACTCTGTATGCTATGACAGTTAATCATGTGGGGGCAGCTAATAACGAAGAGTATTTATATCAGATTAATTCTGTAATAGGGCAAGATAAGAAGTCTAGTTTAATTTTACCTTGGCCTCCACAACAAAATGCGGGCATTGATGTTTACCTTGCTGGGGAAGTTATTGATGAAGCACCTATGACCATTAATTACTTCAAAGGTCATTTATATTGGGCAGCCTTTTACAATAGTCAATTATCGGACGCTAATTTAAATGCTTTGTACAATGGAACCGCAAAACCCTGGGATTTTAGTCCAATGTGTTATGTAGACTTTCACAAAGCCGTTGGAGCCACTTACGAATCAGAGATAAGTAGTGGAACGAATGCCCCTTATATTTGGAATGTTGTTGGAACCCCTATCTTGAATGGGCCATAAAATGACAGTACCTACTTTTTACCCAGACAATGTGAATGTTATAGCGTCCCGTACTACCTCTGTCCGTGGGAATGTAGTATCGGATATTTATGGGGGCACTATTACTGGAATTAAAGTTACACATGCAGATACTGTTAGAGCAAAAGATAATAAGTGCATAAGATTAAAGGCTAAGACACAAAGCACTGGTTTTGAGTTTTCAAATTGTACAGACGTTTTTCCTTTTTATAATGTTGCTAGTCGATGTGATCGTGGATTCTACTTTGATTCGATAACAACTTTGAAAGTCTATAACCTAACAGCCCATAACTGTATGCAGTGTATTGTAACTAATGTATCTGGGGAATTCTACAATATAGCATTGTCGGCATACCCAAATACTAGATACTACGTCACAGCGGTAGGGTTTACTTTGGGAGCAGGGACAACAGTTACGGCTGACTATGTTAAGTATTATAACCTTGGATCATTGTATACTGGAGGGGCCTTCAACGAAGGATCAACTGTAGACAATGAACAGATTGTTTATATGGATGAGGAAAACGATGATCTTACTCCAGACCATATATCAATATTAGTAAACACGGGAACGGCAAATCCTACTGAAGATACATACCCATCTATTGGGGGAATTCAAAGTGAGGTTACTGACGAAGAGACAGCAAAGAAAGATTATCACTACGAGCTTATAGATAACGATTTTTGGAATGTACAAGATCCTTATTCTGGGGAAACCTCATTTATTAAAGCAATGCAAAGCCGAGGTATCGTTAATAGTGATCTGGCTGAAAAGAGTATGGAGGCCAACTATTATATAAAAACGGCAACCTCTGTGACCCGTTTTTCTGAGCTTTGGCCCATGTATGCTTATTTTGCAAGTGGCACAAAGTTTAATAAACGAGTTATGGATATGTGGTATGCTAGTCAGAATGTGGGGACTTTGACGGCATATAACAATGCCATAGGTGGGTATAATTTATTCCCAAGTTTTTTCAAAAGGCTCGAAGATTATGAAGATGGGTGGATCATATCCGTATCCGATGTTGATTATGATAATTATCTGTTAGGTATGGAAGATCAAAAATACGGGATTGCTATAGACGTATTAGGTCTTTCTACTCTGTCCACTAATGCTTCGGGAGAGTGTTACAACAACGTTATGAGTTCGGTTGCTGACATAGCTCCGGTTTACTGGGTTTTGCATCATGAGCCCCAACCCCCAAATTATTATCTCTTTACTGAGCGGTGGAATGGTTTTGAGAATTGTCTCCTAAGCAATATGCGTTATAACGAAGACTTTAATATAGATGTACACGATATTGATCAAGATGCAAGTTTACATACCCCCCTTCTTATGGTCGCAACTACTACAGCTACTGCTTCGGCTTCAGGGGATGTTGAATTATCGGTATTGGATCGTGTATACTCCGAAAATATTACACGTAAGATTTATTACAGACAAGGTGAAGATCTTAGTTCGATGAGTGGTTGGACGGAGGTAACATACCCGATTGGGGAAGTCATTACTTTAACTTCTACGTATATTCAGATTAAACTAACGGTAGTAGATCTATTAAGACGTATAGATTATGAGTTTATAGGCTTATGCTTCAGACCGTACTATTGTAGCAGGGATTGGACCCAGAGACAGCCTTAGGAGTGATCCATGGAACGCACAGAATATTTTAATCATACGAAGCCATCTCAGACGCAGCTAAACAACACTGAGGACTCTAAGATTAGAGCAATTCTGTACCGAATGCGCTCAAACAATCAATTCGGTATTAGAACTGGTTTCCGTGTTACGGTCAATTCGGGTAACACAACTAAGATAGATATAGGTCCGGGTGATGGGTATACAGGAGGGTTTTATCCGGATGTTAATGTTCGTGATACGGGATCTGGGGAACGTATCTCTACCTTGACTGATGCAGGATCTGGTACTCCGGGATATACCCCTACTGCTACGGGTGTTGCTTTAGCTGATTATTCCAACGGGACAAAAAACTATATTTGCTTGGAGTACGACGAATCTTCAAGTACCCCTTTGGCCCAAAGGTTTTATCCACTTACTTCTCATAACACTATTATATCCGAAACATTTAGTGTACAAGTATATACAAGGATTCAGTTTGCGGCTTTTAGTACGGTAGAATTATCAAACTTAATATTGGTTGCAATTGTTACAGCTAACGGCGCTGGCAATGCTTTGACATCGGCTAGTATTGATCAGTTTATTCAACCAAAAACCCACCCCGTATCTTCGGACCCTGATACTTTAACGGGTGTTACCGTAAATTCTTGTTCTGACGAAACGCCTATAGGTACGGCAACTTTAAGATATGTATCTGCTACAAATACAATATATTTTACTGCCCCCGGTGATGCCGAGGGATCTGGAACGGCTGCCCCTTCGTCTGGCACTTATACTGTCTACTCAAACAATACATCCTATTATATTATTATAGCTGTTGTATTTACATCGCTTCCTGCAGCAAACGTTACCGATACCGTAGAGATTACATCTTTATACGGTCGGGATATACCGATGGCATGCGCTATTGATCAAGAGCACAGAGATATGGTTGGGAGCGGGACTTTAAGCACTAATAACCCACATGGATTAAGTCTAGATGACATATCCGGGGGTGGTTTTGATCACCAAGATCTATTTCATATAAACGGTATCTCAAACGATGCGGATTCTACACAGCTTCAGTGTCAAATCGATGCCGTTAATGATCAAATATTAATAAATAACAACGGTGGTTTTAAGAATTCTTTTCTAATCGATGGTGTTACGTATGAGAATATAACAGGAGTTAATGTTGGCAGTAACGGTTCGGTTGCATTTGATATAGTACCGATACCTGATAGTGGTGATTATTTAATATACTTAGATAGTTCTGGTGCCCCGCAAAAACTACTTGTTGCGGGTAGAGATGCTGCACAGCCATTTTGGGATTCAGACATTGAGCTAATAGATATTAGAAATAAGACCGCTGGCAATGGAACTATAACTTGGGATGATACCACTGAGACTTTAACTTGGCAGGCCCCTGGAGATGGGGCTGCTGGGGATGAGGTACATGTAGCAGGAACTACGTTCGCAACTGGGTCGAACCCAAGCGGTTATTACAAATTATTTTCTAGTGATACGGATAATTGGATTATTGTTAATATCACAGGTGCGTTAGGGGCTGCAAACAATAGTACGGTTACAATTGATATGGATGAAACTGATTACCCCGAGGATAGCTTACTAAAATTAGCTATTGTGCATTGGAGAGATACTACAGAACTTTTATCTAATCTAAGAGATATTAGAAGATTTACTACTTCGGATACTAGACCAATACTAGAGCAAGAACACGACGAGGATGGTTATCACACAAAGGCTTTTAGAAATCAACTTAGAGTCGCAGTTGAGTCTAACGCTTTTATTGCTACAGCCGAGAGTGGATCGGCTATTTATGGTGAAGTGAAAACTGGGGATGTAGCGGTTCAAGGAACCGCTGCCGGATCTTACGGTGGTTATTTTAAAGCCAGCGACTACGGAGTTTATGCGGAAGCCGATAATGATTATGGGGTTTATGGTTCAGCGACTAATGACTATGGGGTTTATGGAGAAGCTGATAATGTTTATGGGGTTTACGGTTCAGCCCCAAATACCGCTGTTTGTGGGATTGCAGCTACGGCAACCGGAATTTACGGATCAGCACCTAATGAAGGCGTATATGGAATTGCAGCTACCAACTCTGGGGTATTTGGGTCAGCGAAAAATAATGCGGGTGTTAAAGGCATAGCCGACTCTGATTATGGAGTTTACGGTTCAGCAAAAAATGATTTTGGAGTTTATGGGACTGCGGACGAGGATTTTGGCGTATATGGTCGGGGTAAAAATTTTGGGGTATATGGTAGTGCTGCTACTAATTCAGGTGTTTTTGGTACAGCATTTGGGGATGTGGGGGTCTGCGGCAAAGCTGCTAATTACGGCGGTTCTTTTACGGCAAAAACCGAAACGGGACTATACGGCGAAGCTATAACAAATACAGCCGGTTTTTTTGCTTGCACTGATGCGGCTGCTACAGCAGCTAATGCTACGGGTATTGTGGCTACAGCGATTACGGGTATCTATGGGGAAGGGGACAGTATTGGAGTTCGGGGCAATGGGGACGTTTATGGGGTTATAGGTGCAGCATCTACGGGTGTATGGGGAATCGGTAATGGTGTTGGTGTGTACGGAGCTGATGCGGATACAGCAGGTCTTTTTGTAAACTTAGGCATAGGGGATAATATTATGGCTGAGTTTGGTTCTGGGTCCTTAGCATTTGATCGGTGTTCAGTAACCGGGACGGGGGCTTTACACGCAGCAGTTATTGTTAGGTATTATGATGGGGTTGATACGCATACTCTAGCAATTCCAATGTGTACTATGGGCGCATTATAAGTCACACATTGATTCGGCATGCTCTTGTATGTTATCAGACAATACCCCTTCCCAATCTTTAATTTTCCTTAAATCGTCTGCATAGGTATTATTAAAATTGCAACCCATTGTGAACGGATCCCCACACCCATGAATCCCACCATCGTATTTTAGTCCGATAGACCAACAATCACAGAAGACACACCCGGTAAAATCAGCACAAGCCATTTTCATCGCAATTAACTCTATGCGCTCCCGATAGACGCAAGCATCCTCGCAGATGTTTTTTTCATTACATAAGGTATAGGGACCGCATTCAGCACAGGAATCTGAGCATTCTTTTTCGGTGCAGGCATCCAGCTCAATATAATCCACGCACCGACCCAAAATACATTCCATGCGAGGATCGTCACAATTCTCTGTTTCTAAACATTCCGGTTGAAAAACGCAAACATTAGAAATGCATTTGTTTTGCTTTTCGCAATCTTGATCGGCATAACATTCCATCACATGCTGATCAGATACACAGGCACCCGAAACGCATTCTTCCTTTGTGGAACAATCCTCGCTTGTTTCACAGAATGTTTTAATTTGATCCGGCGAAAATCCCGGAGGGATCGTATCGCTACCCCCACAACCCACAACGAAAATTAAAATAAATAGAAATGAGGTCTTCATTTTTTTCTCCTTTTTAGTAGGGATTATATCCCTGGCTATCGCGGGTCGGATAAATTTTCGTCCCGTCCCGATAGCGTTGTTTTTCCGCTTCCCGCTCGGTCATCACCCCGTAGTTTCCGACCCATGCCGGGTGTGTGTCCTGTTCCTCGCGCCAAAGCCTTTCGGCTTCGGCCCATGCCTCTTTTTTCGAGCGACCAACTCTGACCCATCGGTGATGGACCGATCCAAGCAGCCCACAATATGCAATCATGATTTTTCTCCCCTTGAAAAGTTATCCTCGTCTTTTTTGGCTTCTTCTACGACCATATCGTCATTGGTACCAAGGATCTCGCCGACCGCAAGGGCGTGGCTTACGTATCCGGCATCCCTGGCTAGGGCATCAAGCGCCCCTTCTTCTGTATGAGCCCGGTAGATACCAAGCTCAATACCAGTGGTCCTGTTGTAAATTTTCCAGCTTTTCATTTTTTTTTTCTCCTTTTAATCAAAAAGTATACCGCCGTCTCTTGCGACGGCTTTGAAAGATCTCGTGGTTCTCTCTTCGAGTTCGCAGTGCTTGCATAGAAGAGGGGGGTTCTCTCGCTCGCTCGGCAGCAAGCAAATAGAACTCCCGCATTTTTCGCATAATTCGGTGTTGTAGTATATTTTAGCTGACATTGAATATTTCCTCCAAAATTTTTTCGGAAGCCACTTCAAAACTTATGCCCTCTTTGGCTGCTACCGCAGCCTGTTTCGTAACTGTAGCGTCAGCGACAATTTTTTTCGCTTTCCGCTTTGAATACCCACGGTCAACCAGGCCGCGAAAAACTAATTGTCGAATCTCAGCGGCTTTGCGATTTAGGTCTTCTGACCTATCCTTTTGTTCCTGTGCTTTTTTGAGTTCTTGGGCTTGGTCAGCGATATCTTCTGCGGTGTTCCACTGCAGAAGATCTTCTACGGCTTCTGGCACAGTCCGGAAGTCTCCAGACACGCCTTGTTGTTGGCCCTGGTAACTTCCCGTGGTATTGTGGTTGGAAATCCTTACGCGGTAGGACTGGCCCTTCCGTGGGCCTTTTAGATAGCGGATCTGGTAGTACTCTGAGCCCCATCGGGAGACAGAAATCCTGGTGACTTCTGCTACCCCTTTGAGCCCCTTTTTAAGTGAATCACGCATACCGATCATTAACTTATGCAAAATGTGTACCACAGATGTATTACACATAAGTGTTCATTTTATTTGATGTTGGTCGTTTTTTTGAGGGGAAAATGGTATGAATAAGTTGCGGGATTGGAAAAAAGTTTAGGAACTTTTTTCCGGGGGGAGGGGGGAGGGGAGAGGGTCAGAAATTGTAATCCTCCCCCCAGTCGCCCGTGATCATCCGGGCCAGGAAAATCGCACCCTGGAGGTCCAAGGTGATCTCACCAACGTCTTCTGGGATCTGATCTAGATCCCCTCCCTGACGTACTCGGACCACCCTCCCGGACGGATGGAGCCACCATCTCCACCCCCAATTGTCCTCAGGGGGCACTCCCAGGTTTACGCCCAACCCGTGGGGGCCACCATCGGGGTCCATCTTTACGGCCATCCGAATGGCCCGCCGTCCGAAACCTACGTCGTTTTTGTCTAACATATCAATCCCTCCTTTTCCTCTTAAGACGTTCTTCCCGGTTGGATCTGACACAAAAATTAAAGAGCTTGAAGGACCGCAATTAAATCTTGTCGGGATAGGTTTTCAATGACAAACCCTCCCGGGGTTTTCAACGTGATTCCCTCAAAGGGGTCTGGTTTTAAATTTGTGCGGGGCTTGGTCCGCACCTTTTCTAGCCCGTTAGCTCCCCATTTTTGAATCGTAAGATACGAGACGCCAACTTTTTTGGCAGCTTCCACGGCTTTAACGCCGTGCGTCCTCAGATCCCTATACCTTGCAAGGATCTTTTGTTTTTGTGCGGGGGTGTAGTGTTTCCCCCTTTTTCCCGTTGGGGTTTTTTTCGTCTTCTTTGTGGTTTTTTCTTTTTTGGTATTTGCCATTGTACAGTCCCTCCAAAAGTTTAGTATTACGAAATTATCACGATTGTAATACAGATTACGTTTTTAAGTCAAGCACTAAATTAACTTAGCATTAATTTAATTTACAGATTATTGAAATTACTAATCAATATTACAGCTACGTATTATATAAAATGCTTTTTTAGCTCGTGGATTGAACGTAATATCGATATAGTTTTGATTATTTAATGATAAATAACCTTGATATGATCTAGGTTTTTTGGTCAATAGATTAACTTCGAATTCCCCCTGACTTGGGATTCGAAGCGGTAATTCCGATTTTTTATTTCCATTCTTATACTCTTTATTTAGATTTAGGGCAAGGCGGGTTAGATCTTTTACCCGCAATTGATCTGTGGCTTGTGAAATAGCATCTCGAATATCTTCGGTTGCTCCATGCGCAATGGCTAGGCATTGCCCTCTAGAATAAATCCGAAAGTAATAGGCAGGCAATAATTTAGCACAACGAAGATATAATCGGACCATACCAAAGGAGTATAGACCGTAATCTTTATTGGTTGCCATGCAGAAACTTCTAAAACTAGGATAATTCCAATATGCCCAATACTTATGATCGTAAATTTCTTCGTAGATTTTACACAAGTTTTCAAATTCTAATTCCCCTCTAACTGAGTTTTCCCTGAGACGCTTAATATAATTTTTCTCTTCTGGGATGACAATACGCATGGTTATCTCCTTATTAAATATTCGGAGTGACCGTAAATAAGAAAAAGTAAAAAGTCAACAAAAATTTTTGAATTTGCGTATGTTGGTAAAAATAAAGGGATTAAGTTTGTTGGTTGGGTGTGTAATGCCGCACTACCGCACCACAAACATCAATCAGTTCTGGCATTGAGAGGTTGTTTTTAATATCGTGGATTATCCAACAGCAAATACTAAAATCGTAGTTTTTTCCGTTCCATTCATGATCCACGGTCGGAAGCATATCGAACTTTCTTTTGTATCCATTTCTTTTAGCTTGAGCTTCTTTGTCATCCAAAAGATTAATTAAAGACCAATCCATAATCCAACCCGTATGATGACAAACATTGGTATCTCGACATACTGCTTTATTAATTAATTCTTTATACTTTGATCTGGGTCCTATTGCCTTATTGTTTGCTTTATCTCTTCTGTGTAACGCATTAGCGCGATTTTCAAGCCACTTTCGATAATCTTTAGGGGATAATATGTTTTTTAAAAATTTAGGTAGAAGATATTTTTCCATTTTTTCCCTCCCAACGTGGTAATTTCATATTCAAGGAAATAGCAGAACATATATCGATGAATTCTGGTTCCAAAACATTATATTTCATTTCAGCAACTAACCAAGAACATATACGAAGATTGTACTTCCCTGTAGGTTGTAATGCAATGTCTACGGCAGGCATTTTATCGAATTTACTTAATAGCGGATTTCTTCTATTTCTTTTTGGCAAACGTTCGCTGTATAGTAACAGTGACCAATCCAATAATACGTTTGTATAATAACAACGATAACCTTTTAAGTGCGCTAAGGTATTTATCTGTTCTACGATTTCTTTGCAAGTAGGTTGGGGTTTTACTTGCGAGTATATCCCAAAACGTTGATAAATTGCGCGGCTCTCTCGTCTTAGCCAAAAGACATAATTGTCTCTGGTCAATATACCTTGGGCACAAATTGGGACTCTGTAATACTTCCTACCGCCCATACTCTATTTCGATTTCTTTAGCAACACCCAATACTAAAGACGCAATTTCTTCTTCAATAAGTTTAACATTTATGGGATCAAAGGGAGAATCAAAAATTATTACACATGGTCCTGGTACATTTTTGGGGAACTGATACCAAACCGCCCAACATTTATCAGTATCGGGGAAGTGCTTTTGTACTATCTTTTTAACTCTATAAGCAAACTTATCTTGGATCTCAGTAAATAAGATGGAATCTTCAATTATATTTTTTTGGTACGAAACGAATACTTCCACGAGATTTCTCCAAAATTAGTTTTCAGTTTGTTACTATGTATCTATATTAACTTGAAAAAATAGCAAAACGAATTTACAGCAAACCCACTATTTTGTAAAATTCATGCTCGTTAATAATCTTGGTTCCGTATTTTTTAGCTTTTTGACTTTTGCTTGATTGCGAATCAGGGAAAGCTTGGACTAAGTATGTTAGCCCTTTTGATACCCCGCTTTTTACTATTCCACCTTTTTCTTTGACTAAGTTTTGTGCGTCACCTCTTTTCATCTCAGAAAGTGATCCGGTAAAACAAAAGGACATCCCACTAAGCTCCCCTTGTTTGCACTCTTCTATAATAACCCCATTCTTTAATAACTTATCAATGATTGCATCTTTATTTTCGATACCCACAGCAATACTCTCGGCTGTGATTTCCCCAATGGAATGTACCCTAGACAATTTTTTTACCGTGGCTTTTCTTATTTTTTCTAAGGTGTCAAAGCCATTTTCTACAAGCTCTTGGAACGTAGATAAAGAAGCGTTGGGGATATTTAGCCCTGCCATGAACACTTCTAACCTGAGTATTTTTTTGTCCTGGATATTTTTTAAGATTTTACTTGCCTTAGTTTTTTTGTACCCCGGGATCTTTAATAGATCATGGACTGTCAAAGTATAGAGATCAGATGGGTCCTTTACTAGTTGTGATCGATAAACATCTTCAATAAAGCTCTTTCCGGCCAGATCGATCTGCGTAATTTCGATCCATTTGTCAATGTCGCCTTTATGCCGAGCTGGGCATGCATTATTATGGCAGATCAAAAACTCACCTTCAAATTTAGTCTTGGCACCACAAACAGGACAATGCAGTGGAACGTCTAAAACATAGTCGCCCACTTTTGTGACAACTCTGTCTATCTGAGGAATAACATCCCCTGCTCGACTAACTATCACAGTGCATTTTTCTACTACCCCAAGATTTATGGCGTTAGATACGTTGTGGAGCGTTGCTTTTGAGATGGTAACCCCACCTACCTCTATGGGCTCTAAATGCGCCACAGGCGTTATACGCCCCGTTCTGCCTACCTCCCAACGAATCTCGGTAACGTCCGTAGTCTTTACCGCTGCAGGGAACTTCCAAGCTATCTGACCTTTTGGTCGATTATTTACTGTACCTAAACTTTCTTGGATGGACAGTCTATTAACTTTGATAACTAGGCCATCGATCATATAATTGAGGCCCGCTCTTCCAGTATCTAAATACCAATTATACCACTCGACCGCATTGTCTATCCGGACTATTTTAGAAGGTACTGTAGAAAGATTTAGAGTATCTTCGATAAAATACAATTTTTGGGATTCTTTAACGGGTGGTACTAACTCTGAGAAGACATCAAAATAAAGAATGGTAAGATGTTCTGAATACCAACCATCTTTTCTTCTTGAGATACCGGATGCTGCATTGCGAGGATTAGCATAATTCTCTGCTAAGTATTCATTGAATTCGTAATTGCGACAAATAATTTCTCCGCGTAAAGTACCCGTGAACGGTTTTTTGAACCGATGCACAACGTTTTTCATTTTCCGGACATTAAACGTAATGTCTTCGCCTACCCGACCATCACCACGAGTAGATGCTTGCAAGAGACACCCATTTTTATATTCTAACTCGATAGAAATCCCATCTAGTTTTTCCTGGATGACAAAAAACTCGGCTTTGGTTTTTCTTGCCCAAGATAGAAACTCCTCCGTGGTAAATACGTTATTCAGGCTACCCATTGGGATAGTGTGTTTGACTTTTTTTAAATGGTTACTTGGTGGAGCCCCTACGTTCTTTAGGACGGGATGATTTGGATCCCATTCTTTCAAAGTCAGATAAAGTCTGTCGTATTCAGAATCGGTTAGTATCGGTGACTTATTGTAATAAGCGTCTTGGGCTTTCTTTAGTTTCTTAGCTAATTTTTCGATATCCATTTTGATTCCTATTTGATTCCTAGTTAAGTAAAGCGTTTTCGGGTATGATCCAACCTTCTAGCTGTTTTTTTAGTTTTTCTGCTAGAAAACCTTCTTCGTTTGCTCGATAGATTAATTTTACGATTAGCATATTGAAAAACTCTTGGGATGCTGCAGTATTAGAAGCACTCATACGATGCAAAACATAGATCATTTGTATGGCAAACTCGGATCCAATAGTTATAATATCCGTTATTAACTGTGCGGGTTCTATGCTAATCCCGATATACTTTTTATACTTTTTAGGTACGCTGTTTGTTAGGAAGATTAAAATATTTTCGATGCCTTTTTTTCTATCTGTCATGTTACCACGTAATTCATACCTAGCATTTCTGCGTAGGTAGGACCTTTCCAATACGGAGAAACCCAAATGCGCTTGTGGTCTTGATAACCTTTACCACAGGCTTGCTTTCTGAAGTGTCCCCGTACTTTGAATCTGTGAGTGAGTGCCCACTTTTTTCCGGCATCAGTCAGCGATGCCTTGTACTCTTTCGTAAGTTTAGTATTTGCACCTACGATATATCTTTTGTGGTCTTTAGCTTTTCTAAGTTGCTTTAGAATAATTTCTCTTTTGTTTTTCTTTTTTGTCGCTTGTAACTTTTGATGTAAAGCATGTATCTTGGTTTTGTCTTGCTTCACATCGCTATCTGGACTTGTAATGTACAAAACAAGATTAATTACAAAGCGAAAAACATCAGAGTCATAGTAATCAAAGTAGATTCGTGACTCTTCGTATTGCTTAAGAATATGCTCGGGGATCTCTTTTGTGGCCTGTGTCGATTTCTCAATTGATTGTTTAAGAGTATGGCACCCATCTGTGGTAAGGTTCATAAAATGTGTATCTTCGTCGTTAATATCAAAGACGACACGAAAGCGATCAGAGTCTACTTGGGTTACGTACAAAACTCCCGTGTTAGCTGCAGGCCCATGAAAAGTGTCTTGATCGATCTTTAATATTATTCCTTCGAATGGTAGTTTTAGATCTTCCAAAGGAAAGTCTGGAATGTCCGTATCCCGTAAGGCTTCCATAATATCGGGACGGACTTCAAAAACAGGACGACCTGTTTTTTCAGTTACCCAAACCGTGTACATTAGTTGGGGCATTGCGACAAAATCAGCTTGGCTGTAGCCCATTTTTTGAGTCGCCGCGTAGAGTAGCTTGAAGCACCTTTCGGGCATTATTCGTTGAATAAACTCGTCGTAGCTTGCTAGTGGGTAGTTTAGCAAGCTATATTCTTTGAACAGCTCTCGGATAATTTCGTACTTATTCTGCATCAGACTCCTCAAGTGGATCGCTATCTAATATTGATAGAGCTTCTGCTAAGGTAATCGTCTTGTTTTTTTCGGCCAGGGCATACAACTTTCGCACAAGCCTATTGTGTATCCTGATTTGCTCCCCAACTGGTCTCCCAAACGAAGCAAGCCATTTTTTTTCTTGCTTCGATAGCCTTATTGAAGTGTTGTGTAGCATACCGTCCTCCTAATGCGAGTGTAACACTATTGCGTTACAGATGTCAATCCTTTATTTTTTGCCTATTTTAATGATTTGGGGACTGTACTGAGAGAGTCTTTTCTGCATACACTCTATTGCTTCTTCGCTAGAGTCCCCGAGAAGGCACCTACGGTCTAGGGAACTAGCTACAGCCCCTAGGGTACCTGAACCAGCACAAGGGTCACAGACCCAATCTCGGGGCTTTGTATGCACCTTCAAAATCCGCTCTAGTAGCCATCTTGGTTTTTGGGTTGGGTATCCTGTGCGTTCTTTTGAATTGGTTGGGACAATGGTACCCCACCAAACGGTAGTCGGTGTTTTTCCCAATTGTCTTCGTTCTGGAGTTTGAAGGCTGGGAGCCAAGTAAGGTATCCGATCAATTTTCGAATAGTTAAAAACATAATTTGCAGGATCCTTTACGTACCAAAGTATATTATCGTGTTTTGCTGGCCACCTCTTTTTTGTGCGTGCTCCATAGTCGTATGCCCAAATTATTTCGTTCATAAAATAAAGATGCTGATCAAGAAATACCCGCACGTAAGGGGCTTGGCGGTAATCAATATGAATAAACAAAGATCCGTTAGAAGTTAATATTCGAGCCATCTCTAAAAATCTCGGCCCCCAATAAGAAATATAATCTTTGTAGATGTCTTGGTATGAGGGGCCAGGTATGCTTTCAGTTTTGTATTTTCTACCAGCATAACCTTTTCGAGATCCAGAGTTAGAGGATGTAAACTTTATACGCCCTCCTTTTTGTTTTTTACCTGTGTTGAATGGGGGATCCACATAGACAAGATTAATCTTACCAGAAGGGATACGCTTACAAAGATCGAAGCAGTCTGCTAGGACAAGTTTCACTGTAGAGCCGGTGCTTCTTCTTGAGCCGCTTTTGTAACTTTTGTTTCTTTCTTTAGCTTTCTTATTTTCATAGCTTCAGCAATGACTTTTAGATTCCCGTATAAACCATGTCTGACTATAATTTCTCCAAAATCACTAAAGTCATGGGGTAGGATCTTACATACTCGTTCGCCTTCTTCGTCTTCGTCTACAAAGCAATGAGTAAGTTCATGATCCAATATGGCCCACTTTTCTTCTTCTTTTAAATCATTCCACATAGGGTAGACAATCACGATCAAAAATTCTTTATCACAAAGAGCGTGCATCTCTCCTGTGATTTTTTTGGCTTTAGCAAATACCGCTTGTCCAGATTCCATCAAAGGTTTATTGCGCCAAAGATATGCCATTTTAGCATCTGCAAGGTGGGGATGGTGTTTAGCGATAAGCTGATTTGCCATGTCTACGACGTAATCATTAATTGGATCGTAACTAAGGGGTTCCTTCCTAACCTTCTTTTTTCTGGGCATATGGCCCTCCTTTACTAACAAGTTTGACATAGACTTTCAAACCTAAAAAATAAGCTGTGCGAAGCATACCACTAGATCCACGAGAAAATCCATCCCAAACTAGGATTAATTGATCAGCATACTTGGCCATTTTTTGATTACGGATATATCCTGCTTTCTTAGCATACTTTTCCCAATCAGCAGGAAATTTAGTAATAGGTATATTATTCTCTTTTGCCCAACGTTCTCCAAGTTGATCAATACCCTTAGCACTACCAGATACTACCTCAGTAATAGTAAACTTAGATTCTGCCACAGCATCACAGACTAAAATATAGTCTTCTATATTTCTGGATCCTGCAATGATGGTTTTCATAGAGAATATAATACCGGATTTTTTCTGAGCCGGTAGCTAGGCAGGAACAAAGGAGTGCTTCGCATAAGCGAAGCACGAGTGCAGGCTTCTGCCTATTCTCATGTTTCGGATGTGGATGGAACGAGTCGAATGGTGGGTGATAGGTGCGTAGCACCATCACCCATACCCGATAGGGTAAATGAGACTATAGTTCCATTCACATCCCCTTTGAAAGAACATTAACTTATTAATTATTACTGAATATTTTGATTTACCAAAAAGACAGATCTCTGCTTACAAGGACAAAATCTAAGTTTTAAGATATGTTTTGCAAATCATAAATCAAATATCAAACGAAAGAGAAGTCATTCAAACCAATTATCACCCGAGCAGTATCAACCTGCTCGGCCTCAATTGATTTAAATGCCTTCTAATGGTGGGTTAAAACCCACCATGAATGGCATACTCTAAATGGCTTGTATATTTTTTAACATGCATGATAAAAACATAAGAGGCAAGGGGCAAATGTTAGGTCCACGAACCCCTTACGGGGTCCGTGCTTGCGCGATCCAAACAGCTATCGCTGTTCGGCTTCTTGCAAGAAAGGTAGCAAATCGCAAGCCAAAAACTTTGTCAAGTTAAATCGTACATGGGGGTATAACTATGTAATATATAGAGAATTATTCCCTGGATTTTTTTTGTATTTTTTCGATAAAAATGCCTTAATTATTGAGGTGCTCCATACAAACCTTAATCTAAAAATTCCTGTGTTTTTTGTTCAACTACGGAATTATTTCTGTTTGTGTTTTTATGTCATTGTTTTATATAACTTAAATTTAATCAAAAAAATCGGTCTTATAATCCTAAATGTACAAAAGAATATGCCATTCTTTGATTTGTTGTTTGATATATGTGTAATTTTTTGTGTCAGTGGCTTTTTCTCGTTTCACCCTTTATTCACAGTATGAATCCGCGTTTTCTTTGGTAAGATTTTTATTTAGTTTAAGCAAGTTTTATGCCAGAATTTTGAAACTAACTAAAAATATAATTAGGTGTTTTAGTAATAATAATAGCCTAAAAGATATATTTATAAATTTGTTAGATTGGAATTTAAAATAATTACTCTTGACGTTTTTGTCTGGTATTTATACGATCGGAGACAACCTGAAGCTCGAGGTAAGACGAATCGGCCCGACGTCCTATCCAAAACCCCAAAAGCATGCCTAGGATTCCGGCTGCGACCAACACAAGCCACAAGACCAGGCCCCTGTAACACCGTGATTCGCTACTGGTTGGGGGCTGGTTGCTCATACCCGGTCAGGACGCCCTATCAAACTTGAGAAACCGCATGCTAAAAGTACCCCGGCCTTCAGTCAATGAACGGAGGCTGGTGGCATAGCCGAACATCTTGGTCATCGGAACCTGGGCCCGGATGATGGTCCTGGATGCTTTCTTCTCGAGCTCTTCGACCTTGCCTCCCCGTGAGTTGATGTCTCCAATAACGGCCCCCGTGAAATCTTCGGGCGTCACTGCTTCCAACGCCATTATGGGAAGCAGTAGCTCCGTTCCGGCTTTTTCGCAGGCACGCCGAAAAGCACCCGCTGCGGCGATGTGAACCGCAATGGGCGTTGTGTCACCCTCTTTGAACTCGATGCCCTTGAGCGAGACCGCTATGTCGGTGATGGGATAGCCTGACTGCGGCCCGGCGCCAGCAGCCTCCCGGACCCCTTCTTCTGCGGCCTGGATGAAGTCTGCGGGAATCGGGGGTGCTTCCGGGGGGCGGACGATGGTGTTTGTGAACTTTAGACCGAGTCCCCGACCTAGAGGTTCGGCCTTGAGGGTTATCCCAGCGAACATGTTTTTGGCCTTGGCTGTCTCGTCGAATTTTCTCTCGAAGCGTTCCGAGGCTTCGGTTGCCTGTGACAAGGTCTCGCGATAGACAACCTGGGGTTTGCCGACATTGACCGGAACGTGGAATTCTCGCTCCAGACGATCACAGATGATTTCGAGGTGGAGCTCGCCCATACCGCTCAAAATGGTTTGCCCAGTGTCGGGATCCTGGGTCACGGTAAAGGTGGGGTCTTCTTCGACCATTTTTACCAGGACCTCTTTGAGTTTTTCTTCCACTCGGCTGGTTTTGGCCTCCACCGCCATGGAGATGACTGGGGTCATGAACGTCATTTGCCCAAAGACGACCGGATGGGCTCGGGTGCACAGGGTGTCTCCGGTTGTCGCCTTTTTCAGCCCCACGACGCCCACGATGTCGCCTGCGTCAGCCCGTTGGATACGGGACTTCTTGTCGGCGTGCAGCTTCAGAAGGCGAGCTATTTTTTCATTGGCGTCCTTGTTCGGGTTGTAGACCGTGTCAGTGGCGCTCAGCGAGCCCGAGTAGATGCGTAGATACGTGTGTTTGCGTCCGTCCCAGAGTTGGACCTTGAACGCGACGCCGGAAAAGGGCTCGTTGCGATTACGCTCCATGACGACCGGTTCTTTGGTCTGGGGATGGGTCCCCTGGACTGGAGGCAATTCCACCGGCGCTGGTAAAAAGTCGACGACTGCATCGAGCAAGGGTTGAACTCCCTTGTTCTTGAGGGCCGAGCCACACAAAACCGGCACCGCACGGTTGGACAGGCACTGCTTGCGAACCGCGGCCATGATTTTTTCAGTGGCAATGGTATCTCCGGCAAGATAAGCCTCGGCGATTTGGTCGTCGTCATCCGCCAGAATCTCGAGCAGCCGGTCTCTCCACGGAGCGGCTAGGGCGGCAATTTCAGGGTCGTCATTGAGGGGTGAGCGGTCGAAGGTGGCCCCAAGGTCTTCAGTATGCCAGCGCAATATCTCCATTCTGACTAGATCGACCACTCCCTGGAGGTTTTCTTCTTTTCCCAGGGGAATCTGGATTGGCATGGGAACGCAGCCCAGCTTGTCGACCATTTGCTCGACACAACCTTCGTAGTCTGCCCCGACACGATCCATTTTGTTGATAAAGGCCAATCTGGGGATCTGGTAGCGATCTGCTTGTCGCCATACTGTCTCTGATTGGGGCTCGACTCCTCCCACGGCACAAAAGACCACAACCGCTGCGTCGAGGACTCGCAAGCTGCGTTCGACTTCAACGGTAAAATCCACGTGCCCCGGTGTGTCGATGAGGTGGATTTCATGTTTGCGCCAGGGCAGCACGGTGACCGCCGAGGTAATGGTAATACCACGTTCTTGTTCCTGGGGCATCCAGTCCATGACGGCCTGTCCATCGTGGACCTCTCCCATGCGATGAGTCACGCCCGTATAGTACAAAAACCTTTCGGTTACGGTGGTCTTGCCTGCGTCAATATGGGCAATAATCCCATTCAACCTTTCCGACGAAATTTTAATTCGCTTGTATTTTCCACGGTGTATCCTTTGTTAACTAGACAGCCATCAAGTTGCCTCTTGACGTAATCGTTGGGCGTAGCTATACTCTCCACCATGCCTGCTCCGAAAAAGCTACAACGAATGCCGAGTATCAAACTGTCCTTTGACCCGCCGCTTTTGGCGTGGCTGCGACTTGAAGCCAAACGCAACGACGTGTCGATATCCGAAATTCTTCGGCGGATCGTACGAAAGGCAATGAACGCCAAATGATTTTGGGACAGCGGATTCGGCTCGACCCGAACAACGTGCAAATGACGCAGCTGGAACGGTTTGCTGGTGCGGCGCGTTTTGTTTACAATCTCGGTTTGGATCGCTGGCAGCAGGTATATAAAGCGGGCGGCAAGCCCAACTGGCAAAGCATTAATCGCGAAGTTAATGCGCGCAAACGAAGCGACCTGTTTTGGCTCAAAGAACTTCCCTGGGCGGTACCCAATAGCGCTCTGCAAGATTTGAACAACGCTTTTCAGCACTTTTTTCGGCGCGTAAAAATCGGAGAAAAGCCCGGTTACCCGCGTTTCAAAAGTAAAAAGCGGACAAAACCTGCTTTTAGCATTGAGGGAAGAGCAATACAGTTTGACGCACTCCGAATCAAAGTGCCAAAGATTGGATGGATTAGAACCCGGCAAGCGTTGCGCTTTCCGGGCAACATCCTTTCTGCACGCTTCTCTAAGCACGCAGGGCACTGGTATGTATCGGTACAGGTCAAGGTCGACGAAGCCCGCTGGTCTTATCCCCACCGCTGTGAAACCCAAGCAGCTGTCGGAGTAGATTTGGGCGTCGTAAACCTTGCCGTTCTTTCGACCGGAGAACGTATCGAAGCACCTAGAGCGTTGCGTCAAATAGAAAAGCGTCAGCGGATGTTGAACAAAGAGTTGTCTCGTCGACACAAAGGAGGGAAGAACTGGCAAAAGACGAGAACAAAGCTCCAGCGGCTGTACGAACGAAGCACCAACGTACGTAAGAACGTGACGCACAAATTGACTGCGCAGTTGGTCCGACGTTTCCGTTGGATCGGCATTGAAGACTTGAACATCAGAGGAATGGTAGCGAATCGCCGTCTCGCTAAGTCCATAATGGACGCCGCGATGGCCGAAGTCGGACGGCAGCTCAACTACAAAGCTAAGTTTGCCGGTACAACGGTCGTTCGAGCAAACCGCTGGTTCGCTTCGAGCAAAACTTGTTCGACCTGTGGTCTTGTCTACGACGCGCTTAGCCTCAGCGAACGCCACTGGTTTTGTGAGTGCGGGACAAAGCACGACCGGGATGAGAACGCTGCAGAAAATTTGAAACAATTGGCCGCGACCTACGCGGTGACAGCCTGCTGCCCTGAGAGCGCTGGTCTTTCCATCAAAGGGAAGACGAAACTCTTGGTTGAGCAGGAATCGAGCAGCTGTGTTAACCAATTTTAGCATAGTTTAAGTCTCGAATGGGATTCTTAGTATTCTTGTATTATACCCTTCAGAGACTACACTTTGGAGGGTACATGTCAGATAGACAAAAGATTATTCTTTTAGTTCAGGGTGGGTGTGGGGATGTTATAGCGGCAACTCCTATGATTAGATCTGCCCGGAAAACACATCCCGAAGACGAGATTATAGTTTTATGTACTTACGAAAGAGTTCTTAGGCATAACCCTAATATAGATAAATTAATATCTTTGGGTGATCAGGATGCTGTGGGGGATTTTTTTTCTAGAGAAGTTAAAGATAAAAGGGTACGGTACTTTAAAAAGTTTTTTCCCTATGATCATATTATGAATGATGCAGCCCATGGGGCTAAAAATCTTCCGCACTTTATTGCCCGCCTGTATGGTTTTGAAGAGAACTTTGATAATGGTACTCCGGATTATTATGTCACAGACTATGAGAAAAGAGCGGCTGATACGTTATTGGGCCAGGATAAGAAACCTGTTGTTTTGCTACATATTCAAGGTGCAGTTCCTTCGGATGGGGATGTACAGACTAAGCCTTGTGGTAAGTGTGGAGGTCGTGGTGTTGCTAATAATCCAGGTCCCTGTAACCAATGCGGTGGATCGGGGATGATTAAAGTGTATCAAAAAACCAATGTACTTAAGGATCTTGATCCTAAAATTGTCAGTCCTTTGGTGATGAAGTATAAAGATAAGTATAATTTTTTGCAAATAGGTCTTGAGTACGAAACGAGGATTGAGGGTGCTTTTGACTGTTTAGGTATGCCTTTGAGGGATACCATTGCTTTGTTCCAGCACCCCTTGGTAAAAACAGCTATTGTGATTGAGTCCTTATTTATGCACGCTGCCGCTGCCTTAGAGAAGCCTGTGATAACTGTTTTTCAAAATACCGATCCTGATTTTTTTGGCTACCCGATACACAAGAATATTTCTGATAGTGGTGGCTGTGTTGATTACCCTTGCAATCGGCCTGTGGGTGCCTTACTTGATTTGCACGCGGGTTACAAGAATCCTAAACAAACTAAGAGTAGGGGTCTTTGGGAGTGTAGGGATCAAAAGTGCGCACGTATGAAGCCCGAGATGCTTGAAAAAGCCTTTTTGGAAATGGTAGAAGAGAAAAAATCTGATCGCCATGATACTTTGGAAGAGGCTAGAAACGCAAAGCCGAAGGGCGCTAAACATGAATTTTAGTGATGATCGGAAGAAGGTTATTGCTTACCGTGCCGACTATGGAAGTTGTTACTACCACCGTCTCTTCTTGCCCTTAAAGTTTTTGGCACAGAATCATAAAGAAGATTATTATATTTACCCTACTGATAAAATGGAAACTAATCAATTGGGGGTATATGATTTAGCAATTTTTCAAAGGCAGTACAAAGCTGAAGTTTTTGAGAACATGCTTCGGATGCAGGCCAAAGGCTGTAAGATAGTTTACGAGATAGACGATAATCTTTTTTGTGTCGAGCCCTGGAATCCTGCGCATAATATCCTTGGTAAAAAAGCGGTAAAGGATAACATTAAGTACTTTCTGGGAAAGGTGGATGCGTTATTTGTTGCTACGGAGAATCTAAAGGAAGTCTATGAGCCCTACTGTAAACGAATATATGTGTTGCCAAATTCTTTAGAATTAAGTGCGTTCCATACACCACCTAAAAATTCAGCAAAGACAGTGGTTGGGTGGCAAGGATCACACACGCATGAAAAAGATGTTGCTCTGGCAAAATCTGCTATCGAAAGACTTGCCAGGGAAGATGAAGTATACATTAAGCTATGGCGTATTGATCTGGGAATACCGAATACCTACGTGGTTCCTTTTGTGCCATTCGAATGCTTTCATGCGATGTTTAGTCAGTTAAGTTTTGATATTGGTCTTGCTCCTATTACCTATATTAATTTTAATAGAGGAAAATCTAATCTTAAGTTTATCGAATATACAGCCCAAGGTGCTGTAACCATTGCTTCTGATTTTGGTCCTTATCAAGAAACAATTGAGGATGGTGAGACTGGATTGCTGATTAATAATCCGAAGGATTGGTACGATGCCGTTATGTACTTGGTAGAGGATATTGATCTTAGAATGCGTTTGTTGGATAACGCTAAGAATTATGTTCTTGAGAATTACGACATGAGCAAAAACTATAAACTTTGGAAAAATGCTATAGACGAGATTATTTCTAGTTAGGGGTGATTCATGATCGAAGAGTCTAAAAGTTTTTTGTGTATCGGTGAGACGTACTCCGGCAAACTTGTGTTGGGCATTGCTAACGAGTTTAATCTTAATTTATGGAAAGGGGGATCTAGTCGGCTTGAGCTTAGGTTTCCTAAAGGTTTGCTACTCCTTCCTGTGCGGCAAAATAACCAGGTAGTTGGGCACAATGTTGCTTTTTCTCCTATTCATCCTATCCACAGTAAACAGGAATCTATGCTGTTTGATATGACGGGTTTAGAAATTTTGGGGGAATGTAATGTAGGGTCGGGTTACGAGATTACTGGTAAGGATCTGCCTCAAGAGATTTTACGGCCATACATAAGTATGATCAAGGATTGGCGAATGCAAATCTCGGGATTGGCTGTTCCTACGGCTGATGACCTGGCTAATATTAATAAAACAAGCCCGATACTCAATGGTCCGTGGGGAAAAAGGAAGTAGTGTAATGTCTGATGCGAAAAAACCAACTGGATATCACATACTAGGTCTTCTCGATAGCCATACAAGATTAGTTAGTGATACCCATACCTTCATTATTCAAAAGTTAAGAATTACAAAAGATAAACAGGCGGTATGGACTAGTCATTATTATTACGCAGAGATCGGGGATGCTATTCGGGGTTACGCTAAGTATAGTGCGCGGGTAAAGGGCAGAAAGATGCCTAATACAAAACCTCTACTTGATCTTCTTGATCTAGTAAAAAATTTAGAATTATCTATTTATAAAGTAGGGGACAGGTTGAGTAAAGAATGGTCTTCTATTTCGCAGGATCCAATATCAATAGCTATGTTTAAGGATTATCCTAATGGACGTGAATCGACAGATTCTTAGATTGACCCAGAAATATATAATAGATTATCTAAATTTACTGTGCTTTTCTAACACGGTTTCTTGGGATGGTATTGATCAGTTCCACGAACTACCTATCCTAGATGCAGAGCAGAGTGCAGCGCAACGTCAAGAACAACGTGGTGGTTTTTTAATTCATAAGAAGTATCCATGGGCTTTGAAAATCTTAGTAACGGTTATTGATGGATCTAGGCAAGAAGTATGTTACCGAATCCAAAGTATCAAAGACATAATTAAAATAGATGATCCAAAAAAGACATGTTACCCCTTGGATATGAATTTGTTAGACTTCTCAATTGCGGATTCGAACTTGGGTTTACAAGATCCTTCGTCTTATTCATTCTATACAAAATCTCACAACGTATTGACCAGTTCTTTTGCTTTACTTGACTATCTATTGAATAGTCATTTTATTGCACATGATAGTCCTGATCATTTTAAAGATTTGTTGATTGAGGTGGAGAGTTATCCTCCTTTGAGCGGTGATAAGCATTATGTTCCTGTGTTTGAGGCAGTTAGTAATGACTAAGGTTCAAGGTTGGGACATTTCATTAAATCACTCAGGGATTGTTGAGCTTACGGATGGGGCACTGAGTAACTTTTGGTTTGTATCAGACAAGCATACACTAGAAAAAAACCTAAAAGAGCATCTATGGCACTTGCCGCTAAAGCAGATAAAAAAAGATCATGGGGATTGGCAGCTCTTTTCTTTGTACAGGCTGCTTGTTTGGGAGAATATGCTGAGTAGTATGTTAGATCTTCATCATCCGGATTACGTTGCGATTGAAGACTACGCTTTAGGTAAAGTGCGTCGATCTCATTATATTGGCGAGATTGGGGCTATTGCTCGTATGGTATGCTTTCGAAAAAGAATACCTTTGCGTTTATATGATCCTTTTTCTGTAAAAATGTTTTCTGCGGATCATGGCCATGCGGACAAGTTTATGATGGGTCGTGCGATTAAGAAAAAGTGGGGTGTGGATTTTCGCCCTTATGATCCTACGTCAAAAGCTAACAACACTGAAGTTAGTGAAGATCTATACGATGCCTATGGTATTGCTAAATTGTTGTGGACTGAGGTGAGTCTCAGGAAAGGTGAAGTTTTACTCAACTCCTTGGCTGAAAAACAGATACGAGTATTTAACAGAACTACTAAGCTATATCCTATAAATATACTGGGTAGGGGGTGGTTAGTCCAAGGTGAGGAAGATGAATTATGAACGGTAATGCTGTCAATATTATTGTTGTGGGCTACAAGGTACCTAAGATTGAGCATGCTTGTGTCGGTAGCATTATAAAAAATACAAACTATCCTTATCTATTAACCTTTTTTGACAATTATGGTAGTGGGTTGAGCCTTACTGAAGTTTGGAATTTTCTTATCGATAAAAGCCCATTGAAGTATGTTTGCTTATTGAATTCGGATACTATTGTGTATCCAGGTTGGCTTAAGAAACTAATTGACCCTTTGGGATCTGACAAAAAGATTGCATTTGTAGGCCCGTCTACTAATAATTGCCATAGCCCACAAAAAAGAATAGCTACCTACGAAGAAGCAACCAAGTATGAGGGAAAAATCGAGATTATGAAAGATCCTATTAGTGGTTTCTGTTTAGTATTTAGAAAAGCACTCTGGACAGAATTAGGAGGATTCAATCCTAAGTACAAGCTTTATGGGCAAGAGAGTGACTTCATTGATCGTGCCCAGAGGTTAGGATATAAAGTTGCATGGCGTAAGGATGCTTTTGTCTATCATAAAGGCGAAGCTAGTGTCAATGCTCATAAGTATGATGCAGACAAAGAAAGAAAAATTGCTCGTAAGTTGTATTGGGCAGATAGGGGGAAAAAGATATGAGATTTACTTTTATGTGCCCTCATACTAAGTTGTCTGGGGGGACCAAAGTTATTTTGCGATTAGCTCATCATGTGGCTAATGCGGGTCATAGTGTTATAGTCGGTGCCTATAAATATTCTCCAAAGCAGATTCTTTGGTATGGGCCTAAGAACCCTCCGTATGAGATCGTTGAGGTATCTGAGCCCAATAGATATACAATACCCCCGTGCGATGTTTTGATTAATTTTGCTGATGGGGTATCTTTTGGGAGCATGCCTGATGTTCCTCATATATTATTTCTTCAAGGGTTTGGTACGCAGGATTATGCAAAGGAGGTGGCTAATCTTAATTTTCGCTACGATGGGATTATTGCTACTTCTGCTTGGTTAGCACAAGTTGCTAGACAAGCTAGGCATACTAAGATCTACGTCGTTCATCCTGGGGTAGATGACTATTTTGTGTCGCACCATCTTCCTACTAAAGCTGTTCCTGTAGTGGGTACTTTGTATCATGAATCATCTGCTAAATCCTCTGATGTTTTTATGGCAGCGTCTCATCGTATTATTAAGAACTTCCCTAGAACTCTGTTCTTATATTTATCTGCAAAGACACCGAAAGACACTACCCAGTTCCATAAATTATTAAGCCCGCACAGTCTTATAATAAATCCACCACAGCAAGTTTTGCCTCATATTTATTCTTCTTGTACTGTGTGGGTATCACCGTCTATTAATGAAGGTTTTGGGCTTCCTACCTTGGAAGCAATGGCTTGTGGTACTCCCGTTGTTTCAGTACGAAATTTTGGCCTTGATGAGTATCTGAAAAATGATTACAATTGTTTGTTAATTCCCCCAAGAAATAAAGAGGCTCTTGCGGACTCAGTAATTCAGTTACTCCGTGATTCAGAAAAAAGAAGTAGATTAGTGTCTAATGGTTTACAGCTAGTAAAACGCTTTACATGGAGTAAGTGTGTTAATAACTTTATTGCTGCAGTCAAAGGTATCATTCAATGAGAATATGTTTTATCGAACCGCATTTATTGTGTGTGGGGGGTATTAGAAGAATTATAGAAGTTGCTAATAGATTAAAAAAACGTGGGCACTTTGTTAGAATTTATACCCCACCCGGAAGACCGTGCGGCTGGATGGAAAGCGATGTTGAAGTAGAAAAGATTTCTAAGTTACCTCATCGTGTCTACGACATTGCTTTGTTTAATCTTGCAGAGCAATACCCAGTAGCCATAGAAACTAAAGCTAGGATGCGGGTGTTTTGGGTTTTGGCCCCCGAGGCTTTGTATAAAGATCCGAACATCCCAATCAAAGCACTTCGGCAGAATTTTCATTTTTTAGCAAATTCTACTTTCTCTGCCAACTATATAAAGCGTTTTAGAAAAGTAAAAGAGCATATTCCTATCATCCCTGGGGGTATTAACCCTGAGCATTTTAAATTTGTACCGAAGACTCCTAAAAAGTATGACATTCTATATTATGGATCACCAAGACCTTGGAAGGGTGGTCATCTGGTGGAAGGGTCTTTGCGGGGATATAAGCTACTTAAGATGCACGGATTGAATACGCCTCAGGATAAGATCCACGAGCTGTATAACCAGTCTACGATATTTGTTTCGGCGAATCAAATGGAGGGGTTTTCTTTTATGCAGTTAGAAGCAATGGCTTGTGGCTGCCCTGTAGTTACTACTGACGACGGGGGAAGTCAGGACTATATCAAGTCAGGGTACAATGCTGTGGTGGTATCTAGAAGCCATTCTGGACTTCAGACAGGGGCATCTATTTTGTTAGGTGATAAGAATCTGAGAGCCAAACTTAGGCGAAATGGCTTAGTCACATCCCAAGATCCTAAGTTTTCCTGGGATAATGTTACTGAAGAGCTTGAACAATACTTTTTACACATACTTCAATAATTTTAAACATTAATTTAATTTTAAGTATGATCGTGGGGGATAATCGGGCTAAGAATCGTAGCTAGGAGTTTCTATGCAGTTTACTGGATATGACTTTTTTGACTTCGGTACAGGTAAGGGTTATTGCTATGAGTTTGCTAGGAAAAAGATGAAGTTAAAAAAAGGTTTGGGGTTTGATCTTAATCCGCATAAAGTAAAAAATTTAAATAAAATTGGTATTCCTTGTTTATTGCAAGATGTGACCGCATTAGATCTACCTAGAAAGTGTGTTAGGGTTGTAACGATGGGGCACTTTTTGGAGCATTTGAAGTCTACGGACATGGTATATTCAGTTTTGAGTAAAGCTTTGCAAACGGCTGATGAGTATATTTATATTGAAGGTCCGTGCTTCGATTTTGACAAACTTTTGGAATCCCATAATTTGCGCTTTTATTGGTCTAATTGGGTTGGGCACCCTACGCATGTAACCTCAACTCTATTGATATCCATGCTTAATGATTTGGGCATTAGTCAGTATTCCTTAGTTAGGTATGGTCCAGTTAATTCTTCTCAGGCTGCGTGTATTCACCCATGGGAATCTCCTAAAGATCAATTTAATTATGATTCTAATGTCCATAGTAGTAAGGTGGATGTAAAATTTTCCTACCCTTTATACACTGGTATGTATCTTTTTGTGTGGTTGAAAGATCGAAAGAATAAAAAAGATTTGATTAGTTTGCGTAAAAAGAATATCCGGAGAGTATATAATGGGTAAAGTAACTGCCTCTGTCCCTGGAGTTCATGGTAAAATGGCCAAACGTAGTATTTATCATGATGCTCGGGCTTTATTATCTTTAGTTGGTATAAAAAAACCAACTATAGTTGATGGTGGAGCTTGTGTAGGATCAACGACACAGACTTTTTTAAAACTATGGCCTAACTGTGTTGTTCATGCATTTGAGGGTCGCCCAGATTTAGCAAAAGGTCTGAGAAAGCAGTTTAGGGATAAGATCAATGTTAAAGTTTATAATTTTGCTCTTGGTGAAGTTAATGGGTCTACTAAATTTAATATAACAAAATATATAGGTACTGGATCTGTGTTATCTCCTAGTGCTCAATCTGCTCGTTATAATGGGCAACGAGTTGAAATAGTTGATACGGTTAATGTCCCTATGGTTAGGATTGATAAGATGGTACCAAAGGCTGATATGATTAAGCTGGATATACAAGGAGGGGAGGTTGGTGCTATTAATGGTATTGGTACTGTTATGGATCGAATTAAGATTATTGTAACTGAAGTTATGTTTTATGCAGCTTATAAAGATCAACCTCTTTTTTGTGAGATTAATAGTTTGCTTGAGGGTTACGGATTTCAGCTTTTTAATCTATATAATCTTTCTACTCATAAGTTGGGTAAACTTACGGCTGGAGATGCCTTGTTTATAAACAATCTATATTATAATCGTTTTTGAGGGTAATTTGGATGCTTCAATTATAATTCCGATTCAAGTTAGATCAGATACTTTTCTAGTATACTTGGAGCATTTGGATTTCTGTTTGCATGCTGCAAATATGCAAAATCATCCATCGTATGAGATTATTTTGGTTGACTACATTAGTGCTTCCAAATACGCACTTCGTATTAATAAAATGGCTGATAAGTATGGAGCAAAATACGTTAGAGTGGATAGGGATGATAGGATATGGGCTCGTGGTCGTGCTTTGAATTGTGGGATTAATGTTGCATCGGGGAATTATGTTTTATTTGTGGATTCGGACTGCGTTATACCTAAATTTTATTTAAAAGATCATCTTAATCATGCATCTTCTACTGTTTTTACTTACAGTGAATTTTACAACACTGATCCGAAGATTAAAAAATCGGGAGAGCACTTGGCTTTGATGAAGCAAAAGAAATGCATAAAGCCTCCATTACCCAATTGCCACAGTCATCAGTGTATTTTGAGATCGGTTGTGGATTCTGTGGGTTTATTTGATGAGACTTATCGAGGGTGGGGGGCTGAAGATAATGACATATTTCTTAGGTTAACTAGGTTTGGGATGAAGTCCCATAAAGTAAAGGCAATGCCGGTTCACTTATATCACCCTACGTGGCAGGAACTAATGAACAGAGATGGGCTTTCTGCGGTGCAAAAAAATACTTTGAAATTAAACCGTGCTAGGTATTGGCAGTACAGGCGTACTGGAAAAAAGGAATAATATGAAATATGGTCTTATTACTATAGATCAGCCAAAAGGCAACTTGGGTAATAGATTAATTGAGCATGCTATAACTACTCTTTTGGATATACCAAAACCGCATGTGTCATATTCTATGTTCTCGATCCCTGATAATAAGGCTATTGCTAGGCTAAACTCTTGCGATTTTGTTTTGCTCCCCGGATCGACTATACTGGCTAAAGCACCGAGAAATAGCGATGCAATGGCTATTTTGCCAAAGATCAATGTACCAAAAATTTGTATTTCTGCAAGTGGTTGGGGCCCTAGATTTAAGTATTATACTGAAGTTATTAAATATATCACACCCCCAATTGGTTGTAGAGATCCGGAAACTGTATCAGTCTGTAAAAAATGTGGTATCCCTGCTACATTTGTTGGGTGCCCTACTGCTTATTTTGATCCCTTAGACTTAACCCCCGAAGGGTATACAATTCTTGGTTTCGCTAGGGATCTAGTAAATTGGCAGATTAATATGTTTAATAGACTTCCGGGGAAAAAAGTTATTGCGATTCAAGAGAACAAATTTTCTAGGAAGTTTGCTAAGAATGTGACTAGCCATATATTTGATTATGGTAATCCAAGTATAGCTTTACGTCAATACTCAAGAAGCTCTCGTGTATTCACTGGTAGATTGCATGGGATATTACCGGCTATGTCCCAGAGAAAACCTGTATTATTTTTTGGTGATAATAATGATTCAAGATTTTCTTTGTTGAAGTATTTTGGTATTAAGATAAATCCCATAGGAAAAAATTTCCCTCTTAAGTACTGTACGCCCGATGTGTACGTTACTTATTTAGAAGAAATTAAAAATTCATTCTTTACTTGGGCTCGTTCCTTTGATTTGTTTCCAAGGAGTCAGACATGAAGCGGCATATTTACAAGCTTCCGAATGGTGATTTTCAGTTAGGTGACTACCCTAATAGAAGAGATCCTGATGGACTGAACTGGGTTTGGGTTATTACTCATCATTGTGTTATGGGTTGTCCCTACTGCATTGGCTGGAAGAGTAAAACTTCAGTTCCTACCTTGATTGATAAGATGGGTGGGATTAGTAAAGTAGTAGATGGATTTAAAAAAGTACGAGATAAATACCATAAAAATATATATATTACGATTAGTGGTGGCGAACCTACCTTGGTAAAGCAGATTGGGCCTTTAATTGTAGCCCTAAATAAGGAAAACATTCAAGTAGAACTTCATACTAATTTAACTAACAGTAGATTTGCTTCCTCTATTGATAAAGTAGATCCAGATATGTTAGGTCAAGTAACAGCAACCTACCATGGTTGGCGCTTAGATAAAGACAAGAAAGCGCAAGATCTATATATGAAAAATTTTAGTTATGGATGGCGACGTGGTTACACGATGATTCTTAAGACCGTTGTTTGTCCCTGGGAGGTTGGTGGGTATGAAGATAAAATAAAGAGACTAAAAAAGATGATACCTGCAGGATCGCCTGTATTAACATGGCCTTTTATTAGGGGAAAGCCGGGAAGTATTAAGGATCATAGAGGGGCTTATCCTCAAGCTTATACGGTTAAACATAGACGGGTACTTAGAAAAATTAATAAGTATAGAGCTGAGGAACAGCGGATGTATGCTAACGGTGCTGGCTTCTTTCACGGCATGCAGTGTGATGCTGGCAATAGTTTTTTATTTATGGACATTGATGGTAACGTTTCTCGCTGTTATGGTTTGCGGGGTAGGCGTTTGGGTAATTTGAAAGAGGGTAATATTCGATTGACTAATGGACCAACCCCGTGCCCTGCAAAATACTGTGGTACTCCGTTTTGGGGTCTTTGGTATGGATTTAATCCATGGGATTATGTTCCGGCCTCTAATAAGGAGGTTGCATACTATTCTAGGTTCGGTCCTAAGTTTGAGATCGGTGAAGGGTGCTAGATGGCTCAGAAGATATTTATTGTAGGGTGTGGGCGATCTGGTACTCATTGGTTGGGGCGTATCATTACCAGTAATCCTGTATGTGCGGGTACCGTAACGGATGTAGATAAAAAAGAAGGAAGTTTGATTGTCCTGATTAGGAATTGGTGTGAGCAAGGGATTTACTATCCCAATAAATTAGATTCGGTATTGCCTAAGATATATCATGCATATAATAAATATCAGAGGAAATATTATCCTAGACATTATGCAGACAAAACTCATGGGGCTATATGGATAGCCGATTCGCTGTTGTATATGTTTCCTCATGCAAGATTTATTGGTATTGAAAGAAATGCACTACCAACTATTACTAGTTTGATCCATCGTAATAGTTCTATGCGTACTAGGCGATCTGGGAATAGGTGGAAGAAGTTTTCGATACCTACAGGACCTTCTGGGATTACTCATACTATTGCTGAGTATTACCATAGACTATCCATGTATGAGCGAGCTACGCTGGTATGGATTGCTCACAGAGCTAAGATGGAACAAATGAAGCGCATGATTAAGGATCAGTTGCTCGTTGTCTCGTATGAAAAGCTTATACGGGATTTGCCTAATCAACTACGTCTTATTTCAAATTTTTTAGGATTTAAAGTTAAAGCAAATAAAGAGAGTGTTCCAGATACGAGACCTAATAGAAAATGGAAAAAGGAAATCCCAGCAAAGGAAGTAGATAAAATAAATAATTTATTAAATCGTAAGGATATTCGAGAAGAGATGCAATATGTAGTTAGTGTTCATTTACGAAAGCGAAAACATATTAGGAGTTTAATTAATTGAGAACTATTAAGATTGCGTTTCATAATATTCTTTATTTTGGTAAGCCAACCAATATAGATCATTTTTTCTTAAAAATGCACTATATAAAAAAACATTTTAATTTTGTACTATCCAATAATCCTGATTTTATTATTAGTAATCGGGTTATAAAGCCGGGAAGGTATAAGAGAATATATTATAACCCGGAAAATGTTAGACCACCTATTGGGCGTGCCGATTGGCTTTTTGGGCCAGATTATCAAAGTATGATTAAGAACCCAAAATATTTTCGCCAACCGAATATAGTTAAATTGGGTGTTGGTAGTAATTTAATCGAAGTTAAGAAGTCTTTAGATGTAGAGAAAACTATCCGCAGTAAGACTAAGTTTTGTGCTTTTATATTTGGTCATAATGTTGGAATTAGAAATAAATTTTTTGATATGCTTTCTAAGTATAAGAGGGTTGATTCTCCCGGTGGTTGTCGCAACAATATGCCCTTTATTGGTAATTATAATAATGCGCGTGCATCTAGATTTGCACATGATTTTTATACTCAAAAGGTAAATTTTATTAAGCCATATAAGTTCGTTGTAGCTTTTGAAAATAGTTCGTATCCAGGGTATATATCTGAAAAGCTAACTGATCCTATGTTAGTTAATTCCATTCCAATATATTGGGGAAATCCTCTTATTCATAAGGATTTTAATCCAAAAAGTTTTATCCATCCTTATGGTGAAAATCTAAAAGAGAATGAAATTTTGGATTATTTGATGGATTTGGTAATTAAGATCGATAAGGATGACGACCTATATGCGAAATATTTGTTAGAGCCTTGGTACAATGATAATAAATTGCCGGGATTTTTGGATCCTGCTCAGATCATAGATCGCTACCGTAAAGTTTTTGCATGATTTGTTCTAATAGGCATAAGTTTATTTTTGTTCATGTACCGAAGACTGGAGGTACTAGTATACGTAGTGTTCTTGGTAGTCTTGATCGTAAAGATGCTATGACGATAAAGTTAACATTTTTGACTAAGAAGAAAATGCTATTGAATGAGCATTTAACAGCATTGGAAATAAAAAATATAGTTTTACCTAGTGTGTGGGATACAACTTTTAAATTTGCTTTTGTGCGAAATCCCTGGTCTGTGATGCTATCCCATTATTTGTATTTTAAGACTAATCCTGGTGGGAGTGTTTTAGCAAAAAAAGCAAAATCATTATCATTTAATCAATATATTGATTGGTACTTTAACTTTGATGGGCTTCATAGATTTAAAAATGGGTTCAGTGACTTTTTAAGGATAAGTGGTAAAGATGTTTTAGACTTTATTGGAAAGCAGGAATTTATGGATAAGGACTTTTCTAAGGTATGCGATCTTTTAAACATAGCTAAGATTAAATTACCTAGAAAAAATGTTACGAAGCATAAACATTATAGGGTATACTATGATAGCAATTCTATTAAAATAGTAAAAAGGGCGTTTGAACGTGATAATTATGTATTTCAATATACTTTTTGAGTTTTAATATTATGGATCTCACTGTTGTTATAGCCTGTAAAGATAGGGAAAAGCATTTATCATATTGCCTTAGCTCGCTTTCTAATCAGGATACGGTACCAAAAGTTGTAATTGTAGATTTTGGTAGTTCTAATAGCTTGATTCCTTTTTCCTCACTATATGATTTTGTCCGCGTAATTAGAGTTAATAGAAACACCAAAATTTTTCATAAGGCTAGGGCAATTAATATAGGTATTAAAGAAACAGATACTAAGTGGTTTTGTTCTACAGATGCCGATCAGATTTTTGCGACTAACTTTTTTTCGGTTGTGTATAACCAATTACGCAGGAATAAAAAATATATGGTTTTGTGTAGGACATACTTTTTGAGGTATAAAATTAATGATGATCCAATCCATATTCAAAAACAATACGATGCTTTATTAGCAAGGTGTAGGCAGGATAAGCATACGAAGATGCATGGGGAAGGGTGTTGTATTGGTTTACCTACTGCTTGGCTGCGGCATGTTAATGGCTGGGATGAGCGATATATAGGGTATGGGGCAGAGGACAGTGACGTAATATATAGGGCACGTATAGCTGGATTTAAACCAGTTCTATTGAATAATCTAACAAGTATGATTCATTTACCTCATGGGAAAAATTCGGTTTATTATAATCAGACTACTTATTTTGCAAAAAATAAAAAATTGTATAGTGAATGTAAAACAAAAAAACAGGTTGTTGTTAATGTTGGAAAGTCTTGGGGTATGCAATGACTACTCTAGTATCTATTCAACAGGGTATGTTGGAGAGGCATTTGCATTTAATTGGGGTCAATTACATAAGAGTGCCTCTACCGAAGGTTACAAAGTGGAAGAGCCTTCCAAAAGATATTAATAATTTTATTCAGGAATTATCTAAGATAAAGCCAGATGTGTTTTTTGTATTAAAGAATGAACATATTACCCCCAATGTATTTCAGGGTATTAAGCGAGTATCACCAAGAACAAAGATAATTATGTGGTATGGAGATCAGAGAGGTGATAGAGTAGTGCCCTTAATATCAGCCAGGGCCAAATACTTAGATAGTATTTTAATTACTAATAAGAGTCAAAAACAAATAGGTCTGTATCATCAGGTTGGTATTAAACATGTTGGGACTTTCTATCATTCTTTTTGTCCAGAGGAGTTTAAAGAATGGGAATGTGATGTGGATAAGGAAGTTTTTTTTGGTGGGTCTAATTTTAATTCGAATAAATTTCCGTTAAGTAAATTGAGAAAAGAATTTATTGTCCGAGTTAATAGAAAGTTTAATCTGGTTGTGTATGGGGGTAAGTGGCCATTCCATTCAAAACCTTGGGTTATGCGAGATCAGTATGCTAAGGTTCTTCGTCGTGCTAGTATTAATCTTGGGATTAATCATTATGATGTTTATGGCTACTACAATAGAAGATTATTTGAATCGGTAGCATCTGGGAGATTACACATTACCTATAGAATTAACGGTATGGAAAAACATTTTTTGCCGGGTAAGCATTTAATTACTTTCAATACGGTAGAGGATGGTTTACAAAAGATTAAATATTATTTGAATCATCCAGGTAAGCGCGAAGAGATTGCTAAGATGGGTCGTGCTCATGCTCTAGAGTACCATTCATGGCCTGTAAGGATTAAACAGTTTAAAAAAGTTTTATCGAATGTACTATGAGGTTAATATGACAAATCCAATAGCTTTGATCACAGGAATAACGGGCCAGGACGGTAGCTATCTTGCAGAGCTACTTTTAGAGAAGGGATACGATGTGTATGGTATTGTTAGGCGATCTAGTAGTATTGCTACTAGTAGAATTGATCATCTTTTACAACCCCAAGAGCTTGTGCATTTAGTGTATGGAGATTTGAACGGAAGCATCGAAAATATTATACATGACCTAAGACCAGATCTTATCTTCAATATGGCTAGTATGAGTCATGTTCGAGTTAGTTTTGATTTGCCTTTATATACGTTGGATGCGAATGCTATTGGGCCTTCTAGGGTCTTGGAGGCTGTGCGGAACTCATCGCTGAAGAATCATACGAGGATTTATCAGGCATCTAGTAGTGAAATGTTTGGTATGTCCCCACCACTTCAGAATGAAACAACACAATTCCAGCCTTGTTCACCGTATGGTGTAGCAAAGTTAGCTGCGTATTGGATGTTTCGTACATACAGAGATGGGTACGGTATGTTTGTGAGTAATGGGGTGCTTTTTAACCATGAGAGTTTTAGGCGTGGTGAAACTTTTGTTACAAAGAAAGTAGTGCGTTCTGCTGTAAGAATAAAGTTAAATAAGCAGCCCAATGTAACTTTGGGTAATCTCTCTGCTAGGAGGGATTGGGGGCATAGTAAGGATTACATGGAAGCTGTGTACAAGATTTTGATGCACGATGAGCCTGACGATTTTGTAGTGGCCACCGGGGAACACTATAGTGTTGAGGAGTTTGTTGCAAAAGTATTTGATCGATTGGGTATGGATTGGCATGATTATGTTAAGTTTGATGATAGGTATAAACGACCTAAAGAGGTGCCAGATCTCCGGGGTGATCCGGAGAAGATACATAGGGTATTAGGTTGGGAACCTAGAATAAAGATAGACGCTTTGATAGATGATATGATATTTAACGTGATGGAGGAAGAGAAATATGCGCGAAATTAAAGAGGATGGTTTTACTTTGGCGATTGTAGATAATTTTAATAACTTTGAAAAAGGTTTACACTTTTATGGGAGTAAGTATGATTTTTTGCAGGTTGGATCGTTTTGCTACAACAAAGATCAGGTTATGCGAAACCATAGGCATATATTTAGACCACGGGTAAATATAAAAACACAAGAAATAGTTGTTGTCTTTTCTGGGTCCGTAGAAGCTAGAACATACTCAAAAGAAGACGGATCCAATACTTTGGTTGATACGTGTGTTTTGCATGCTGGGGATATTTATATTTCTTACTGGGGTGGTTGTGGATTTACTGTGTTGGAGAATGATACTCGAATGTTAGAAGCTAAGAATGGGCCTTATGATGTTAATGATGACAACGAGGATAGAGAGCTGATACTATGATCCATCAGGTAGAGCCGTGGATTACCCCGCATGATATTGCAGCCGTTAACGAATATTTGTTAAGTGGGGGATGGATTACAGAACATAAAAAGACTAAAGAACTAGAGCAGGCTATTGCCTCCTTTGTGGGGGCTCGCTATGCCATTATGGTTCCTAGTGGTACTGTTGGTCTGTATTTGGCTCTTAGAGGTGTTGGGATAACCCCTGGTAAGATTACGGGAGTTGTCGTTCCGGACTATACCATGATCGCTTCTGTGAATTCTGTGGTGTGGGCAGGGGCGCAGCCAATATTAATAGATATTGATCGTAGAAATTTTTGTGTGGATTCTGATCAAATTCGGTGGTGTACTCAAAAAATTAGTGGAATTGAGGCTCTTATATACGTAGATATTAATGGTAATTTAGGTCATATTGATAGAGTTCGGTCTTATTGTCGGGATCATGGGCTTTGGCTTATAGAAGATGCTTGTCAGGCGTTTGGGAGCTGTCTGAGGGGGCGTTTTGCAGGTACCTATGGGGATGTGGGGGTATACTCCTTTACGCCTCATAAACTCATTACAACGGGTCAGGGTGGGTGCATTGTAACTAATGATGACCATATTTTTGAAAAGATTGTTAAACTAAAAGACTTTGGAAGATTACAGCCCGGATTGGATATTCACGACACCATAGGGTACAATTTTAAATTTACAGATCTTCAAGCGGCTTTGGGTCTTTCTCAGTTGTCCAACATTAAAGATCGAATGGCTTTGAAAAGATTAATTCATAAGCAATACAGTAAGTATTTAAGAAACCCAAAAATCTTATGCCCGGTTGACGGGGATGCTATTCCTTGGTTTATGAGCATTCTCTTAGATAGCCAAGATCAAAGGGATCGTTTGCATGAGTATCTTAGAAATCAAAATATAGCGACAAGAAAATTTTATCCTCCGATTCATTCTCAGAAACCATACAGAGGTATTTCGTGTATTTCTTCATTGTCCGTTTCGTCTGATATCTCTAGCAGGGGTCTTTGGTTACCATCTTCTCTGACTTTGGAAAAGGTTGACATTCGCGAGATCTGTGTGTCAATAAATACCTTCTTCCTAGAGGATAAAAATGCTTGATCACCTTCCTAAAGTACATCTTGGTTGTGGTAAGCGCTTTTTACCGGGTTACATACACGTTGATGTTAGTGATTATTCCCATGTCGATTTTAAGACTGACGTTACTTCTTTAGAGATGTTTGCTAATGAGTCTATTGGATTAATCTATGCTTCCCATGTCCTGGAGTATTTTGATCGTACCGAGGTTGTTTCTGTACTTAAAGAATGGCATCGTGTTTTGCACCCAAAAGGTATACTTAGAATAGCCGTACCGGATTTTCATAAATTGATTAAGGTTTATGAAGATTCTGGGGATCTGGATCGGGTTGTTGGTCCCTTGTATGGCAGGTGGGAAATATTACCGAATAGGTTTATATATCATAAAACCGTTTATGACTACAGCAGTCTGTATAAAATACTGACTAATTCGGGATTTCATGATATTGAGTATTGGGATTGGTCAAAAGTTTTTACAGGAATTCATGCTGGATTTGACGATTATTCTCAAGCATATTATCCGCACATGGATAAAGAGAATGGTTTATTAATTAGTCTAAATGTTCAAGGAGTAAAGTAGAGAAAAACATGAATGTTAAAACACTTCCAAATGGTTGGTTTTCAGCGGGTGATGTCTCTGTATACAGGTCTTTGTACAGTATGCTACCAAAGGGATCTTTGTCCGTAGAATTGGGTGTGTACAGGGGTAGATCTATATGTTCTGTTGCGGATTTAATAGTTAATAAGCGTATAAAAGTTATTGCGGTAGACACGTTTTTGGGTACAAAACATACGGATCCAAAGATTTATGCTAAGTATTATAAGGAGGATTTTGAGAAAGCTTTTAGAAAAAATCTTGTTAGGTATGGTATTTATAAATCTGTTAAGATCCATCGATTAAAAACGGATGATGCATCTAAGTTATACCCTAAGATAGAACAGTTTGATATGGTTTTTATTGATGCAGATCATACATATAGCTCTGTTCGTAATGATATTTTTTTGTGGTTACCAAAAGTTAAAAAGGGTGGGATTATAGCTGGTCATGATTTTAGTACGCAGTTTAGTGGGGTAAAGCGTGCTGTTATGGAACTAATCGGGAATCCTGTACTTACAAAAAAATCTTCAGTTTGGTATGCGGTTAAAGATTGATATGCTAGTATCAATTTTAATATTAACCTATAATAGATTTGAAATCTCTACAAAGTATATACCAGAGTTAGTGTCTAATTTGGGTGACGTGGAATGTGAGGTTTTGATCTGGGATAACTTTTCCAACGATGGGACTTTTGATTGGTTGCAGGACTACAAAAAATGCGATGATCGTATATCCAATGTGTTTGGTTCTAATAAGAATATAGGTATGGAGGCTATTAATTATTTAGCCGAAGCGGCCAAGGGTGACTATATTATTAAAGTAGACGACGATGTGGAGGTTCCTTATAATTTCCCTGAGAAATTAATAACCGCGTATGAAGTAACAAATGAGCCTAAGCTTTGTATGTTATCATGGGATATGCCTTGGCGTAATAACACATTTGCTTTGCGATCTGGTAGGGGTATGTATCGAAAACCTCGTGGTAGTCGTGCTCATGTTCCTGGGGGTACTGTTTATTATACGTACCATCCGGATACGTGGATGGTCAATGGGGTATGTCGCTTGTCTCCTAGAAAAATGTTTTTGGAAATGGGAGGGCACCCCAAAGGTATAATATACGGTGTTGATTATCAAGTGTCGAAGAGAGCTGCTAGAAAGGGTTTGTATACGGGATTTTTCCATTCGCATGAGTTAGTAATACATGCGGGCTTTTCGGATACTCCAAAATATCGAGCAATGAAAAATAAATGTTTAAAATCTGCTGGAGCACCACTACATGTCTAAACCTATAAAAAAATTCAAACCCGATATATCTATAATTGTTCCGGTTCATAATGAGACGCATAAGACGGTTCAGTGTTTTGCGAGTATTCGGGCACATACCTCAACTCCTTATGAGCTGATCTGGGTAGACAATGCTAGTTCACCAGATGCGTTTTCCATGATACGAAGACAAGCAACGAGACCGAGAGTGCATTGTAAACTTGTTCGGAACTTAAAAAACTTAGGTTACGTTAAAGCTGTTAATCAGGGGATTGCTGAAGCCAAAGGTAAATTTATTATTTTGCTGAATAATGATACAGAAGTTACGGCTGGGTGGGATAAGAAACTTCTTAGACCATTTGCTTCGGATAAGAAAATAGGTGCTGTAGGTCCTGTAACGGATAGCAATATTGCTTGGCAGGGGCTACTTAATGTTAATCACCGATGGCGATTAGGATTACCCAAGTTTACGGGCGACGTTCATAAGTATGCACTTAAACTGGATGCCAAGTTTAAGTTTAAGTGTATTGTTGTGGGTGGTAGAAAACTCCCTTTATCCTTCTTTTGCTGTTGTGTTCCTCGTTCCTTGTTTAAAGATATTGGTACTCTAGACGAAGCCTTTGGGATTGGTCTTGGTGACGACGATGATATGGCCATTCGTATGGCTGCTTATGGGTATCACCAGCTCTTGGCTTTGGGTTGTTTTGTGAGGCACTACCACAGGACAACTTTTAATGCTTTGAAAATTGGAGTAGATAGTGTTCGTCGTAATGCTATTAGGGTACTGAAACGTAATTCGGTTAAATACAAAGAAATAGAAACCAACATACAAAGAGCCAATGAAATTTCTAATACAAGTATCCCCGCAGAGACTTTATCTTTATCCGACCATTCGGGACAAGCAGCTCCATAAGTTAATTAAGAAGTCATTTTCGTATACGGTCCCTGGGTATGAATACACACAAGCCTATCAGAATGGGTGGGATGGCACCTGTTGTCTTTACAATGAGAAAACGCAAACGCTACCTTCGGGGTGTTGGAATAGATTAAAGAATTTATTAAAGTCAACCGAAAATTCTTGTGCCGTGTCTTTTACAAAAGAGTATGAGCCAAAAGGGGAGATTAAGGTAGATGATTTAGAGCTTAGTGAATTTCAGTATCATGCTATACGTATAGCTGTCAAGTCTAAATACTCTATCGTTTCTGCAGCCGTTCGAGCGGGTAAAACTGCTATTATAGCTGGGTGTCTTAGGTATATTGGGCATTATCCTGCCTGTGTTGTTACCCAGGGTAAGGATCTGGTTAAACAAGCAACCTTAGATATTCGGGGGCATCTTATTAAAGATGATATTAAGATTGGATTTTTTTCAGAAGGTAAATGGGAAGTTGGTGACATTGTTGTTACTAGTTATGAGGCTTTAGCTCATTCTTTGGGTACTAAGTCTAAAAATTCGAAAAAACTATCTACAGCAATTAAAAAACGCAACGAGGAAGTGTTAGAATGGGTAGCACGTACCAAGGTATTGATTGCTGATGAGTGTCATTGTGGCTTATCTGTAAAGCGTAGAGCGGCTTTACGCTATTTTACAAACGTAGGGTATCGCATAGGGTTGTCTGGTACGCCTAGACCCGATAGTAAATCTCAGATCGAATTGGAGTCTGTCTTTGGTCCCATTCGTACTAATATCACTTTCGATAAGCTTATTAAGCAAGGTCGTGTGGCGCAGCCTGTAGTGGTTGTGTACGATATGCCAGTGGAATGGTATGAAGCTGGTTGGCCTAGATATGCGGATGTCGAGACTAATAACTTAGTAGAGAACTATAGAAGGAATCTATTTATTGCTCGTGTAGTGCAGGAGCTAAATAAGAAAGGTAAGAGTTCTTTGATCTTAGTAAGACGTAGGTATCATGGGGAGCTTCTTCAAGAATTGATACCGGAATCTGTTTATATCTGTGGGGATGACTCTTCGTCTTTTCGTCGATGCTTGTATGATAGGATTCAAGAAGGCAGCTTAAATTGCATTATTACTACGGTGGCTAAACTTGGGTTGAATATCCCTAAGCTAAGTGCTGTTATTAATGCTGAAGGGTATAAAGCTAAGAATGTTACTATTCAAAAGATGCGGTCACTTACGGCATCGAGCGAAAAAGAATACGGGTTAGTGATAGATTTCCTTGACAAAGGAAAGTACTTGAGGAATCATTCAAGCAAGCGTTATCAGTTGTATCAGCAATTGCCCGGCTTTATCGTTAAGAAACGCCGTGTTCCGCGCCATTTCGAATTGGAGATGATTGCCCATGCCCAGAACCGCTGATATTACTGTCTCATTGAGTATTGCTCGTACAGACGATCCGATAGAATTACACATTTTGAAATATCTTAAAGAGCTGCAGGTTCTTAATAGGAAATTTAAGAAGCATATCGAAGATACTGGGCGTTGGATACATCTTAAGGATCTAAAAACATGGCAAGCATATGATTTTTTCAATTACTTCAATTTTAAGTACAAAGAAAAATACGATAAGCCTTATACTTTGCGGGGTAACGTCGTAAAGGCGTATCTTAGGATTGAGGAGTTTATTAGTAAGTATGGTATTTCTCATGCGGATTACAAAGAGTTTATAGACTTAGCATTTTCTCGGTACTTTAATTTTTTTGTAATTCCTGCTATCGGTAGTATTTGTAGTCCTAGTTTGTATAATAGAATTATGCATCCGAATTCTTGTGGTAATCGTGTGAAAAGTAGGGACGATCTCACCGCCCTGGATCGTAGAATCGAAGAAGAAAACAAGATATTTGAACGATCGATACAGAACCAAGGGGCAATTATTTATGGACACCAAAGAAGAAATTGGAAAACTTCGCAAGACGCAAGAGCAATGTAATAAGTGTAAAGGCAAAGGGTACATAGTAGTTCAATTAAAAGATAAGATACGATTTGACGACTGTGAGTGTGTTCTGAGGATTAGGAAGAGGTTGAAGTTACTAGATGCGAATATCCCTCCGCGTTATCATTCTTGGGATTTAAGAATGTTGACGAATCAATTTAAACAGGATAACCCAGAACAGTATGAGTATATAAAATCGTACATAGATAACTTAAAAGATAATGTGGATAACGGTGTTGGTTTTTGGATTTCTTCCCCGCCCGGTTTAGCTAAAAGCTCTATTATATCTTATGTTCTGAGAATGGCGATTAGGTTAGGTTATAAGTCTTACTTTACTCGTGCTTCACATGTGATCTCAAAAAAATTCGATTCTTTGGGGAATCCGCAGGTACGAGATTTCCTTGATTACTTAGTAAGTAGCATAGATGTTTTGGCGATTGAAGAAATTGAAAAAGTGAGAATACTAGGTGAGGACTCTATGCACGATCATCTTTTTTATGAGTTTATATCTGATATATACGATTCTAACAAGGTTCTATTACTAACATCGAATGAGCAACGGGATACTACACTAAGCAAGTTTCCTAATTTTATTTCGGATAGATTAAGTCAACTTGACTATTTGAGTTTTACTGGTAAACAATCCGGAAGACGAATTTCTTTATCATAGTGGCTCGTGTTAGTTCAAAAGCTGTAGAGCGTAAATTACTCGCTCTATTTTTTGTACCCCCATACCACGTCAAAGTACTTGATTTGGATACCGAGTATTTTGCTTTTGAAAAACATCGAGACTTAGCGAGGTTGATAAAGCAATATGTAGTTAAGTATAAATCAGCCCCAACAAAACAGGCTTTGATTAGTTTTGCGAATACCAAGGTAATCAACGAGAAATCTATAGAGAAGATACCCGATGCTTTGAGTCTGCTGTCGGATTTACCGAAGGTACGTACCCAAGAAGCTCCTTATTACTTTGAACGCGCTGAAAACTACAAGGTTGGTAGATCAATCTGTGATTTACATGATTATATTACAAAAAGTTTAAAAGATAATGAGGTTGACTTTAACGATCTTCGAAAGGTCCTTATTCAAAACCTTTTACTAATGGGAAAAGATGAGCAAGGGATAAAACGGGGCATGATCTATGATACTGTTAGAGATCGTTGGGATCAGTATAAAAAGACGGCTAAGGGTGTGCAGGAAGATGTTATTCCGTATGGCATGCGTGACCTGGATAATTATCTTGGGGGTATGCGTAAAAGTTTTGTAACTCTTATTTATTCGAAGACCGGAGGTGGTAAAAGTAGATTTGGGATCAATGTTGCATACAATGCCGCTGTTGCTGGGCATAATGTAATGTTTGTTAGCTTAGAGATGGCATACGATCTTCTTGCCAATTGCTTTGATTCTCGGATAGGGGCTATCGACAGTCATAAAATAATTTTTGGTAAGCTAGAAAAGCAAGATAAGAAATGTTTTGTGCAAGCGTTAAAAAAACAAGCCCTGGATAAACTCAATGTGTATATTAGCGATATACCGCAAGGTGCAACAGTCAGTAAAATATACCAAGAGATTGAGATCTATGAATCCATTCGGGGTTGTATGCCTGATTTAGTTATAATTGATTATGCCAATCTACTAGAGCCTGATAAAAGATACCGTGATCGATCTGAGCGCTATGATAATTTGTTGCTCGAACTTAAGCAGATGTCTCGTGTTTATAATTTAAGTAGTTTGACTATGATGCAAGAAAGCCGAGATGCTACTCAAGCAATGCTCGGTTCTGATAAAAAAAAGAAAGAGGTTGATGGGGTCCATAATATTGGGCTATCTAATTATGCTGCTATTCACTGTGAGACTGTATTGAGATTAAAGCAAACGGAGAGAGATGCTTTGCAAAATAGATTAAGAGTGTCTATTGATAAGTATCGGTATGGGGCATCGCAAAAAGAGATTCAATTATTATGCTTGTTTGATAGAACATATATTGGGGACCGCGTTATGGGTGGTATACCCGTGGTGAAAGAGTGAATCTAATTAATTCCTATAGTCAACACAATGTCCACCTTACCAAAATAGGTCAGTACTTTTTTGGTCTGTGCCCTTTTCATAAGGATAGTAAAACATCATTTGTTGTATATGAGGATGGATCTTATCACTGCTTTGGATGCCAAGCGCATGGGACGTATAAAGACTTTTTGGACAGGGTGGGTGATGCGGGTGAGTATATCGAATTAGGGGAATTGAATAGTATAGTAGAGCGGTCTTTATTTGATATGATATCTGCCCAAAAAGCTCAAGAATCAAAATTGCGGCGGATCTTATTCACTAAGGATTACTCTGTCAAGTCTTTTGTGTGGAAAAAATTTGATGACTTTTGGTTGGAGGCCCGCGTTTGTTTAAGTGATCCAGAAGTTGAGTTAGTTCGGGTACTTTTAGCTGTTAGGTCCCATTTTAATAGGCTTTCAGAGTATGCGAAAAATGCTTGACAGTGATTATTGGGTATAGTTTAACGGCGAAATCCTATGGAGGTTGTGTGTCTTGTCACTCGATGCGCGTAAGCTGCAGTTAGTGGTAGACAGGATTGTCAAAGGAAAAAATGGTAACCTTTGGCTTCTTGATCATACTTATGCGGCTAAGTTTTTTAACATAATTGATCCCTATATTACTAAGGCTTCTTATAAGTCTGATCCGTATGATCCAGAGGATGCCTGTGCGGAAGTTAAGCTAAATATCTGGCGTTGTTTGGAGAGGTATGGGGCTAGGCCAAATGGGTTTCCATTTAAGGCTACGGTACAATTAAAGACGAATAATATATTAACAAATCGGGCTAATAAGCGTAAATCAGCAAAGAATAAGCTGAATTATATGTCCGAATCCTGGGATACCTTAGTTAATTTCCATGATAACTTTATTGGAGGTGAACCACGAGTAAAATTTTCTAGATTGCCATACCATCACCCATATACTTCGGATATTTTTCACTGTTTATTGGATAGATTATTATCGACTACTAGGATTAGCAAACCGGATAAGGAGGTTATGTTGAGTTACCTCTGGGATAAAATATGCAAGATGGCACCTAATCAAAGGCGCACAGTGTTTTTCGACCTTGCTGGTTTGCTGTTTGATCAGAGCCCTAAGAAGGTGGAGAACACGTATAAGTTAATGTTTAACAATATGTGGGCACTTAATAAGTTTTTGTATAATGAGGATGAGATGGCAAAATTTATAATGGAAAACTTCACGGAGGATAACATGCCGAAGAACGATTTAAATAAAGTAAAACCGGGGGATCTGTTTTTGACCCCTTTGAGTAAGCTCATTGAAATAAGGTCAAAGACGGCCAATGGGTATAAAGTTCTTGTGAGAGCTACGGGACAAGAAGTTAATGTTAATTTTGAATATATCCAGAATAGGGCTACTAGGTGCCATCCTCAACCAAATGACTCTTTGGATAAGGACCCTGTGGAAGCCGTATTGAATACTCAAGAAAATAAAAAAGCTGCGGAGGATACAACTATAAGGGTATCCGAAAAAGATTTAAAACCGGATGTAGTAAAGGATGTCCCTGATCAAAGCACCGAAGTTGATTACGTGGATGTACCCCAAGACGATACTCTAGAATATGTTTTAGATGAGGATTCCCCAAACGTAACAGAGGAATTGACTGTCTTTGAGGACGATCCTGTTGCGGAAGTATGTGACGCTGTAGCGTCTCCCGATGTTGATGATTCTTGTTTAGATGAAGTAACTAGTGTTTCGGATGAACCTGCTGAAAAAAAATCGATGAAGAAAACTAAGAAGGTTAAGAAGCAAACGGCAAAGTCCTTGGTCATTAGTCTTTTGAAGGCGGGTCAGAAAACTCGTAAAGATTTGGCGCAGGCTATTATTGATGAGAAGCTCACGTCACAAACGGATATTAATAAAGTTACTCAAACTGTGTCTGTTATGCTCCACAACTTAAAAGCCAAAGACGGTATTGAAGTTGAGCGTGTAAGCCGTGGCTTGTACCAAATCCGTTAAGCATAATTAAAATATATCATCATGGATCCCCGCAAACGTTGCCCCAAAGAATGTCCTAGGTATACCCAAAAAATAAAAAACCCATGCGTTATGGGGTGTGGCCCGAAGCGATCACGGATTATGCTCGTTGGTGAAAATCCTGGGGCATCTGAAGACGAAGAAGGCACCCCGTTTGCTGGGCGTTCGGGAGCATTAATTAATGAGATACTATACGATCTAGGTGTTGATCGGGGAGATATATATCTTACTAATGCTGTGAAATGCTTTACACGGAAAAAGGAAACCACGCCAGATAATAAAGAAATTGGGTTTTGTAGGTTCTACCTTGAAGAGGAGATAAAAAGGGTCAAACCGTATGTCATTGGTGTTTTGGGAAACACAGCATTAAAAGCTGTTCTTAAAAAGGGCGTGATATCGAAATACCAAAACACCATTCAATATAGTGCTGAGTTTAAGGTTAAGGTGATACCCTCTTATCATCCAGCGTATATCCTGCGTAATCTATCGGAAAGACCTTGGATCGAAAAGGCACTAAAACTGATTGTTTCTGAATCAGGGTCTAAAAAAGTCCTACAAAAAGAGGAGACAAAAACAAAATATCTAGTAGCTGATAGTCCAGAAAAAGTGGATAAAGTATTTCGTGCTTTGTCTGAATCTCGTGCATTTTCATTTGATGTTGAGACTAGTTCTTTACACTACTTGTCTGCGGATGTTTTGTGTATTCAGTTTAGTTGGAAAAAAGGCTTAGGGGTGGCAATCCCTTGGGGTATGGTAAAGAACGGGTATCGGGATAGATTACAAGATCTATTAAATACAAATAAGATAAAGATTGGGCATAATGCTAAATTTGATATTCATGTTTTACATGCTCAGGGATTTAAGATCAAAGGTCCTATTTTTGATACTATGTTGGCCCATCATCTATTAGACGAAAATGCCCGTCATGGCCTAGACGATTTAACTTTACGCTATACTGATATGGGTCCTTATTGGTTTGAGAGAGATCAGTGCCTAGCCGAGTTGGTAAAAAAGAATAAAATTAAGAAGGATGATATTAGTTTTTCTATGCTTCCAAAAGATGTTCTTTATCTATATGGGGCTAAAGATGCAGATGCTACTTTTAGGTTATTTGAGCTTTTTCGGGTAATGCTGAAAAATGAAGATTTGATGGGTTTTTATAAAAAACACACTTTACCTATTATGCCTATAATTATGGAGATGGAATATAGAGGGATAAAGGTAGATCGGGATAAGTTAAGAGAACTCATTAATATATACGAAGATAAGTTAGAAAAAATTAAGAGCGATCTTTATGAGGATGAAGACGTATTGGATTATCAAAAAATACGAAAGAAAGCTGCAGTTAAAAAATTAGTAATTAAATACGAAAATTCAAAAATGCTAAAGTCAAGATACCCTGATGGTGCGAAATCATATGCAAAAGCTATGTTGAAATCTGGGGATTGGCAGTTTAATTTTGGATCGCCTAAGCAATTGTCAGAATTATTTTTTGATCATATGCACATTAAACCGATTAAAAAAACAAAGACAGGTAATAGTACAGATGCCACTGTTCTGTCCGAACTTAGTAAACAGGGTGTATTAATTGCTAGTATAATTGTGTCTTATCGAAAATTGGCTAAATATATATCAACGTACTTGGTTTCTGTGTACGAAAAGTCTGCTTACGATGGTAGGATTCATACTAGTTATTTGCAGCATGCGACGGTTTCTGGGCGGTTAGCCTCCCGTGATCCTAATATGCAAAACATACCTCGTGATGCTATTGATTTTAAGGAATGCTTTGTAGCAGATGACGGGTACGTATTTGTCAAGGCAGATCTAGCACAAGCAGAGTTTAGATGTTGGGCTCACTATTCGAATGACCGCGATATGCTATACGACATTGCTCATGGGCTTGATATTCATCGCAAGACCGCTGCGGCTGTGTTTGGGATCTCTGAAGAGGAAGTTACGAAAGAACAGCGTAACATGGCAAAAACTGTTAATTTTGGGTTAATGTATGGTCGTGGTACTAAAGATATTGCGGCATCCTTCCAGATACCTGAATCGACTGCTATTACTATGCGCGATACGTTTTTTAGTACCTACCCGATTGCTAAAAATTGGTTGGATGAGATAGTTAAGTTTGGGCATACTTATGGTTATGTTAAGACATGGTTTGGGAGAAAGCGTCGCCTTCCTATTTTATTAGTAGATACTAATGAGGACCCGGGAGTAGTGGCTGAAGCCGAAAGGCAAGCAAAGAATAGTCCTATTCAGGGCCAAGCTTCTGATATGAACAATGGGTATATGGTTAAGATGCTTACGTTGGCAAGGAGAGAAGGGATAAAATGTTACCCTGCCTTGACTACTCATGACGAAAATGCATTTTTAGTGAAAAAGGAGCATGCTAAAAAACTTATGAAAATTATGAAGCATGTTGTAGACACTGGATATCCTGACTTTAGATGCCCAATGGAGCTAGAATTCAAAATGGGTGATACGTGGGGTTCAGTTAAAGAGGTGGAAGTATAATGGCTATTTCAGTTACTAAGAAAGAAAACGATAAGACAAAGAAATCGAAATCTATCGATGGGTATGCTGCTGCTATCTCTGAGGCCACAAAAAAGTACGGTAAAGGTTTGCTTTATAAATATGGGGAAGCTCCAGTGGTTAAGGTTGAGGTAATCCCAACCGGATCTATTTTGTTAAATCGGGCTCTGGGTATTGGGGGTGTCCCTCGGGGTCGGATTGTCGAGATTTTTGGGCGTGAGATGTCTGGTAAAACTACTTTGAGTCTGCAGATAATTGCTAATGCTCAGGCTAAAGGAGAAACTTGCGCTTTTGTAGATGCAGAACATGCTTTGGATCCTGGAATGGCAACTAGTATGGGCGTTGTTATGGATGATTTACTGGTTAGTCAACCGGATTACGGTGAGCAGGCTTTAGATGTGGTGCAGATGTTAGTGTCGTCTCGTAGTCTGGCTTTGGTGGTGATTGACTCAGTATCTGCTTTGGTGCCAAAGGCCGAAGTAGAAGGTGAAATGGAAAGTCAGTATATTGGATTACAGGCAAGATTGATGAGCAAGGCTATGCGCAAGCTCACGGGTATAGTGTCTAAGTCTAATACTTGTGTCATATTCATTAATCAGGTTAGAGATAAAATTGGGGTTATGTTTGGTAATCCGTCTACAACTACGGGCGGGAATGCATTGAAATTCTATTCGAGTGTTCGTTTGGAAGTTAAGAGAAAAGGGGTAATAAAGGTCAAAGATGATCCTGTGGGTAATCAGCTAGAGATCGTGGTGGTAAAGAATAAACTTGCAGCTCCATTTAAGAAAGTAGAAACAGATTTATTTTTTGGTTCTGGTATTATTAAGGAACGGGAGATTTTAAACTTGGCTGTCGCAAACAATATTATAGATAAGAGTGGTTCTTGGTATTCATATGGAAATGCTAAATTGGGTCAGGGGTTGGATGCAACTTTAAGCTATTTGAAAAATAATAAGGATGTGTACAAAAAAGTAGTTATGGAGTTGCGGAAGGGGAAGTTATGTTAGTTGGCAAAAAGTATAAATTATTAATGAGCGCTACGCTACCGAATAATTCCATTGTGAGTATGGAATTTCAGACTTACATAGAAGAAGATACTGATGACGTGAATAGCGTTTTTGACAAGGTATATCAGGCAACTTTGGCAGATATAAAGAAAACAGTAAAACGAGATCCTATAGCTAGAGTTTGTTGGCGTAAGTTGAAGAAAGGTGTCGATACTGAAAGTAAGATGTGATATGGGAATTACTGTAACAAAAGTTTCACACGCAGGTTTGGGTAATACGGCAATGATTAAACCGGATGACAAACTTGACTTAATCAAAAGCCAGTACCGTACTTTGAAAAAGATTAATGTACCGTATGATCAACGTAAGTTGGAAATGCAGGAATATCATATTGACCTTCCAAACGATTTTGATATGCCGCAGGTATCCAATATTAATAAGCTGTATGCTGAAACTCAAGCATACCTTACGCGCATGTCCGCTATAGAAAGTGAAGCTATAAGTAACAGTACAAATTGGAGACGTTTGCTATTGCTTATGAAAGAGTATCTTGCGGACAAAGAAAGTGAAATTTATGTTACGCAGGAAATAGTAGAGTTACCTAATGCAAAGATAAGAGAATCTGCGGTTAGAAATAAACTTCGTAGAATTTATGAAACCATGAATCACTTTCAGGATAAGTATTTGGAGGCTGAAGCCTTTTACAAGGTGGTTGAGATTAAGAAAAAGGATCTACAATCTATTATAACGAATCTCAATCGTCAAATAAGAGCATTAGAAACTGAGCGCCCTGGTGCGTACTAAACAAAGGAGGAACTGCTTTGGCTATTGTAGTGACTAAATCTCAAGGGGGTCAGCTACTCGATGAAGATACGTATGATGCCGTGCTGACGAATGTGGAAGAACGTACAGAATCAAGAGGTAAACCTAGTGAAGCTTTTTTGATCTGGAAGGCTAAAGTAAAAGATCCGGTATACGATGGGGAAGATTTGGACGAAGATGTATATATAAGTTTTGCAACGAGTAAGAGGTTTTCGAAGAAGAGTTATCTGAATAAGCTTGTAACTGCTGTGCTGGGTAAGGATCTTGATGAGGGTGAGCAACTTGACCTAGAAACTTTGGTCGGTGAAAGTGTTAGACTAACAATAAAAAATGAAAAACGGGATGACGGTGCTATCTTTAACAAAGTGACGGATTACATGGCTTGTAAAAAGAAGAAGAAGAAAAATGTAGTTGAGGAGGACGATGAGGAAGACGATACCCCAAAAAAGAAAAGAAAGGCCAAAAAACCCTCTAAGAAAGTATTGGCATTAGAAGAGGATGACGATGAGGATCTGTTAGAGGAAGAGGATGATGAGGAAGAAGAAGTAAAGCCGAAAAAGAAAAAGGCTAAAGGTAAGAAGAGCAAGAAAAAGGCACCACCTCCTCCAGAAGACGACGATGATGATCTACTTGAAGACGAGGACGATGAGGAAGAAGAAGATGATCCGCCACCAGTAAAGAAAAAGAGCCAAAAGAAATCAAAACAAGTTGTAGAGGAAGACGACGACGATGACGATGTCTTTGATTTTTGAGGTTGAGTGAACTTTCTTCATACAGCCGATTGGCACTTAGGTGCTCTGAGTCATCCTTCTTCGTATAGGAAAGAGTCTATAGATCGTATGGTATCCCTTGCACGTAGGTTAGATGTTGATTTTATCCTGTGTGCAGGGGATATCTTTGATTCACATGCTCCGACACAGCGGATCAAAGATCATCTGCTTAAGAAGATTATCAAGTATAAGGATCAGAATTTTGTCTTCTTTCCAGGTAATCACGACTACGAGGATAAGGAACGGACCTATCACAGCTTACAGTATCTAAAGCTGTTGGAAGATGAACTTGGTAATGTTAGGGTTTTGGAAAATTTGCAGGATAAAGGGCAAAGTATAGTATACGACGATTGTATCATTTGTTCTTTGCCTGAGAATCTTAATGCGGATTTGCAGTGTGAAGAAGAAGGCAAATATAAAATTCTGGTATGGCATGGGATTTTTCCGAGATTGAATATTAAGAATATACAGGCTGAGAAGAGCGTAAAGAAAGCGGTAGCTGATCTGCTAGAAAAAACGGGTGCGGATTATCTTGCGTTAGGTGATATCCACAAGTGTTTGCAGCTCCATGATCGATGTTGGTATCCCGGTGCTTTGGTGCAAAAAACCTTTGCATGTGAAGATGGGCTGATCCATGTTGAGCTAAAGCAGAATCAGATCAAAACTACTAGGTATGATCTTAGTTTGCCTAAGAAAGTAACCTATCAAGTTGGTTACGATGAGGGCATGGATACTGAGCAGACGGTGGTATCTGTAATCAAAAAAAATGTCCCATCGGATCAATATATAAAATTAGTATTTTCTCTTCCG